CAGTCATGTTAAGTGCAGAAGAAGCATCAAAATTATCGATTGAAGCAGTTAGATTAAAAAATGAAGAATTGGAGCGAAATATTACTTTCATCATGAATGATATAATTGAACCTCAAATAATTAAAGCCTCTTCAAATGGTAATTTCATAATAACCACTATTATTAAACCCGAAAATTTGCCATCAACAATGAGTGACGCAGATATATATAACATTGTTAATTTGACAATGGTTAACCTTGGTGGTTTAGGATATGACGCAGAATTTACCAAATCTAATGGCGATTATAAATTAGTGGTTAAATGGAAAAAATAATTTTCGGTCTAACTGAAATTTTACTTGACATCATGGGCGTTTTGTGTTACAATAACTCATCAATTGAAAACAATCGTGAGGAAATATTTTATGAACGGCGTGAAAGTAGTAATTAACGGTACATATGGTGGTTTCGGATTATCGGAAGAAGCAGTTAAAGAATACGCAAAATTGAAAGGGTTAACTTTGACGATCACTAAAACCGAATATGGTAGCAATGTATATTGGACAAATAAATTCTGGGAAGGGAAATATAAAGGCCCATTATCACATAAAGAATTCATGGCACTCGATGAAAAAAATCAAAAAGAATATTTACAATCAAGCATTTCCGCCATGTTAGTTGTAGATGAAATTCCAAGAAACGATGTGACCCTAATTCGTGTAGTAGAAAAACTGGGAAACCGGGCTAATGGTCCATACGCAGAGTTGTACATAGAAGAAGTTTATGGGGAACATTATACTATTGACGAGTATGACGGTTGCGAACAAATTCGGTATTTAGGATAACCAATTAATTAATGGGGGTTACAATGGGTTTAATTAGGCAAATGGAAATGGTAGTGGATAAACGTGAATCCAAAGCAAGAAAACCTTGGATTATCCGAGCGTATCCCTACCATAGATTTTATGTTTTTATCAACACAAGCAATTTTGCCCGAAATTCCCTAAGAAAAAAATAATATGTAAACACTTGACATCTTATTCAAAATACGATATAATATATCAACAGTCAAGTATTGATTGTATAATTTCTTTGTAATTAATCTTTTAAAGTGAGTAACCCTTATGTCAATTAAATCGACAAACAATCAAAAAGGATTTCAATGGTTAATGGATAACAGAGAAGTATTGGATGAGGCATTGCGTTATTGGGCAGCAAGAGAATATAATGGTTTTGAAATTGGTGAACAATTAATTGATGAGATGTATGAAATTCTTGGAATGGAAAATGAATTATCCACAATGAATTTCACCTCAATGGGGTTATTTGAAAACAAATATATCTTAGATTCAGAAGATTAAAATAAAAACCACTGTAGAGACACTCTATTTTTAGTTGTGTCTCTCTTGAAATAGTGATACACAACATGGATTTAAAAATGAGAATTTCAGCAATGGGTTTTAAATGGTGGGTGTTATTTATTACACCTAATAAGGAAATTGAACACTCAGTGGGTTTCGAAGGTTTGCCAAATGTAGCTTCATTAGTAGAAATTTTAAATGAGTTGAACACAGATGTTAATGTTGAGTTCAGTGTTCCAGTGGATGAGCTCCATGTAATGATTATCCAAAATGAGGAATATTTAGAAATCTTTGGTGATTTAGATTTAGAGGAAATTACTAATGTACACCACTAGAACCAATGTTGCCCAAAACTATTATAATCTTCGTAATCCAACAAAACAAACCAAAAGTAGTCCTGTTCCTATCATTTCCAATTTTGCGTTAATCCTACTGTATGTTTATCAGGATATGAAAAAAAATAAATCATGTGAATACATTAAAAAAGAGTTAGTGGGTGATGCATTAGGACACATCGATCAGAAGTATGTTTTATGGAACTGGTCTTCTTCAGCATTTGGCAGAGAATTTGATGCGTTTTCCTTTAACAACTTAATCAAATATGATAAGATTAAAAAGAGATGGTATCCAACAAACCAATTGGTGGAATATATCGATTATCATTTTGGTCCATATACTAAAATACCACTTACCTCTGCTCTCTATCCATTTAAGGAAGCTATCACTTATAATGAAAATGCAAACATACAGAAACAAAAAAACATTGTCCTGTATCGAAAGAAGAAAGAAGTAATGAACAAATTTTTCTTCTAAAAAAATAAAAATAAGTGTTGACAACCATGTTGAGCTATGATATAATAACCTATCAATTTAATAAAGGGGTTCCAAAATGAAAAGCAATTGGTTTGAAACATTGGTAGCAGCACTTGATTCAGAAGGTTTAAATGATAAATGGCCTTTGGGTTTAAACATTTCTTATGGTGAAACAGTTCGATTTGTCACGGATGATTTTTATTTGATTTCTGTTTATCGCAGTGACACTGGTCGCTATGAAAGACCAGTTTGGTATTCAACTATTACCGCCGCGGCAAGAAGAAAAATGGAAGACCAACTACAAGCAGTTTAACCTTACATTCTCACCAATTATACTAAATCTAATATCAAATGGAGAACAAAATGGTCGTTCAATATGTCGCAATGATTGAATTTAGCACTAGACAACAAAACGTATTAGTCACTGTAAAACGATATGGTTTGGACATTGATCAAGTTAAAGAACATGTTGAAAATGGTTATCCAGGTGGAAAAGTTTTACAACTTATCCAATTGCAGGGTGAAATAGAACTGTTCTAACGGCCTACTTTCACTTGACATCCTGCATTAGATTTGATACAATAAACCGCACTTATTGATAAAGGGTACAAAATGAATTATTTCACCACTCGTTATGCAGCAATGAAAGCATTCCCTAACAGTATCATCAGAAAAATTTTGAACCACCACGTAAACGCGAATGTCGGTGATTATGTGGTTTTCAATGATTATTCAACCTATGAAGATTGGAAACAATGTGGTCATGTGAGATAAATTAAACTCAATTACATCAACCACAACTAAAGGAAAGCAAAATGAATTTGTTAGATGCAATCGAAGCAATAGAAAAAGAAAAAAGAAATGCAGTATGTAATAGTACCAGGGTATGGCAGAGTGTTTGTAACTGTATTTGCTAAAAATCTCGACATTATGGGCGTTATTTGTTATAATATAGTTGTAGTATAAATTTAATCAATCTCTATAGGTAATCAAATAAACGAATTAAAAACCAATGTTTTCCCATTAAGTTATTGCGCCTCAACAGTAGCAAACGCAGTTATCGACAGCACAATTATTGCTGTAATTTTGGTTGCTATTGACTTTATGAAAAAAATTGAATACTGATATTCAAATCAGTTTATCATATTTACGGTTTCAATCATCAATTCAACTCAATAAGAGAGTCAATATCATGACTATCACCAGAACCGAAGCGGAACAAATCTTAACACCATTATTTCAAGCAATTAAAAGCAAAGCAGAAGTTGGTGTACCTGACGAAGACGAAGACGAGCGTCAATTGGCTGAGTTCAGAAGTTTATACGAGTTACAGTATATGCAAGCACATATGGCTAGTTTACTAATGATGCTCGACAACTATCAACTCGAGTGCGAACAGCAAAGAATAACTCAAATCATTGCCGGAATTTAATTAAGAATAATACAACTCATTGGTGGACATGGATGTCCAAATCAGTTTATCTTGTTTGTTGGAATTTGTCAATAGGACATTAATAGTGTGAAAACCAAAGGAAATTGATGCTGGGTCACTATCCGAAATTTCTTAAACATCACCACAAAAACAGTTTAAAAAATCCTTGACATTTAGAACCCCACCTGTTATAATATCTCATCAATTAAATAATCAGTCGGAGATGAAAATGAATAAAAAAATCCAAAACATTATGAAGGAATGCTACATTCCTGTAATTGATCGGGATGGTGATGGTGAGTACGATATGGAAAAATTTGCTAAATTACTTATCCTTCACTGTGCTCAGGCGGCTGAAATGGCATCACAAACAGATATGGATTCTACAGAAATCTACATCATAGAACAAATGGGATTGGGTACAGAAAATGGAGCTGTTAATTGGTATTATGATAACAAACATTTAGTCAAGTAATTCATAATTAATTGAAACTGGAAAAAACATTATGCAAGCATACTTAGAACAATTGGTTAAAGTAAATGTACTAAAATTCAACCAAGAAAATAACACATATGAAACCAGTAATGGGTTCAAAATCACTTTAGCTGATCATGGTTGTGAATGGAATATAGATTGTTTTTATATTAACAAGACATCAAATAAAGTAATGGCAGTTACCGATGAATGGGATTATGATGAATGTAATGACCTCGAAAAAGAATTTTCTAACCCCGATTATTTAACCATTGAAAAAGTTGTTGAAGTAACGCTCGAACAGTTGCTTGATGAAGCTACTAACGGACAATAAAAAAGATTGGTATTTGGAAGACGTGAAAACAGTAGTTGACCTAAACACCGAAGAGGACAAATAGTATGCCACTTAACATTCACAAAGAACACTTTCAAGGTTTGGTTAACAAGAATAAAGATCTTAGACAAACATTACAGGCTGCAGCCAAAGCTAAGATAAATGGTGATTGGTGTATTATTGAAGCAGTACCATTTGATGAAGAAATGGTCTATTGCTACAATGAAGAAACTCACGTTCAATACGCAATTCGATTTAGAGATATTGACTTTGGTAATCTCAAAACAATTTTGAAATAAGGATATGTACGACAGCAACAACTACTCAGGTACGTGAACTACTGCGTAAACATTATGTGTTTCCGAAAACAGCTGAACTCTACACAAACAAACTCCAGAATTCAATTGGTTTAGTAACAGGTTTATTTGTGGCTACATTGTTTGACAATGTGGTTAACGATGTTCTAGAACAAGTTGAGAGAGAAATTATCAACTCTTGTGGTATTGGTGAATCCTCAACAGCGTTTCATATTACAGCAAGAATTGTTCCGTATGAGTATAAACAAGAGTTGATAAAATTAGTTGCTGATGCGGTATCCGGTGAATTGATTAAATTAGGCTACATTGTTTCGATAGAAAAAGAATACTCAGAATACACGATTTACACACTTGAAATTGATTGGCATGAAGAATGATTTAAAAACCATTTACAACCACGGAGTGAGTTATGACACACGAATTAGACGTTATTGCAAAAATTGATGGATCTACATTAGTGTTAAAAGGCCAACTGTTTGGCAAAGTTGAATACGACTTAACTGAATGGGTAGATAGCGACGACATGTCAGAACTGACGTGTGATGTTGTAGTAGACGGCGATCCACGCTATCCAACATTAGTATTGTCAACACGAGTTGGGTTTAGTTTAAGTCCACGTACAGGCAAGTTAGACCGTTGCTGTATCTGCTGTGCCTATAGTTCACGCGACTGTGTTTGCGGTGCATGGGATAACGTAGATGATTACTACAATGACGACGAGTATTAAACGTCTTTACAATCCAATAACACACGCAGTGAGAAAAATGGCTAAAATTAACTTAGATGTAAACTTGTCAACAGAACAATTAATCGTTGCGTTAAAAGACGGAATCGAACAATTAGAATTATACGACCACTGTACGATAGAATTAGGTGGGGACGTAGTAATTCAATTAGCATCACCCAGAGCAAAAAGGTTTAGTTTACACGCGGTAGATTGTGTTAAATATTCTTTGGCAACTGATGTAAATAGTCCTTCATAATCTAATAACACACGGTGATGAAAATGCAAACTTTTTGAGTGTGTATTAAAAAATTGTTAAAAAAGTGCTTGACAAACTTGCCAAAGTAAAGTATAATAATTCATACTTAATTAAACGGAGAAAAAAAATGATAGACGCAACTGGTAAAGAATTACAAATTGGTGATAAGGTTGTAACTAATCAGAATGATATTCGATTAGTTGTTGGTATTGTTGAAAGTTTCACTGAAGGTTTTACTGCACAGAAAGTCAAAATTAGATTAACATCCATATCAGGTGAGTATAGCGATTATACCTGTTTAAAATTCCCTGATCAATGTGCAAAAGTAGATTAAAAAAGTGCTTGCTTTGTTCAAGCGGATAAGGTATAATGAATCATAATTAAATTAAACGCTTTCAGGACGGCTTTGCTGGTGACCGAATCCAGCTTAACGATAGTTTGGCGAGTAGGGTGGTTCCTATGGTCTGGACTAATCGGGATACCATACTGCTGACCACAGTTACTGGCGAAAACCCAGTGCCGTCCTGAAAGCGTTTCTACAATAGCGGAGGGAAAATGAATAATGAATTGCGACAAGATGTACTTAGATTAAAAGACGAGTTGTCTAAACGAGCATTTGATGAAAATCAAGAAGTCAAAAATAGCGATTTGGCTGAGGTGGTTTGGAAATTAAATAGTTGCCTTGGCCAAGGCTATCCTAGAAAAAAATAATAGCGGCCGGGAAATGAATATAAAAAATAAATTTATCGAGAATACATTTTTGTTTATTGTGATACATTTGTATTGTTTAATTGCTATGCCTTGGCATATCTATCAAATAAAACAGCGAGATAAACAAAACCAAAAATCACAAATTACAAAAGAAATGATGGATAAAAAAATTCAAGATTTAAATAAATTTTACGGTAAAAAGTGCTTGACAAACTCGACAAAGTAAAGTATAATGAATCATAATTAAAGAGGAGAGGAAAATGGCTAGAGAAACCACTCAACAATATATCGATAGATATTGGAGAAAAGTGTTTAATAAATCTACAACTAAAGATAGATTAATTGAAATGGGATTAAAAATTGATCAACATGAGTTCAACCTACAAAGACTTAACAGTCGTGTTAAGTCACTGGTAACTGTTTTAGATGATGTAGGTAAATTACTCGAAGAACAAATGTCTTTGTTAAATAAAGCCGAGACTCATATAGATAATGCAATAAAAATTTTACAGGAATGATGGTTTTATCAGTGGTAATGTGGATGATGAATTTTGGTGCGGTCATGAATCTGGAGAGATTCAATTGGTGAGTGATGTGCTAAGTGAACGTGGTATTACCTGATGGGAGGAATAATGTCCGAAACAGCGTTTCTAATATGTTGGATGATTGTAGGTTTAGTAATTGTAGACTTAATATTTCAGTATCTAGATAATGTGAATGACCTAATTAAAAAACGATGGTTGAGAATCACTATAAAAAGTATTGGATTAGTAGCCTGGCCATTTTATCTTATGCTAATAGGTGTAGGTGTGGCAATTACGTTCATCTTAGAAAGTGATATTTTTAAAAGATTCTTTGAATAAACTTTTAAAAACTCTTGTCATTCAATGTTGGTTGTAATATAATAATTCTTATTTAATAACATCGGAGATAAAAAATGAAAGATTTTCAAACAGAAATTCATTTGATGTTCACTGTTGGTGGATGCACAATGGCACAGATTGCCGCCTCACAAGGTTTAACCCTAGATGAAGTGGAAAACATTATTAAATTCATGTCATCATTGGGTTAAGTATGAATTTCACCCAGGCAGAAATAGATCTAATTAAATCGGCTATACAATATACTATGGAGCATGGGTATGTATGGCGAGATGAAGAAGAAGAACGAGAATACCAAAATTTTAAAAAACTGTTAGATAAATTGAACACCAATTAAATAGTGTGGGGAAATTAAAATGGGCATTAAAGTTAAACAAGCACCTAACATTCCAGCTATCAAACATTGTTCAGAATGTGGTTCAGAGGCTCATTTAGTAGACTGGTATTTTCGTGGTATGTGGGCGGTAATGTGTGATTACTGTCATAACAGTAATTCAGAATGTATTAGTAAGCATCGGGCAGTGTCTCGATGGAATAGAAAACAAGAAATGGAAATGACTTAATATTCTTTAAATCCGGTTTAATGATTCGTACCTAATAAATAATATTGATTTTAAAATAGGTGAGGAAATATGAAAACATTTAAACAACTTAAAGAAGACTTCGAAATGATTGAACTGCAGGAATCTGGAGATATTACCGATGAGATTAAAGATGGTAAAGATCGTCGGGCAGCAAAAGGATTGTTGAACATGCATAACGATGAACTTAAAAAAAGTAGAATGGCAAAGAGCCCTACTAAAAAATCTCACCATGCAGATATGGCCGATCAGCATTTACAAGGGGTACATGATATTCTACGAAAGCACAACCTGATTGATTAATTTAAAAGGGGTATTAAATATCCCTTTTTTTATGTCTTTTTTTTTAAAAAACTCTTGACATTAGTTGCCCGGTAAGGTATAATGATTCATACTTAATGAATTGGAGATAAAAAAAATGAATGAAGCAGCATTGGAAAGAATGTTTGAATATGTGGTAGCTGGTACGGCGGTATTCATTGTGGTAACAATACTCGGTATGTAAAAGTTTCAATCAAAAATAAATCGGCACACTATCTTAATAAATTGGAGAAGCAAAAATGATCAAATATAAAACTATAAAAAATTATGTAATCACAGAATTTGACAGAGAAGTTTCAAAACACCTAAATGATGGATGGCAAATAACCGGTGGTATTTCGGTCACTGTAAATCTAAGTAATGAAGCTTTGTATTTCGTGGGCATGACTAAAACCGAAGTAGAAGAAAAAGAAACTAACCAAACTGTGTCACCTATTACCACACAACAACGTGATACGATGTTGGCTGGAATAACCACTAATCGTAGATACCTATAACAGTCCTCTATTGGTAAACAAAATGAATAAAAAATTTAATTTTGATAACAAGCAAGAATGGTTAGATGCGGTGAAAGATCTGGGTTTAAAAATATATTACTGGGGAAATAACAGCATGGAAGTGTATGACGAAAATGATAGAGTAGCGGGTAGCTGGGTTGCTGAGTTTGATTGCAACAATGGTACTAGACCTTATGGTTGGTTGAGAAGTTAAAAAGCCCAATCAAACTTATTCTGGAGATAGAAAAATGCAAGTAACTAAAAATACCACTTACCACATTAAATTTTGCGTTGTTAGTTTTGAAGGAACCGAAGGTGGGATGTGTGTCGATCATTTTGGTGATGAAGTAGATACAATAGCAGAAGCTTTGGATTTGTTAGAAACTGCCAACGCTAAAGATTCCAGTGCTGATTGGAGAATCTGTTTAAATGTAGATAAAAAAATATCAAAAATATCGGGTTAAGCCCAACATCTTTATTTTTAAAAGAGGAAATTATATGGATGCTTTAAAAGCATTTGATGCAATCAAAAATGAATTTGGTGTACTAATCGCATTGAGTGTTCTCCAAATCCACACTATTAATATGGTAACGAAAGTTAAAAAATCTGACATGGGTGCTAAATCAAATAGAACTGAAAGAGTTCTAAAGAAAGCAAAAAAATTGCTAAGTGGTATTTCGGATGACGAATACGAATTGGCATTGAAAGTGTGGTCAGTATTACATGACTGGGATGTGCGTCAAAATTTAAAAGGGCTTGGTGGTTGTGAAACCAAAACATTTTTAGAGTTGATAGTTAGTACCACACCATAGTTGTACGACAGAGCAGGGGGTGAAATGAAAAATCCAAATAAAAAAATGTTTGAAGTGAAATTTGAAAAATCAAACCATTTTTCAAAAAATGGGGTTGTTGCTTGTTATGATCACATTCAAGCATACGATGAAAAAGATGCTTTAATCATAGCAGTTTTAAAGCATGGTAACGGTATCACTATCACCCATGTATTAGAAGATGATAACGAATAAAAGTTGGGTGTTGGAATGAGTGATGATTTCAATGCAGAGGAACTGGACCTATTGTTTATTGCTCTTTGTCACATGCTCGAAACAGGTTATCCAGTACAGAGAGCTTCCGAGATTGAAACAGAATACCAAAAAATGTTAGATTTACTGGTAAAAGTATTTGACAAATGACTTTTGATTTGCTATAATAACCCATAGTTGAAAAAACCAGTTTAATTTTTTGGAGAATAACAAAATGAATACTTTACACCATAACCACTTTGTTAATTTAGTAAAGGAAGGCAAAGATCTTAGAACGTTGTTAAAAGAAAGTAAAAAAATTAAAATGGAATCCGATGTAAATTGGTTAATCATTGAGGCAGTTCCCTTTGATGAAGATATGTTGTATTGTTATGATGAAGTAACCTTTGAACAATATGTAATCCCATTTAAATACATCAATAAAAACACAACAGAATTTGCTACCATCGGTCAATAAAATCACACAATTAAACGGAGAAAATAAAATGAATATTACTCAAATGTACGAAAGTTTAATCGCTGGTGAAACCACTTTGGATCAGTTTGAAATCTGGATCTGGGAACGTGAAAATATGGCTTCATATTACACGTCTTGTGCTTTACATGAACAAACAAATGAATTGGAAGAATAGCTTGATTTTTGTTTTCTGATGTGTTACAATGAATCATAATTTAATAGGAGATCCAAAATGAAAAATGTTATTGAGTGGTTACAATTGGTGGTTATTGGTTTAGGTATGGCGGTTGTGTTTGCTGGTTGGTGGTTGGGTTATTAAGAAGAAGCCTCCTAGGCAATCAATCTTAATTCTCGGAGAAATAAAAATGAATAACGAAGAACTACAAGCAAAGTTTGATGTGTTTGAAGATGTGGTTAGAGAACACAGTAAGCGTGAAACGGTCGGTGAAGGTGAAGTTTGTTATCCCTTTCTTGCGGGTTACCTTCCCTCGTTCTACAGTAGTTTGCTCACAGACTTAGAACTAACTAATGAACAGATTAAAAAAGTTAATGCCCGAATTGATTACCACATAGATAAATTAGTACAGATAAATTAATTCAATTATTCAAAAAAAGTTCTTGACATTGTATGGTTGATTAGGTATAATTACCCATACTTAACAAAACGGAGAAGTAAAAATGTTTAAATTAGTAATCACATTAATGTTTCACATTTCAACACCAGCTACAATCAGCACATTTGAGTACGATTCGTTAACAGACTGCTTGAAACACAGAGAAGAAAAAGTTCAAGTTCTTGATAAAATGAATCAAGAGTCAATCATCATTGGTTACAGTGCTGTTTGTGGTAAAGCGTAATTTATTGATAAACAGGTGAAGGGAATGGTTGTTAATGAATTAATCGAAAAATTAAACCAAACCAAAAATAAAAATTTAGAAGTATTGATGGACCCCTTACAGAATCATAACTAGAAATCATAACTAAAAATCATAAGTAGGAGCATATTAATATGCTCCTTTTTTAACGACTGAGAGATCATTTACTATGTTACAATTATTCAAAACTCTACTTTCAAAACCATTATCTGCAAGTGAATTGCGAGAAAAAGCAGAAAAGGTAAAATCTAAAAATATGGTGATTGGTGCTAAAAAATTAATTGATTCAATTGATAACACCCTGATTGAAAGATCTGAACAAGGTGTTAAATCTGGAATCATTTCAGTTTATTCGTCGTTTAGTGGTTACATATTACAAGAAGGAAAATTGTGCACCCTAACGTATGTGGCGGCCGATGCTGACATTCTCAAAGTCGTAACTGCCAAATGTGTCGATGAATATCGTAGTCGGGGTTATGATGTAACCGTTGACCGAGTTGAAAGAGAAGATGGAAAATTTCAAATCATCACTATAGCATGGTAACGAGGTGATTAAAATGGCGTATCGCTCTACCATTGCCATTGCGGTATACGGAAACAAAGGAAAATTAACCGAGTTAAAATCCTACTATTTGCGTGAAGTGGAAAAGTTAAATGATCCCGATGTGATCGATGATTTAAATACTATGATTAGTGCAAGCATCAACCATACAGGGAAACCTATTTGGGATGACGAATCCGGTGAATTTTTCTTCTACGCCACTAGGGTAATATGGTGGCCGAGGTATCCTACTGTTAGTTTATTTGATGGAATATTTGAGAAATCACAAGAGCTAGGATTGTATGCAGAATCGATTCGCATTGGAGATGAATTAAAAGATATTGAGGTACATTATGCTGATGGTGATGCCGAATGTGAGCGTCGTTTAAAAGTGTCTAGAGCAATTTTATTTTAGCAGAAGACTTGACATTTAACATCAAGTCAATTATAATAGCTCATACTTAATAAATTGGAGATACAGAAAATGAAAAAATTAATGGTTGCTTTGGTATTGATGGTAATCACTGGAGTGGTTGAAGCAAAAGGGTCTGCCGGTGCTGCGGGTCATGGTGGTGGTCATGCAGCATCAATCGTACATGTAGTTAGTGCGGGTCATGTAGTTACTTATGGGTCTGCCAATAACCAATCCAATACAAATACCGGTGAATTAAAAGAGATGACAACAATCCAAAAGGTTCTTACTGGTGGAATTGTACTTTTATTTTTAGGTGCGTTTGTTAATCTTTAGATCAGTACTTGACATTTAACATTAAAACAGTTATAATAAATCAAACTTAATAAATTGGAGATACAGAAAATGATTAGAACTAAAGTGGATAAATCAAAAGCCTGGTTCACAGGTGACAAAGTGTGGTTAGCACAAAATGATACTAAAACTAATCAAACCTACTTTGTTAGCAACACTGGTAACGAAATAAAAACAAGTGTACCGTGTAAAAATTATTCACAAAAACCATTTTCTTTTTAAACCTCGGAGAAAAAAATGAATATGACAGTTGCCGAGTTACTTGAAAAATTATTAGCTAAAAATGTTTTGGTAACTTTTGAAAATGATATAGTAAATTATATTAACAATAAGTGTATTGTTAATGTCAATGGTAATATTATTAATGGGATTTTTCAATACGAAAATAAATCTATTTTCATTGAATTTGACGACCAGTCAGGTAATCAATATTATCCAGGGGAAATTGTTTCGGTTTATTTTTATCGACTAGAAGAATTATAATTTTCGAGATAAGAAAGTGTTTGGCATTGTATGGTTGATTAGGTATAGTCCATCACACTATAAACCGGAGAAATGAAAATGACTAATAAAATTAAATTTAAAACTATCATTAAATCTGACCATGACCATGTTTGACACCGAAGTCAACAGACACTTAAATGATGTGTGGAAATTACAGGGTAGCGTGGGCGTAGGAATTAACCCTTCTAATCGAAACTATTGCTATTCAATCGATGTTATTAAAGAGGTGGAGTAAGCCTAATGGAAAAGGATGATTTAATTGAACGTGCGGCACTAGCATTAGAAAAGGATAAAGTACGTCAATATGGTTGGTCTAAAAAAGAGTTCGAGATTTGGTGTTACTCTGATAATAGAGGAATAAAATCTTTTGCTGAGTCTAAAAAACAAGCAACAATTGTTTATGATATTATAAATGTGCTTACTTAATAACGGAGAACAAAATGGCTTACACATACGCGGAATTTTGTCAATGGTTGGTATCGGGCGACAGCAACTCGCTAAGACAAGGACTCTACGTCAGTGTTGATGTTCGTAGAAATTTCTTACTAAAAGACCAAAATAAAATAATTAGACACGGTGGCGTAATTAGTCCGGAATGGGAAAACATGGGCTCTGATGTTTATTTCGTAAAATTTGTTGGAAATGAATAAAAAAGTGCTTGACATTGTCGGAACACTAAGGTATAATGAATCATACTTAATTGAAAAGGCGTTAACGCCAAACGGAGAGAAAAATGAATAACGAAATCCTAGAACAAGTGTTTGAATCTGTGTTAGCTGGAGCGTTTGTATTTATCGTTGTAACTGTTCTGAGCCTATAGGAGAGACCTGATGAAATATCAAGAATTTGTATTTGAAACTGCGTATGATGCATGTGAGTTCGCCACAGAGTGTGGTGATAAATTCGTGAGATATAATGGTACCTCATGGAAAACTGAAGACGAAGGCGACTATGGCGTTGTGGTAGAAGGGGAATAATATGCAAAGAGATTATTTAATCGATCGTATGAAACGCACGAATGCAAATGTTTTGAATTGCGTTGCTTGCTTACCGTTTTCTTTGGATTTAGACAAAGACCAACAAAAAATGATTGAAGAAATAGAATACATTTTGCTTCAGGCGTATGAACAAATTGATGATAAAATTGCTGAATATGCGTTAAAAAGTGCTTGACAATCCATAACAGAACAATTATAATAGCTCATACTTAATAAATTGGAGATACAGAAAATGAAAAAATTAATGGTTGCTTTGGTATTGATGGTAATCACTGGAGTGGTTGAAGCAAAAGGGTCCACTGCTATTGCTCATGCCGGTATTGCCCATGCAACAGTTGCAAGTCATATGGTGGTTCATAATGTTAGTGGTCAAACCAATTCAACCACCACTGGTGAAAAATTATCAGATAAAGCTAGTACAACTATTACGGTTGCATTAATCTCACTTATTGCTATCGGGATAAGTGCTATGGCTGGGTACAGTGAATAACAAAGTGTTTGACACTCTATAGTACATCAATCATAATAACTTCAGAGATAAAAAAATGACTACATCCAAAACGAATGCTGAAAATAACTTGTCTGGTTTACGGGTTTTGATACACGACCGGTGCGAATGCTCTGTGCTAACCAAAGAACAAATCGAAGTATCCCCAGGTTACAGTTATTATTGCCCACAATGTGATGAGGATCTATTTGCATTCGAAACTCAAACCGTGATAGTTTAAGCAGAAATAATCGAAAAAACACTTGACAATTACTGTGAGAACAGTTACAATAGCTCATACTTAATAAATTGGAGAAGAAAAATGTCAATTGAACAATCATTCTTAAGCAAATTCCCTAACGGCTATTTCTCGGTTTACCAAGCAGCGTTAGGTAATAATCATAATTTTGTTCGTTTGGGGTTAATCGGTAAAACTGAATTGTGCTCTAATAAAATCCGTGAAAACGATCCAATGCACACAGTGTTATCTATCCAACAATACGATGACCAAATTACAGTAAATTTAATCTCTGGGGGTTTATCACTTAACCCCGAAAAAGGTTCGTATTATGCTATGAACACAATTAAATTACCATTTAGAAAATTCACAGTTAAAAACGAAAAAGAGTTATTAACCAAAATGGACAAATTTTTTGTCAAATTACGTTCGTTTGTTGATGAACACAAAGCAGAAATTTATCGTGTTGAACAGTACCCAGCTGGAATAATTTAAGGAGAAAAAATATGACCACTGTAGCCCAACTAATCGAATACCTACAAACTCTGCCACAAGACGCAGAAGTTGATGTTCTAAAAGAAGTATCCGCAAATTGGTCAACCTGGACTGAATTTACTTCACTAGAGATTCCCGATAAATACGGTTGTTCAGATAACCTGGAAGTTTACGATTACCGAGACAACCAGTTTGTAAAAGAAGGTGACCCACGGTTCGGAAAAGTGTACGTATCTTTTGGTGAAAAATAAATTTAAAAAACACTTGACATTCTATCAAAAATCAATTACAATAACTCATACTTAATAAATCGGAGAAGAACATGACTGTTAATGAATTAATCGAAAAATTAAACCAAATCGAAAATAAGGATTTAGAAGTGGGCATGGATATTGGGGGTGCTAGTAGAGATATTGGTGAAATAGTAATGCTTGAATGTTCTGATGGTTCTACCTATGTAGAATTACAAATGGGTTAGTTGAAAATTCCAAAAAAGCAGAGATCAATACAATGAATGAAGAAACAATTGAAAAATTAAAAGTGTTAGCAGAAAGAAATTCATGGGAAGAGGATTTAACCATGAACCCCAATTTTGAGGTAGGCGAATCTTTACTAGCACAAGAAATTCTGTTTAACTTAGGGTTCAACTAATAATGAATAAAAATAGCAGTAGAATTGTTCACAGAGAATCCAACAAAGCAGATCAAAGATTGGGCATTACTTATTATACAGTCTGTGGCAAAACCAACCCCAATGTTTTAAAAGATTCAGACCCAGCTAAAGTCACCTGCAGACATTGTATGGTTGCACACACAGAATAACAGAACGGAGAACATACCTAATGACCACTACATTCGACACACTTTCAAAAGAGTTAACCGATCCTTCCAAAGCCGAAGAAGCATTGGTTGCTATTATCAATCATTGCACAGAACGTAATCTTTCCTTTACACGAATTTTAGAATTGGCAATTGAACGATCAGGGAATAAAGCAATCAAGAGTAACCCCAATGCCACAAACTTATTTAAGCTCGAAGGTGAACATATTGAAAGTGGCGAACCCTGGCAACCTTATGCTGATAAAATCTATACTACAAAAGAGCTAGCAGAATATCAAATGCAGCGTGAAATAATTGCCTATACCTACAAAGGTAAATGCGAATACGAATTTAAAATAAAAGAAATAACTATCAAATAAACCAAAAATAATGCTTGACATCTCTGAACACACTAAGTATAATTAGCCATACTTAATGAAACGGAGATGTCAAAAATGAAAAATGTATTATTGGTTCTGATGTTAATCTTAGCAAGTATGAATACAGTGTCTGCAAAAGGTGTTGCAGGTCATGGTGTTGCTCATGCTACTGTTGTAGGTCACAGCACTAGTCATGGTAGTCCAACAAATCACTTTAGTCATGATAACAAGAAAGGTTTAACCAAGCAAGAAAGTGTTGCGGTGTTTATAACCTTTCTAATCGCCTCAGCATTTGGCATAACTGCCATTCGTTACTCAGACAAATAATCAAAAATAAATCGTATAAAGGTGTTGACATCGACACCTTTATTTGATACAATAGCTCATCAATTTAGAAATCCACTTAATTTAATCAAAAGGAAGGTACTTATGTCAAATGCACAAATTCTCACTTTGGTTTCATCAGACAGCCACACTGTTAATTTCACCGTTGGTACAGGTAAAGCGGTTTATTCTCGTACTGTTAATGCCGATGGTATTTTTTCTAAAAAAGGCTTTAGCTACCAAGTAACCGAAAATGGCATTGAATTGTTAGATGGTGACTATGTGAGCAATTCAGTAACAAGAACAGTGATGCCATTTAAACCCATTCAATCAGAATTTTCAATTAACCAACGATTCGATTTTTTAAATAAATTTACTAACATGGTATTAGATGGTGAAGTGGCATCCGAAGTTATCACTGGTGAAGGTGGTCTAGGTAAAACACACACCGTTTTAACTGCCATGACAAAACGGGGTTGGGTAGAAGGAACTCACTATGTCATCATTAAAGGTTTCTCTACACCTAAAGCACTCTATGCCACTCTCTATGAGAACAATGGTAAAGTAATCATTTTTGATGACTGTGACTCTGTATTGAAAGACCCTATTTCAGTAAACATTTTAAAAGGGGCATTAGATTCTTACGAAGTGAGAACAATTAGCTGGTTAACAAAAGGGTTTATTGAAGATGAGTACCCAGCATCTTTTGAATTCACTGGTCAAGTCATTTTTATTTCAAACATTGGTTCGGATAGATTAGATGGGGCAATTAAATCTCGGTCAATTACAATCGATTTGAGCATGACTATCCAAGATAAAATTGAACGGATGCAATTTATTTTACCCGAGATCCTACCTAACTACGCAATGGATGTTAAAGAAGCCGCATTGGAATTTATGGCATTTCATTCAGAAGAAGCAAGAGAATTCAATTTGAGAACCTTAATGAAAGTTACGAAAGTGATTAACTCTTATGGATTAGAAAATTCTGACGAATGGTCACCCGCTGCAAAATACCTATTGTTGCATGTGTAATTAATCAAAAATAATTGACATAAAGGTGTTGACACCAACACCTTTATTTGTTACAATAGCTCATCAATTTAGAAATCCACTCAATTTAATCAAAAGGAAGGTACACTATGTCATCAACTACTTTATACGTCGAACCAGCATTTTTTGAAAACTTTGACGGTGAAAAAAGTCCTTTCGACTACACCTTAACAGACGTCGAAAAATTGTGTTTTACCTGCCCTTTGTTGGAGTGTAAGGAGAACTCTGTGAAATGCCCGATGAATATCGCACTCGCAGCGATGAAAAAAGGAAAATAGTTCGCTTAGAGGCGCCTCTTTTCGATGAATTTTTTAAAAAACCCGCCCAAAAACGGGTTTTTTTCCGTAAAAATGCCCACCAAACAAATTATTTACCGAAAAACGGCATAGCGAATTAAAATTTTTGTATAATAGTGACATGAAACCATTTTTTAAAAATATTCATTTAGTGGGCGAAATTAACCGTACTAGCAACTGAAAAATTGGGTTAAAAAATCGGTCGCACGGGGAAACGCTATATAAATAAGGGAAAATAGCCGAGTGTCAAAATTTTTTTACCAGATTTCGGGTTTAGAGACGGCGGAAAAATTCTCGTTGTGCCATAAGACTTCAACCAAATTTTTTCGTGAAAAGTCCCAAAAATACCTCGAAAAATCATGAAAAGTCCTTCTAAAAGTTCTCCAAATTCATGCTAGTTTTCTTCTAAAAGTTCTCCAAATTCATGCTAGTTTTCTTCTAAAAGTTCTCCAAATTCATGCTAGTTTTCTTCTAAATTTCCCCTAAATCTACTAACAGTTTCACTCTCAATATTCGGATAATTTACATGGTCACATTCATCTCTTTCCCGTTATTTTTATGGTATTCTTCTGTATTTTTGCAGTCTTCCCAAACTGTTCCAAGCTGTATAATTTTCCAGACAATTTCCCTACCATTTCCCACACCATTCTACCGATAATTTTTCCTCTTTTAATTGCCCCGAAACAATTCCCCCAAACACTTCCCATTAATTTCGTCAACTTCCCACTTACACACCAAAAAAGCGGATTTATAACTTTTGTCCACTTGCTATATTTTATTGGCATTTCCCTCCTTCCACTTTTCACTCAACTGCGGCATCGGATGACATTCCCAAATTTAATTCGCTATATTTTAAAGGAGTTTTAACATCCACAAATCACTGCTCTACACTACACCATCTGAATTTTTACTACTTTATCATAAATATTTGGTAAAATACTAATAAACTCATGGGGAATTACTTAAAAATGAAAAAAGAAAAATTTAAATTAACGATTCACACTCTACAACAATCTTACCCAGAACATAAAAAATCAATCACTACCTTAGTAAGATTGATCAGACAGGATTATACAAAGCATGACAAATACAGTGTCGATATTATCACTACACTTATCGATGTCTTAGCACAAATGATAGAGAATGAACTAACACTGTTAGAAACAAAAAAAGAAATTTATTCAAAACTCTATTCTGTGTTATAATATAATTTTAATTTTTCGCTCTTACTTTAAAGGGATTAAGACCATGATTACTGATAACCATTTAACTCATTTAAGAACCATTCATTATGATGGAACTAATGTCGAAGAAGTAGTAGATTTTATAGAATCATTCTACGATTTTCATTTTCCCTTTTCAGGAATTAAAATGGTTTCTTTTACTGAGCAAGGAGATGACATCCACCTTAACTATGAATCTCACTCTAAGGTGGATGAAGACAACAATCTAATAACCTATGTTGTCCCAATGTCATGGATTATTATTTCTGATCCTCACAACATCAATGGTATCTCATGTCTACCACATTTTAAATTCTATAACCTAGTTGCTGGTCTAGGAGCAAACTGAAATATGTTAGTTGAAAAAGTATTGGAATTTTATAAATATATTGAAAACAATGAATTCAAACTAAAAAAAGGTTATACCTTTTTAATTGATGGGGATTCATTTAGTTACTACAGTGATGACAACCAGTCTGTTACCTTCTATGAGTTTGAGTTCAACTACACCATTGAAAAAAGTAAACACTTTGATGTAGAGGTTCAACTACTGTACCACAATCGAGTGATTTCTCTTTAACTTACTAAGACAAAATCAAAATGCCAAAATTTATAATTTGCAAACATAAAAAATCACAGGTGGTAGATAAATTACGAAAATTTGGTTATAACTGTGATATGTTAACTACCGATGGATATTATAACCACATGAATTCATCCAATTCAGTTAACACAGAATCCTTCAAAGAATTTATGCAACATAATGTGGTTGCTGCATTTGATAATAAAATAGTTTTCTTAATTTCTGAAAGTAAATTTCAAACCAATAAATTGTATGATCTTTTCAAATCATCTACTCCTGTTACTATCCTCGAAGAAGATGAATTTTTAGAATTACCTCTTAGAGTTACTACGTCTGAACTAAGAGAATCTATTTTTTCATCTGTCAGTGAAGAAATGAAAGCTAACCTCGAACGTGACTTAAATAAACTAATGAATCTCATCGTAGAGAACCGAGAACAGTTCTCCTTGGTCTACGGTCTCTATGATTTAAGTTATAACACCACAACCTACCTTATGATGGTGATTACTCAGTTAACGGATTTAGGCTATGGGGTAGAACAGTCTACTCAAGAAAATACCCCTCGGTTAATAATCACATGGTAGTGAACACCATTGAATTTATTGTACTAGTCGCTTATTATTTTGGCATCTTTTACTTTATTGATTACTGTGCCTTAGTCAATCGTGTTAAAAGAGAAAGTAGGAAAAAAATGATTATGGAGACCAAAAAATAGTATTTAGGTTATAATATTCATTTATCTCATCTTATTTTATAGGCGGAAAAAATGAATTCACAACAACAAAAAACGATTGACGATATGTTAGCTTTAATGAGTTCTCCTGAATTTATTGAAAAAGAGAAAAAACGATTTAAAATGGAAAGAATTTTAAAAGATAAACACATTTCAAAAATTAAATCGTTTTATTCATCTCCTGAGGAATTTCAAGATTTTACAAATTATAACATTCTTAGACACAACAGTGTGTGGGATCAAAAATGTTATGACTTGGGTTATCAACCTTACAACAAAAAATCAATGAATATCTTGTTTGATATTGCTTTTAATGAAGGGACAACTGAAACTATTGAGTTAGATGAATTTACCACCACCTTTCCATCTCGTGTCTGTGAATATTATGGGTTCTACTTTGTCTATGTTTATGGTCAGGGAACAGTAAGTTGCATTTATAATTTAAACAAAGAATGTATCTACAGCACTTAGGAGAATAATGATGAATCCAAATTTCAGTACATGGATAACATTTTTAAATACTCATGAAGCAATGTCGTTATTACGAGCAGAGGACACAGAGTTTTATCCTGTTGATTCCACTGTTATTTTAATTTATGGTGGGTTTGTTTTAAAAAAAATAGTCATGGATTCAGTGAATGAATCGGTAATGGGATACAACTTTTATAACCAAGAAGAAAGTTTACTACACTCTGACCCCAATGACACCGTTACATTCACAAAAATTATTGATTGAAGGTGATTGTGATGACAAAAAATGAAAAAGAATTGTACGATGCGTTAGAACTACTGGTAGAGTATTCAACACTGGTGGTGCCTTATTTGTACACCAGTGGTTATCCTGGCAAATCAAAAATATTAGCAAATAAAATTGGTGGTGCATTAAAAGTAATGGAACGGTTTACCACTGTTAAAAAACCCAATTTTGTTATTGCCCCTGTAAATAACAGTGAATTTAACTATGTGGTGTTTTCTACAAATTCTACTAGCTTAAATGAATACCTTACTCAAATCATTCAGAGTTTACAAGATAGAAATGTAAACTATGCTTTGGTAGATTTAATGTGTCAAGATACAGTAACAGAAAATAATCGGTTTTTTGAACTCAGAGTAGAACCCTTTAGATTGTCCTCTATTGAAATAAATGAATCTATGTTAGATTATTGTAATGTGTGGTATCAAAAAAATTTGGAATGGTTAGAAGACAGTAACACAATACAACAAAAATTATGTTTATTTTTAAGAAATGATATAGTAGGATAAAGATATATGGAAACAGAAAAAACAGCATTAACGGGACTTACCAACAATCAACTTGATTCCTTAGCAACCAAATTAAACGAAACATTTTTCATTTCCAAAGAGGAATTTGTCGAGGTCTACAAAGAGTGGATTAAATTACAAGAGCCATTTGTTTTTTTACCCGACAGTGTTTTTGATTTTGGTTGGGATTCTGCACCCGATTGGGCAAATTATCAATCACAAGATATGGATGGTGAATGGTATTGGCATCAATTTAAACCACGATTAGGAACCAACGAATGGATCCCCAATGGAAAAATTAAAAGTTGCAGACAACCTCAAGAAAATTGGGAACTTTCATTACGTGTTAGACAACCTAGGTTGGTGATGGAAGGACAAATATGGAAATGTGATACCAGTGATGAAAATAAAAATGGATTTAAAATTCATAATCTTTGTAAAACTTTATGGGATAATCAATGGATTGAGAGTGTTGTCTACCAATCACTGGATGATGATGCGTTATACTCTCGAACCTTAGAAAATTTTCTTAATAACTTTACCATGGTGCTAACCGAATGAAAAAAATAATGTTGTTGGCTTTTTTCTTATTAGCTGGGTGTGATTCAGTTACAAACGTACTAACGGGATGTGATGCTTTAGTTGCTGCCCATAAAACGGTGGATTTAGTACCATCAAAATCCACCTCTCATATTGATACTGATCTGATTATTGATAAGGTAGTTAACCACGATTCTATGTTGGAATTATCAAACAATCATAGAACTGCCAAATATCGAAAATCTTCGATAACAAAGATTGTATCTTTTTTTAACACAGACACAGGATTTGAAGAAATATCCATTAATGTCATCGGACAGGATGGTGCTTCAGAGTGGTTAACCAATAATATGGATATACGATTAAAAGTGCTTAATTCGATTGACAGTAAATAACGAGTAATACTGAGGTAGTTTGGAGAGAATGATGAGTGGATTTATTTTAATATTACTACTGATTTTTTTAATACCCATTATTTTAAACGTGATATTATATACCCTATTATTTTTATTTTGGTGGTTTATTATACTGGGATTCATCTGGTTTTTGCACCTAATCACTCATCTGTGAACTCTAAATAAAAATGTATAATACTAACCAATTAACCTTTTAAGGAGACTTATGCGAAGTTCTATTTTTTTAAATGAAATATCAGTTATCGATCATTCTTACATTGATGATACTGGGTTTTTACGTGGTGGTTCATTTCTTTGTTCGTTTATTGTAACCGGAGAAGTGGATGAAACCGAAAAAGTGGTTGTTGATTTCTCAACTATTAAAAAAGACATCAAAAATATCATTGATAAGCACAGTAGAAACCCAAATGAAAATGGTTTCGATCACCAACTATGGGTAATAAATGGTTACTCAGATTATACAAAAACACAAAATGGTAATGATGTTTATATTAGTACCCCAATTTGTAAATTACAAGCGCCAGGTCAATTTGTAAAAGAATTTAATGGGGTGAGTTATTTTAGTGCGGAACAGGCTATAGCCGATCATGTGTTAACTGCATTAAACGTCAATTACCCAAATATCAATCTTTCAGTAGAATGTAAATTAAGTGAAACTCCCGTATTTCCACCATTTTCAACAAATTTCAATCACATTTTATTTAGATATGTTCATGGCTTAAAAGATAGTACCAGTATGGGTTGTAAGAATCTACATCATGGTCATCTAAGTTATATTTGTATTGAGGATACTCAGCATTTGTTGAAAATTCAAAGTGAATTGCAATCTGTAATCTTTGTAAACGAACAAAATATTATTTCACAGGTAAATGATTTATTGGAAATCGGTTATGAAATTGATGGAGAAGGAGTATTTAACGCAAAATACGATACCTCAAAATTAAAAACTATTATTTTAAAGACAGAAACCACAATCGAATATTTACTTGAATATTTCATTCAACATTACGATATAACAGGTAAAGTATATATTTCTGAGGGATTGAACAAAGGTGCTTGTAACTAATTTAAAATATTACCATAAATAATTACTATATTGCCAAAAGTGTGGTATAATATATCACACTTTTATATTGATAATACACTATGAACGCAAAATATTACATCTATCGAAATTTACATCAAAAATCATTTTCCGTCCAATATAAAGGAAAGGTGATTGCTCATCCCACAAATTTTATTGCCCACAATTGTGAATTTAGAGTTTCCGAAAATGGTAGACAAAGAGTTTTATCGGAAAAACAGAAAAATGTTCATGCAAAAATTGCGTGTGAATGGTGGGAAATACCCACAGACAGTAGCAATTTGGTTGATGAAAACAACGATCGAATCTACTATGATCCCTATGTTACCAACCAATTTCAATTTTCTGGAAAGGATATATTTGTAGCATCACAGGTGGTTGGTATGCATGGAAAGGATATTTACAAAAAGGTATAATTATTATGGCGACAATATATAACGTAAGTTATAATGATATTAAAAAGGGGGATTTTTTTCACCCGCCTCCAAATAACCGCATGATTCTTATACAAATTGTTGATCCTTGTATGGATTTTCCAATTCCATTATGTGAACATACATTTTACGAAATACATCAATTTGAATTTTCCGATGTCGATTCACCTAACGACATCGTATGGCCGTTTAGATTTCGCATCGAACAAGCAAAAAAAATAATTCATATTTTAAAAACGGCAAAACTCAATGACGCAGATGTAATAATTCATTGTATAGCGGGCGTTAGTCGTTCGGGAGCTATTGTTGAATTTGGAATACAAGAATTGAATTTTAGTGATTGCAACCTTTATCGACATCCAAATGCATATATGTTGCGAATATTAAAAAATTGTTTCAAGTATAGATAAATTTAATAATGTTGTTTCAACATTTAACTGTTTTCATTTTGAAACATCAAAAAAACAATACTACAACATACTAGGATTAAAAATTATGTTTTCATTAAATATTAGTAAATTATCACCAGAGGAGTATTTTTCCATTTTATACAATTCCAATAAATCCGATGGTGAAGTAATGGAAAACCATTTATTGTATTACAATTTAATTAGAAATAATGAGCTTATTAATAAATGTGTTGAATCGGATACAATTTATACAATAACTATCGGTTTTAAAAATGGGGAATATAGACTTTCATCTAATAAACTATCGGATGTGTTAAATGCTGGTATAGTTTATACATTAGAAAACAATTTCACTATTTTTGATGGTGGATATGGGTTACATTTTAATGAATGTAATCTTTTCCAATGTACCAAAAATTTTTTAGAAACAATGGAAAGACTCAATAACAAACCTGATTTTATTAGTGCTGAGGAATATGCTGCAGCTATCAAACATAAAAAATATTGGTTGTTTACCGGTCACAGAAATGGGGAATATTATTGCTACCATGCGTATGATGTTGAAAAATTATTATCACATGTTCTTAATAATTTAGTATAATATATTAAATAATCAAAAAAATAATCTTATGAAATTCATCAATACAGTTAAAACTGAAAAAATTCATTGTATCGTTTCAAAAATAGAAATTCAACACATTGACTCTACGGGATGTGTACTTATTTCAATTACCGATCCAGATAGTGATTATATTGGCATTACTATCCGAGAAAAATATGATGATGTGTTAAATATTCAATTTTTTGATGTTACTGAGAATACTTTTGTTCAGATTAACTCAACCTCAAAATTACTGAGAGAACCCTTAACTTTTGAACAAGGGAGAGTAATCAAAGAATTTATCCTTAAAAACAAAGATAAAAAATTTGCAATCCATTGTTCTGCAGGTATTAGTAGAAGTGCCGCAGTTGGATGCGCAATCAATTGCTTATTAGATTGTAATGGTGATATTTATGAATATCAAACTGGGTATTCATGTGCTGTAAAAAAACACAACCGGTATCACCCAAATAAAACGGTATTTGATAGAATTATTGGAGTTGGAAATGTTAGTTGATTTATACGATTTTACAGAAACGATGAATTATATCAGTTTAATCAACGATTCAAAATTAGATGAATTGGTAATTTTGATTGATGGTGAAAAATTTAAAATCCCAGAGAATATTATTGCTGAATGGAAATATATTGGATTGAGTAATCGAGATTTATTACTATCAATCAATGAAGAAACTAAGACCTGTGGTCCTAGTGAAATTAAATTAATTAAAATATAGGTATCAATTATGTATCATTTGATCGATGAAAAAGGTTATCACAGTGGGATTTATTATTCGGAATTTCAAGGTGATGATTGGTTGGATTTAACAGATTATGAGCAACAGGTATTCAAATTTACAATTGATTATTGTATTGAGCATAAATTAAAAATGTTTATTATTATGGCTACTTACAATAGCTGTGTTTCACTAGGAAAAATTTTTGTAAGTGAGGATGGTGTTAATCTACCAAAATCATATATGTTGTGGAACACACCAGAACATTATAAAAATTTTATTTTTGAACTTTAACCAAATTTATTAAATTTTCGGAATAGGAATAGTATTATGAAAACATGCACATATACATTAATGCTGGTTATTACAACTATGGGTGTTACAGGTTGTAGCGATGACGAAAAGCAACAACAATTATTGGCTAAGCAAAATCAACAGTTCCAACAACAACAATATGCTCCTCAAATACCACAAGCGGTTCAACAGCCTCCAGTAATTATTAATAACAGTCAACCACAACAACAGGATTCAACCTTTACAAATTTAGCTGCTGGTGCTGCGTTAGGAGCAGTTGCGGCAAATTTAGCAAACAACAATGACAATAACCGAGTAATTGAAAAACATTACATTGAAAATCCACACAATACAATACCTCACAAGAGTTATTTTCAACAACCGCAGAACGTACCAATTTCAAACACACAACAATTAAATAGTGCACAATCTCAAACTGTACCACCAACACCGGCTAAAGTTGAAAAAAATTATATGGATACGAATAAATTAGCTGATTCTGCCAAATATTCGCCACAACACAATAATTCATCACCATTAGGTGCGACATTAAATAAATCGGTTACACGTTCATCAGGAATGAATATGTCCAAACTAGCACAATCAACACGAAAAAAATAAAAAATCGTAGATTGAAAAGGTTGGTTAATTTTAATTATCAACCTTTTCAAAAATTATTTAACAATCATTTTTAAAGTATAATAATATAGATGTTTAATCAAGTAAACAAATATTTTTTAATCTACAATGTGAGTTACTATTATGAGTAAATTTTTAGAATTACAATCTTTAGTGTTAGAACATGCAAAAAAATTACAACAACACCAATTATTTAGAGTAGAATTACCAGAAGATATTTTTGATATTTATCTAAACTGTTTTGATGATGTGACTGTAAGAAATGAGCATAATTGTAACTGTTGTAGACAATTTTTAAGAAATTATGGTAATTTAGTTGCAGTTAAAGATGGAAAAGTATTAACATTATGGGATTTTGAAATTGATGGGATTTTTAACAATGTTCCACTTGCATTAAAAAAATTGGTACATAGTGGTCAAATTTCATCAGCATTCGTAACTAAATTTAACCGAGTTGGCGTTGAACATAACTTTAGTTCAAATACTGAGGGAAAACAACTCAAACATTCCCATTTTTTCTTTGATGTTAAAGGAAAAAATTATGTGAATGATTATGTAGATTCACGAATTGGTGAGTTAAACACAACAAAAAATATGTTGCGTCGTGCGTTAGATGAACTAACCTTAGATTCGTTTGAAACGGTTTTGGGTTTAATTGAAACAAATTCATTATATCGAGGAACAGAATTCAAAAAAGGAATTAACGATTTCGCAAATATTAAAAGATTATATAATAGTTTAGTTTCTGATAACGAAAAAGACTTGTTTGTTTGTGAACATATTGATTTTCAAGCATCGAGAATTAGAAATACGGCAATTGGTACGTTATTGATTGATTTATCAGATGGTCGTGATTTAGAAAGTGCTGTTAACGCTTATGAACGTGTAGTCGCACCAAGCAACTATAAAAGACCAACTGCGTTAGTAACACAGAAAATGGTAGATCAAGCTAAAAATAAAGTTCGGGAATTAGGTTTAGAAGATTCGTTAAAAAGACGATACGCTAAAAATACGGATATTTCCATCAACAATGTTTTATATGTGGATAGAAATAAACCAGGCGAAAGTGATTTATTTGAATCTGTTGCAAGTGACATACCAGTCGATGCTAAAAAATTAAAAATCAATAATGAAATCAGTATTGATACCTTTTTAAAAGACATCGTACCGACAGCAAATAGTGTAGAGTTGTTATTAGAAGACAGATTGAAAAATAATTTTGTAACTTTGATTGCCCCTGCAGTAGATGATGCAAAATCATTATTTGCATGGGACAATAATTTCAGTTGGAGTTACGCTGAAGGTATGGCGGATTCAATGAAGCAAAAAGTTAAAAATGCTGGAGGTACAGTTGACGGCGAATTGCGTATATCATTAGAATGGTTTAACTTTGATGATTTGGATCTTCACGTAATTGAACCAGATGGGTTTAAAATTCATCACAGCACTAAAAAATCTAAGGTTACTGGTGGACAATTGGATGTTGATATGAATATCAGTCCAGAAACACGAAACGCTGTAGAAAATGTTATATATCCAAGCAAAAATAAAATGTTGGATGGGGATTATGTGGTATTGGTCAAAAATTATACAAAACGAGAAACCGTAGATGTAGGATTTACTATTGAGCTTGAGCATGAAGGTAATGTACGTGTATATGAATCAAACCAATCACCAAATAATCAAGCACATTTTGAAGTAGTAAAATTTAATTACTCAAAACAAAATGGAGTAACAATTATTTCAAGTATTTCTGGTGGTGTGGATAACACTAAATCAAATACGGTTTATAATATTGGTACTAATAAATTTCATAAGGTTAATACAGTTATGTTATCACCTAATTATTGGACTAATACCAGTGGCAATAAACACTTTTTCTTCATGCTGGATGGTACAAAAACAGATTCACCACCACGAGGAATATTCAATGAATTTTTAAAACCTGAATTGAATGAACATCGCAAGGTTTTTGAGATGTTGGGTAACAAAATTGTTGTTCCGGAAAGTGATGAACAGTTGAATGGTATTGGGTTTAGTGAAACTATTCAGAACAACGCGGTTGTTAGAGTTGATGGTAAATTATTTAAAATAAATTTTGGAGTTTAACAATGTTTGAATTAGCGAGTAAAATTAAATTGCGGTTTCAATACAAAGGTATTATTGGTGTTGAAGATTTATGGGATTTACAATTAATCGATTTAAATGAGATTGCGAAAAAAGTAAATCGACAGTTAAAAAATTTAGATGATGAGGATTTTATTTCCGGTGATGTTAAAGTTACCAAAGAAAAAGAAAATCTTCAGTTGCAGTTGGATATTTTGAAACATATAATTGCAATTAAAATTGAGGATCGTGAACTAAAATTAAAAGCTAGAGAACGATTAGAAAAAAGAAAACATTTACAGGAACTAATTTATGATAAACAAAATAAAGAATTAAGTGAAAAATCTTTAGATGAATTAGTAAAAATGTTGAATGAAGTTGACGAAAATTTAATCAACTCATAGTGGAGTTTTGGATTGGAAAGACTGGTTGTTAGTCTTTCCAATCCATACTATATCATTTCTCCAAAATAAGTTTACATGTGATATAACTTATTCAAATAAAATTTTGAAAACTCGGATGGTATATTTTTTGATGTATCAATTCTAGGTTCTCTACCATCTTTAAATATATTTTCAAGATAAAAATACAAATCTTTAGAATCCTCACAAATTACAGTTTTTTTAATAAAATCAACTAACTGATAATTGTTGTTTATCATTACCTGCGGACTTGATGTAATGCCTATATTTCCAAAATTTAAGAAAAAATTTTGTTTTTTGTATTTAAATTCGGGAACTTTAAATGTTAATGGTCGAAGTAAAGTATGTATTTTCAATTCATAATTAGTATCATCCTTAGTATTTTTATTGTTAGTGGTTTTGATAACATTTTTTTCAATAATACCATTTTCAAAAATATCATTTATGGATTGCATACTATATAAAAACTTTCGATTTGAAATTTTTTTGAAATCTACCTGATTGTTTTTTCTCCAATTTGCTAATGTTTGGTCAGAAATACGTAATTTTTTCATAACTTCGGGTGCTGTAAGATATTCATGCTTATCACCATCATTCAAAACATCAACCCCACCCATATATTTTATTTTACCATTTCCATTGTGCATACTCACAACATCTTTCCACACCATCAATAATAGTTTCTGTTCAAAAAGTTTAATAACCTCGTCAAAATGTGACTTAACAACTATCATTTTATCAGTCTCAGACACAATTATTTCCATCAAATCATACTTGAATCCATAAAAAACAGCTGCAGCTTCATCAAAATTAGCATAGGTTTGTTTAAAAGATTTATTTTTATTAAATTTTCCATCAATTCTATCTAATGAAATAACAATCTCATCATCACCAATATTCATATAAACGTCATATCTATTTTCAACGTGAACATCGGTTTTGGTGATTTTTTGACACATATTTTCTTCTATGTTGACAATATCAACACCATAAACTACTTTTATACCATATTGGGTGTTATAATTGCTACTGATGTATGCAACTAAATCTTTATAAACCTGTTCATCAATTTTTCCTCTAACTATGTGTAGGTAAAATCTCTCGTTAATTGCATTTAAAATTGTATCTAATATTTTAGAGTCACCAAAAATGACAACAGATTTTAAGTATTCAATTTTACTTACATTATTAGCATCCATGGTTTTTATATAGTCATCAACTTCATTAAAGGTGTCAAACATATCAAAATACACTTTTCCACCAATTTTTAAAAAAATCAAACACATTTATAATACCTCTTACTCAAAATAATATATTTATAATCGATAAAAAAGTTTTTTGGTTTATTTGGGTTATTTGATTTATTATAATAAATTTGGTATAATTGTTATAATAATAGATTAATTCACAACTTTTTGGAGTTAAATATGAGAGTCGAAATACAAGATACATGGTTTAGTGTTGATGAATGTGACAATAATCCAACAAAACTCTTTGTATTTGGTGATAATTTAGAAAGAATTGGTACTGGTGGTCAAGCAATCATACGAAATTGCAGTAATTCAATTGGTATCGCCACAAAGAAAAAACCATCAATGCAGGATGACTCCTTTTTCCACGATAAACCCAGTGAAGCAATAAAAATTCTAAATGATATACAGCGATTAATAGTGGTATCATCGGATTATGAGGTAGTGGTGTTTCCTGCAGATGGTCTAGGTACAGGTTTATCAAAAATGCAAATTTTTTCACCAAAACTGTGTAATTGGTTACATAATACATTATCGGTAATTTTTAATATCGATTATACACCAAAAAATGAAAAATGATATGTGAAAGGTAATAATTAAGAAAGTATAACTTGAATAGGTGTTATACCTTCTTAATTATTTTTAGATTCACCCCAGTAATAGATCTAGAGTTTGTGGTCCGGCAATTCCATCTACAATAAGTTTATGATCCTTTTGCCATTTTTTTAATACGGTTTCTGTATTTACACCAAAAATTCCATCAGCCGAAACACCTAATTTCTTCTGAATAATTTTAACACCATCCCCCCTAGATCCACGTCTTAAAGTTTGAGAAACATTATCATCGAGTTCATCATCATCTAATTCAACACCATCATCGGCTTTTATAAATGAATTATTTCCCAACAATTTTAGAGTGCAGTTGTAACACGAAATTCTATCATTTAAACCGTTGTAACCACCATTTATTTTTTTTGTCATCCCACGCAAGTCATTTTTATCTGCAAAATCATTTAGTTTATGTTTGTTCCAGAACCAAATAGCAGATAAAATGGATATTTTCTTATCAGTTGCAACTAAATCTGGGTTTTTTACTACATCGATACCAGTATCATTTGAAAATGAAACATAATTTTGCTTTCCAGTTAATTGTATTGGACCACGTCCTCTATATTTCCAACCATCTCCACTAGAAACATCACCATTTCCCATTCTATTTGCATATACAACATTTGCAATTTTTTCGGGTTTTTTTGCATATTCTGTGGAATTTCTTCCTGCATTTTTGAAATACTTTCCAAAAATAGCATCCAACCCAGTAGCACTATAATTTAAATTTTCACTAAAAACCTTCCATCCACCGGATTCATGTCCACATTGGGCGATAAATGACGCTATTCGGTTTGGTGTATTGATGTCATACTTAGGTAAAACCTCATTTAATGCCTCTACTAATGAATTTGAGGCAGTACCACATGATGGAAACAGTTGATTAAATTGTTGTGTTGTTATCATTATTAACTCCTCTATTGTTACCTTTAATTAAATTATGTTGTTTCTTTACTTCTTTTATATGATGTATCTGTAATGTTATTTTGTTTACATAATTAATGAGAATTTTAAAATTTTCATCAAAGGTTTTGTCTTTTATTGCATTTTTCAGTTCCTTTATTTCTCGTGATAAATTAAATAAAGGTGATGATATAGTATGCTGTAAGTGATTGATATAAAAAATCAAATTATCATTTCCGATGGTAAGTTTATTATTGTTTTCCTTTAGATTTTTTATAGTATCCATGTAATAAGGAATTTTATACATAATAAAATCAACATAAATGACAAAAATAGTGACTACAATAAAAAAAATCATAAAAACAACAATAAAATCCTGTGAATCCAAGACAAAATATACTGGTTCATCATAATTTTCCATTGAAACCACAACATCAAAGGAAAAATCATCACGCATAGTTAAGATTGAATTACTGTAAACTGAATTCAAAAAATGATGGTTGCTATTTTGATGTGAATTTATTTTTTTAGTATTTTTATCAAACTCGTAATATTTATTATTCTGGTATATACCCTTACAATTTAAAATTATACATAATTCCGATACATTCAACTTTTTATAAATTGTTCGTTCATAAATTAATTTATTATACATTTTATCATAATGATTAAACAAAAATTTAGAATATACCGTAGATGAACAGGTAGCAACAATCAAAAAAATACCAACCGCAGCCAACAATCGCATTTTAAACACCTGCATTATTACCTCCAACAGTTTTAACTGTATAGTGTAAATAAACTATTTATGATAGTTTGTTTATATGCGTTTGATTTTTACTAGTCTATTATATTGCAAGAATTAACGCTGCATCATCTTTTCGTAAACTAATAGTATAACCACGAATTTTAATTTCTATTGGATCACCCATTGGGGCATATCTAATTATTTCAAATTCAATTCCTCTTGTAATCCCCATTGCTAATAATCTTTTTCTATAGGTCTTATTGATCATTGGACAAAAACCAACAATCAATCCAGTAGTTCCAGGTAAAAACGTTGATAATGTTTTTTTTGTCATAACTATTATTTAATACCCATATATTTGTAGTATAATCAATATTTATTATACAAAAAAAGTTAAACGCGGAGATTAAAAAATGAGATGTTACCATTTTAGCAATATGTATCTTAGTTCAATACAACAAGGAATTCAATCAAGTCATACACAAATGGAGTTATTCGTCAAATATAAATCACCATCAAATAAAAAAGATATTTTATTTGATTGGGCTGAAATATACAAAACTACAATCGTTTTAAATGGTGGTTTTTTATCAACAATGCAAGAATTTTTAGGATTTCTTCAAGTGGAAGATAACCCATATCCTTTTGCGGAATTTTATGAAAGTGAAGAAGCACTCGGCGGTATCTTAACCAATATTGCTATTGTATTACCTGAAAAAATATATAAGTCCTCTGAATTATTAAGAAACAAAATAATTAATTCAGAATTTACAATAACCTCTGGTCTACCAAATGTGATTTATGATGAAACTGAAAAGTTACTCAATGAATTTGGTACATTATCTGAATTTGAAAAAGAATTGTGTTCGAGATTAAATAATTTCAGATTAGCAAACTAACAAAAAAACCACATAATTTTAAATTATGTGGTTTTTTTAAAATTCACATTTGACCATTAATAATTAAGTGAAGGTTTGATATGACGTTAAAACCTTAGAAACATAGTTAATGGTTTCGGGATATGGTGGTATCTTTCTATTATGTCGAATTACAGCATTTTCACCTGCATTGTAACCAGCTAATGCAAGTTTTTTATCATTGTTGAATATTTCCAACAGATGTTTAATATATTTTGTACCACCTTCAATACTTTGTACTGGATCAGTTCTATCAATAACTCCAAATCTTTCCGCAGTTACCGGCATAAGTTGCATTACTCCTACCGCACCTTTACTACTAATGGCGTATGTCTTGAACGAACTCTCAGTTTTAATAACGGCTTTCACTAACTTTGGATCGACACCATGTCGTTTAGCAGATTTTTGTGCTAAATACATAATCATTTCTTGAGTATAAACAACAGTAAGTTTTTTCTTTACTGGTTTTAATGGTGCTACAACTGTTGTTACTTGAGGTTTTAACACTACCGCATGTGACTCATTACTAAAGTATGCTCTCCCAGTATCATCATAATATCTGTAAATGTTTGCTTGTGTTGTTGTACTAACAAATAAACCAAATGATAAAATTATGGATTTTTTCATTTTTGCATTCCACACGTAGAATTAAATTTAATAATTGCCGCATATTCAGTATTTGTTACATTAGTCAAAATATTAACAAATAATCCACTTGCACTATACCACAGTGGTAAAAAAATAACTAAAATACAAACTACAACCCCAACCTGTATATGTTCTGGTAATTCTTTACCTAATATTTGTCGCCATCTATTCCAATAAAATACAGTTAATCCTGTTACTAGACAGAGAATAAGAATCAACGTAACATCAGGGATAACTTCAATTAAAACCTGATTTTTCAATAAATCTACTGGCATGTTACAAATGTTTTTAGTTGACATAAAAATAAATTTCCTATATTAAAAAAATACATACAATATTATACTATATTTTTTTAAGTTTTACCAATTATTTTTTATCCTCCAAAAAAAAGTCGTAAAAAAACCGTTTCACTCACAAAATTATGGGTGAAACGGTTTTTAAACTATTTTGTTTTTTTATCAGTGTCCACTTCTACCTTAACACCAATTACAAAAGGTCTAATTGCTTGCATAATACCGGTATATGTTAAGAAAAAGTCGGGGTTTTGTTCATACCAACCAACCAATTTTCCATCATCAAAATCATACCCAGATACAAATTCGGCGTATTGCACAAATTGTTCACCGCTAGTGAATCTTTTACTTAAAATCATAAGTCATCTCCCATGTTTAACTAATATTATATAAAAATTTCCGGGTGTGACATCTTATAACGTTCTAATGATCTATTTAAATCAAAATAATCGCTAAAATACCCATTGGATAATTCTCGTATATATTTATTAGTGTCATCAAAAACATATTTGGTAGCAGTTGCATAAGCCAATTCTTTATTCGAAAATACCAACCCACCCAAATCTACAAAATCTATTTCTAATATAAGATCGTCATCATGTACAACTTTAAGTATTTTATGATACTCCAAATCATAACCAACACTAACAACCATCAATTTCAAAATTGCCACTGGGTTAGTTTCAACAACATATATCCAATCACCAACGTGTATATTATGAAATTCTACCATATTAACACCCCACCGGAATTAAAAAACACTTTTTTTGTAAAATTAATATTTATACACCGCCAGCATATGATGAAATATGGTATAATCACTGGAAATTTTAAACAACGTGGAACTAAAAATATGAAAAAAAGAGCATTAATATGTATAATTGGAGGTTCTGGTTCAGGCAAATCAACATTAGAAGATGAAATCGTAATTCATGATGGATTTTCTAAAGTTATTTCAACCACAACTAGAAAAAAACGTGACGGTGAACATAATGGTCGTGAATATCATTTTGTGGACATTCAAACCTTTAAAAACATCGAAGCACAGAATGAATTGTTGGAATCCATTGAATTTTCAAACAATTTTTATGGTTTGACAAAAAGTGAATTTAACAAAACAACAGATAATTTGGTTTTTGTAGTTGAACCGCATGGGTTCGTACAAATTTCAAATTATATTGCTGATAACAATTTAAACATAGAAACTATTGTAGTTTTTATGAATATCTCTGAAAAAGAAAGATTTAAAAATATGGTTAAACGTGGAGATAGCCCTATTTCAATTCAGGACAGATTACAAAATGAAAAAATAGTAGAGGATTTTAATAACTTTGGGATTATTCCAAATATTGCAGTTACTACTTTAAACGAAAATACACATAAAAAAATAATGAACTCAATAATTAAAATTATCGAACAATACTAAATCAGCACAACGTACAAAAATTAGGTTTAAAACCACTAGACAACTAATGTTTAGTGGTTTAAATATTTGTTAATTTGTAGTTCCATCTAAATTTATCCAAACCCCGTTTTGATAACCCTGGAATTTATTCAATTCTGAATTGTATATAACATCTCCATTACTCACAACCAAAGCATCTCTACCAGTATTGTCGAATGTTGGAAATTGAAAAGGAGCACCGGTAATTGCAACTCTTTCGGTAGATTTCAATGTTAGTGTTGTATTTTTTGCATTGATTACATCTTTAACTATTAATTCCCCATTAGAATTCAGCAACCCATCTATTCTTGTTTTTTCAACATCAATATTGTTTTGTAACGCAATATCAGCATTTGTTCTAGCGGTAATTTCTGAGGTTAAATTATTTGATAAAGTGGTAACTGTATCCGTTAATGTAGTATCTGCAGCTTTATATGCAGTATCTAAATCAGAAATTGCTGCTTTTCTAGCGGTAATTTCTGAGGTTAAATTATTTGATAAAGTGGTAACTGTATCCGTTAATGTAGTATCTGCAGCTTTATATGCAGTATCTAAATCAGAAATTGCTGCTTTTCTAGCGGTAATTTCTGAGGTTAAATTATTTGATAAAGTGGTAACTGTATCCGTTAATGTAGTATCTGCAGCTTTATATGCAGTATCTAAATCAGAAATTGCTGCTTTTCTAGCGGTAATTTCTGAGGTTAAATTATTTGATAAAGTGGTAACTGTATCCGTTAATGTAGTATCTGTAGTAGTCGACCCACCTGTCCCCAATGATGATACGGTATTTGATAAAGTGGTAATTGCATCTGTCAATGTAGTATCTGCGGCTTTATATGTAGTTTCTAAATCAGAAATTGCAGTAGTCAATACTGTTATTGCTGCTTTTCTAGCTGTAATTTCATCGGTTAAATTGGATGATAAGTTAGAATCCGCAGTTTTATATGCAGTATCTAAATCAGAAATTGCAGTAGTTAATGCGTTTACTGATGACGTCAGTGTATTATCTGCAGCTTTATATGCTGTATCTAATTCGGTAATATAAGATTGTAATGTAGTATCTGCCGCTTTATATGCAGTATCAAGAGCACTTACGGTATTAGTTAAGGTAGTAATCGCATTTGTTCTAGCTGTAACTTCATTAGATAAATCGGTTTTTATTTTGGTATCTGCCGCTTTATATGCCGTATCAAGAGCACTTACAGTGCCAGTCAAAGTAGTGATTGCATCTGTTCTAGCTGTAACTTCATTAGATAAATTAGTGGTTAATGTAGTATCTGCTGCTTTATATGCAGTATCAAGAGCACTTACGGTATTAGTTAAGGTAGTAATTGCATTTGTTCTATCAGTTACCTCTGCCGACAAATTATTAGTTAATGTAGTATCTGCTGCTTTATATGCAGTATCAAGAGCACTTACGGTATTAGTTAGGGTGGTAATCGCAGTAGTTCTAGCTGTAACTTCATTAGATAAATTTGTGGTTAGTGTAGCATCTGCGGCTTTATATGCTGTATCAAGAGCACTCACTGCATTTGTTCTAGCTGTAACTTCATCAGATAAATTTGTGGTTAGTGTAGCATCTGCGGCTTTATATGCTGTATCAAGAGCACTCACGGTATTAGTTAGGGTGGTAATCGCAGTAGTTCTAGCTGTAACTTCATTAGCCAACGCAGTATTGTTTGATGTTACATAACCCGCAAAGGCGGTATCATTAGTAGTATCAACTGAATTGATTAAAGTAACAATTTCAGCAAATGAATCTTTATCAGCAGATGATGCTGATAAAATTGCATCAATTCTAGTTTTTTCAGTATTGATAGCATTTGTTAATGTGGTGTTTGCAGATTGTCTAGTTGATACCTCGGAGGATAATGATGCCTCAATAGCAGTTTTGCTATTTTTAATATTGTTTTCAATTTTAGCCAAGGTATTATAATCTGCGGATGCGGTACTTATAATAGTATCCTGTGATGTAGTTATGGAATTAATAATGTCCGAATAGGATTTAGTACCACCACCAGCATTATTTGGATCTGTGAGTAAATATTTTGAACTATATACCCCACCATTATCTTTAACCTTTTGATATATATTAGCTAAAGTTATAGTAGAGCCACCATCGGTTAATGTATCCGCTTGAACTGCTTTATCAACTTTAATAGCAACGATCGCGAGTTTAACTTTACTATTATCAAAAAAACCAGTTACTTCACTTTGAGTCAACCCATTAGCACCAGTAGATTGACTAAGAATGCGTTGTCTAACAGTATCAACAATATTTTCTGGTGTTTGGTTTGCAACTGTTACTGCGTTTGAAGCAGTATTTACAGTGGTAGCTTTGATACGGGCATCCAATTCAACCAAATTCACACTCTCTGTAGTAGAACCTAACCTCGTTGCTCTGTCGGCAACAGCAGCAGTTAATGTCGCTACTTTATCTTTTAACTCTGTATGGGCGATAATCCAACTTTTAAATTCATCACCCGTTTTTATAGGAGTCGTTACATCCGTAGTTATTATTCTTCTCGATTTATATGCCTCGACTGTTGAATCATCCTTAATAAAAGTGATTATATCTGCAAAAGATTTCAAACCACTATTAGATGTAAGTGCATAAGCTGATGACGATGCGTTAGTCAAAACAGTTTTTAATTGATCCTGAGTAACCAGCCAATCTCGCAATTGATATAAATCATATAGATTTGCACCATTTCTTAATCTTGTGGCCTCATAAACTCGCAATTCAGATTCCTTTAACTCGGTAGTACCATCATCAGATAATAATTTAGTTGCAATTCTTGCTTTTTCTACAACTAATTTACTAGGTAATGTATTTGCCAGTAACGTTGCATTATCTGCGGTTACTGCACGGGAAACATATAATGTTGATTCCAATTTACCACCCAGTTTTTCAGAATCAGCCACCGTAAAAGTATTGATATTTTTTATTAAATTGGACATACTAAAAGGTATGTTTATAATACCGTTGTTATATCTGATTCGATTGGCTATATCAACTTCTAAATTTATAGAATCAACACCATTTAACAGTTTAGAATTATAAACACTTAGTAAATTTTCTTTGATATAAACTGGGTCACCATTACTGTTTACTTTTGCATTACCACTACTATCAAAACTTTGAAGTAATCCAGTTTTTTCAGATAAAACCGATTTATTGACACTTAGTTGACTTTCAATCTTATACCCCAATTTAGATGAATTCAATACATCTAATTCACTCATTCTTTTACCTTCTAATAAAAGAGAATCGCCGACTCTTTTAGTTCCAGCAAATATTTTGTTGAATTCAACTACAATTCGATTTACTAATATTTTCATATATTTTTTGTCCTTTAATTATTAAGATTTGTTAACATCATCAGACAAAATTGATTTATTGAATTCTGCAACTAATGACATATCAAAACTATTATCTCCACTATCATGTAAATAATCATTGGTATAAGTAATAGATTCTGTTTTTGCGGTATTAACTAATTTCTTATATTCAGTTTGTATATCTAGTAAAGACCAATCATTCAATTTTTTAGCATTAATCTCATTTGCAGTTTGGACGAGAATACCATCAACTTCTTTTTTCTTGTAATAATCACCAATAACATTACCACCCAAAATGTCTTTAGCAATATCATCGACATTTTTACCCTCTAAGGTAATAGCGTCAACAGCACTTAAATCAATAATATTATTCCACCAAAAATTACCAGATGAAGGTGAATTATTTTGGTTTTGATTTTGTCGAGAAACATACACAACACCAGTAAATGCAACAATATCATTAACGTTATATTTGTAACCAGAATCCCATTCGGGAACCTTAACACCACCGGTAGATGATGTAGATGTACTAACTGCTGTACCAGGTGTTTGTGTTACTGCATTACCACCTTTATAATTATTATCGGAAACATACCATATACCATTATCCCAATCAAGAATAATTTTTGCTTCACTCGTTGTCAAAACTGTCGAATTACTTGTCGTAGCCATGTTGTGCACCTTTGTTATTTTAATATTCAAACATATCTTTATTTATCATTCACAATTTTTTTAGTAAAATATATTTTAAAACAAAATTACCAATTTGGAGATTTTAAATGGCTGAAACACCAGATACTACAAAAATTCAAAGTAAATACCATTCATTATTTATTGAACAAATTTTAGAATCAAAAAAGAAAAAGAAAGAAAAAAACACTTTTGAAATTAAACCAGCTCATTCCAAATTTAGAATGTTTATCGATTCATTTGCAGAAGATGAAAAAGGTTTACATGAAATTTTAAACATCTTGTGGGGAGCAAAAAAATATGATACTCTCGAATTACGAATAAATAGTGGTGGTGGTTTTATTAAAGAAGGGCAACAATTAGCAAATGTTATTCAGAATAAATTTCATAACAGAACAACCACAGTATTAGATAGTGCAGCATACTCAATGGGTGCGATTACTTTCTGTTTAGGTGACACAAGGGTTGTAACAGAAAACTGTGATTTGATGTTTCATGATTTCTCTATAGGATTATGTGGAAAAGGACAAGAAATTGAAGCACAAGTTGAGCATAATAAAACCCATTTACGAAATTTCTTTAAAAAAATATTAGTTCCATCAGGCTATTTAACAGAGTTTGAATTCGAACAAATGATAATTGGTAAAGATTTTTGGATGGATGTTACAGAAATGTGTGAACGAGGTATTGCAACGCACGTTTTGGTTAAAGGTGAAAACATAAAAGCAAAAAATTACTTAACTCAAATCAAAAATAAAAATGTCAAAACTAAAAAAAGAAAATAAAAATACGTTGCCGGTTACAAAAAAAGAAAAACCCATTAAAAAAATAAAAAGTATGCCTCAAACATATGTCGAGGATACATTTGATATTACTAATAATGTCAATACTACACAAATCATAATTGAAAATAAAGTTAACGTTAAAACTAAAAAAATTATAACAAAAGATGAATTATTACAAATGAATCAATTTAAAATGAAAGTTGATAGATTAGTAAAAAATATCATGTTTGAAAAAAGTTTTAATGAATTACTGGATTTTGTTAATATCGGTAAAAGATACAAAACCTATATTATTGATGAATATACCGATGAAATTGACGTAATGTTAGAGGTAATCATCCTAACATTTAAAAAGAGACTACCAAAGATAATAATGCACTATAATGATTATCAAAAAATATCAGCCTATTTTGATAGTTTAGCATCATTATATTCGAGGTTTAAAAATTCTGAACAACTCATCAAGGATGATTTAAAACAGGAACGAGAAAAATTACTTTCAGCGGAACTGTATATGCGTGTAAATTTTTTCAACCATCTTTGAATATATTTTTTTAAAAACCTAAAATCGAAATACCCAAAAGTACATTATCCACAGGATTTTTCAACCAGTGTTAATTGAAAAAATCCTGTGGCATTAGTCACAGCCAACGTTTTAATTTTTCAATTAACACCGATTTTAAAACCATACCGGTGATAGATTGTTCCATTTCACCTTTTTTAAAAATTAAAATAGTTGGTACACCTTTAATATTAAATTTTGTTGCTAACTCTTCATGTTCATCTACATCGACATTATAAAACGACACAATATCATCATATTCAATAGATAACTCCTGTAATATGGGTAATAATATTTTGCACGGTGAACACCAACTTGCGTAAAATTCAACTACAACTACACCTTTAGAAACTGCTTGATCAAAGTTTGATAAATCAACTGGTTTTATCATATATTTTTTTCCTCAAAAATGAATATTTATGGGTTTTGTCGGTTAAATGAAAATAATAGTATAATATTCTTAATGAAAAAAAGGGATAAACAATGAATGAAGAAAAACATAAAAAAAATAAGGTAATAAGTTACAATATACCTGAGATTGATAGTGCTATTAAAAATTTAGAAGATTTTCCACACATAATTAAAAATTTACAATTATTTTGGGGGACACAGGAATTTTACGAAATTGTTGATAATATTCTGTTTGCAAATAGATATGATAGAAATGGATTACCAAAACCTACATTCACAACATTATTAAATATTTGTGAGATACACAAGAAAAAATTTCCAAAAAAAGAAACAGTTGACATTTGGAATGGTAGATGAATATCATTTTTCATCCACCATATTTAAAAAATTAATTCTCAACTAAGACATTCTTTGACTATTTTTGAAGTGAGTTGAGCATCTAGTGCACTACCATAAGTTTCTTTTAATTGTGACATTACTTTACCCATCATTTTTACCGTTTTTTCATCTAAAGTCGAAATGATGGTTTCTACTGCAATTCGAGTTTCACTTTCTGTCATTACTTTCGGTAAAAAACTTTCACATACTTCAAACACAAAAGGATTAAATGGTGCACCCGAATCTTTAGATTGATGACCCATTTTTAATTCTTTTTTTGCCGCAGAAACAATGTCACTTTCAGTTACACTTCGATTGCCATCTTCTTTTGCTATCAACTGGACTAATGAAAAAATAGATGTCAATACCTTCGATTTTTCAGGATTTTCTTTTTTCATTTTCATTAATTCGGTTCGTAACTCCTCAATATTCATTTTTTACCTCCACATTGTTTAAATATACATTTGGTATTATACAAAAAACATTGTATAATAGTATAATGAATTAATTTGGAGGTAAGTAATTTGAGTGAATTAGAGAAACTGATAAATGAATTAACCGAAGAAGATATTGAATACTTAGAAAAAACAGTATTTACTGAAGATGGAGGTATAATCCCATTAAATGAATTAGATAAATTAATTTCATATGAGGCAATGATGCATTCACAAAAAGATGCAGTGCAATATGCCTTAAAAATTAATTTAAACTCGGTTTATGGTGTACAAATTATGCCACACTTTAAATTTGCCGATGAATATGGTTCTTTGGGTGCAAGTACAACACTTAGTGGCAGAATACTATCTAAATTTGGGTTGATTGAAACTATTGAACAATATTTTAACCAAGATAGAGAAATTAGATGGGAATTTCCACTTTCAAATGATATTACAGTAGCTGCAGATGATATTTCGTTTTTTAAAAATCCAGAAAATCAAATGCTAAGAACAGCAGTTATTTCAGATACAGATAGTGTCTCTGGTGATTCATTGGTAAAAACTGATAGATTTGGTGACATTTCTCTTACCGATTTAGAAGAAAAAGCTGATAGAATTGAAATTAAGAACAACAAAGAGTTTTATTTTTTTGATTCTCCACTAAACATAACAAATTATATAGATGGAAACCTGTTGTTTGATACTGTCGAATTTATATACGCTCATAACATAGAAAAAGATATGTATGAAATAGAATTAGAAGATGGTAAAATTATTCGTTGTACAAGTGATCATAGCATTATGATTTGTAATGATTGTGGTGAACCAATCATCGAAAAGAAACCAAATGAATTAACATCCGATGATTTTTGTATGATTGAAGATTAAAAAAAGCCTCACTAATCAGTGAGGCTTTTTCACATTTACCAAAAAATTATAAAACTCTTTTTGCATTCCAATCTGAGCCGTCAGTAGCATAACCACCAACATTAACACCCTCAACAACAATTGTAGCGGTACCACTCATTAATAAAAACTCGGTTACATATGGAACAACATCAATATCGTTAAGAATAATATATTTGAATTGAATAAAATAACCTGATAAATCACCACCTGCAGAAATCCCTGGTAATGTTTTTGCGTACGCACATGGCAACCAATCACTCCACACAGCACCATAATTTGCAGATACTTTAACTTGGACACTTACTTTCGAGTAATTGTTTGTTTTCCATGTAGTAATCAATGGATGTGAAACATTAAAACTTCCTAAATCGAATACATCGGAAACTCTATCACCAAATGGTCTTATTGTTCTAATAAGTGAATTTGCATCAAATGCAGCATAACCAAAAGTTTCTTGACCATGCAATCTTTCATTGTCAGTTTGTTGATCTTCTTCTGCATAAATTTTGACTAATTCTTTAGTCCATGCACCTGCACCACGTGCCCAATAACCATCGGCACCATTCATTGACTGTCCTTTAACAACGATGTCTGGACGATTACTGAAACCAGATTTGAAATTAATGATATTTTCTTTTTTGTTTTCTACCCCTGCATTAGTACCAGTATTAACAATACCTACCTCCCCTCTAACATCAGTTAAATGTCCTTTGCCAGACATTGGTTCGAAAGCAATCCAGGCAACAGTTTCATATGCTGATGCTTTTTTAGTTTCTGCAAATTCCTGTGCAATTTCAAACCCATCAGTAGTTACTTTTTGTACCATTGTAGTTGCGAATGTTTCATTTTTATAGGTATTTAAAGTGTGTAAAACTACTGGTGTTTGTGCGAATAATTTTACAAATTTTATATAATCGCCAGAAAAAGTTTCCATACCACCACGTCTACTATTTGCCGTGTTATGTAACCCAGCTTCAATTCGATAACCACCTAAAGTAATGTGTGACCCTGCTTCTATGACAATATATGAAACTGTTTCAGTGCCATGTTTGCCATCACTCGGTTCTTCCATAAATAATGTACATTGTGTAGGAGTTACATCTTTAACTCTTACGTCGACAGATGAATCTAAATTTCTAGTAACAATGTATGCAACCACAACCGGATTGTGATATTCTTTTTTAAATTTTAATATGGTTTGTGCAGACGCATCAATAGAACCAGTCAAATCGACTCTTCCAGTTTCACCCCTAACATCTTCTGTTAATGCGAGACCTAACCCAGTAACATTAGTACCAGTATGATGACCACTTCTTAACGCACTCTTAATTGTTGTAATATGTTCCATAAATATTTCTCCAGGATTTTTTTAATGAGTATTTCTCTTATTTATCTTTTATTGTAAAATTTAGTTTTATCATATTTATGCAAATTTTAAAGATTTATATTATAATATCATATGACATTTTAAAACAATCGCAAGGATTTGTATGATATGCAACTGTGGAAAAAACTATGAAACAGAAAAAAAGTTTATCAACCACCAACGAACATGTAAATATGTAGAGTTAGATTTAAAAAAGGTATTGACTTTTGGGTATATGTTGGATGAAGTAGATAGACATTTATTTCACGTTCCGTTAAGCACAATAAAAAAATATTCTAAAGATAATAATGTAAATATTGAAAATGCAAAAAAAGAGTTAAAACATGTTATTATTACACATTATAAAAAATCGTTGTGGGATATTTTATTGGTTTGGGAACATGAACTACTCGTTAGTGAATATCGACAATTTGCGAAATGGGTATGGAAAACATATAAAGATATTTCCCTTATTTCGTTAAGAAATATATTAAGTAATAAAAAAATAATTTATAAGTATCATTTAGAAAGTACCCCATCTACCATAAAAAAAAGAATTAACGACAGTTTAATTTATATACATGAAATCGGAGAATTTCATAATGATTTTGAATTTGTAGATGTTCTTTTTTCTGGTAAAGTATCAATTTTCTATGTATTGTTTAACGATTGGTTAGCAACTCAGTGGTATGGTAGATTAGACAGTGATTTACAAAACGGTTTACTCGAAAATGTAAATTTGGCGAGTAAGATTATATTGGATAGACTAAAACCCGATGAATTTGATATGCTACAAAAGTTAGCATGTTCGAATACACCAGTTATCCATGCGATAGATTTTTAATTTAAGGAACACAAATATGGGTATGTTTGACACATTTTTAGATAATAACGCAACAGTTATATGTCCCGCATGTGGGGAAAAACACAACATGCAAAAAGGAGTTCAGTCCAAACAATTTCAGAATATACTTGACTATTACTATGTTGGTGATATGGTTGATGATACTGAAAATATTTCAGTGATCGAAGATTGGGATTGGTGTCATGTTTGTAACGAACAAATAACATTATTCTTTTCCTTCAAAAATAGCATTTTTTTAGGTATTTTCCAAACAGAAATTTCAGCAAAATTTGCAAATGATAATGCAAACATATATGAATTATATAAAAAATTATTTAATCAGAAGACAGAAATATCAACTCGGGTTAAAACATTAGAATCAAAAATCAGAGAAACGATATATGTTCATGGTGAAATACAAAAAAAGAAAAATTTTCAAATGTTTCATTTTAATCATAACAGATTTATTGATTTTGATATAATAAAAACCTTGAAAAATATTTTAATTGATGATGAGTAACCACCATCAATTTTTTCTGTGTTCCATTCAATACATCTTTTTCAATCCTGTAGATTTCAATTGAATTTTCAATTTCATATTTGAAAAATCAGAGACAAATCCGGACATAATCCTATCATACGTTTCCAAAATTCCATTTTTAAGTATAGATTCGGAAACATCTTTGATATTAGTTCCAAACTTTGGTAACGATACAAACCAATTTGATTGTTTTTCTTTAAATATGATTTTACCCATTTCACCACCCTTTAAATCTTTATCAAATTTAGTTATTGTATCGTTATCCAAAACAAAAACTAATTTTTTATTTTGGAAATTGAAATGTTTCAAAATCTCCAACTGTTCAGTTGTTATATTTTTTGAAAGAACAGCCATACCATTTAAATGTATAGCATCATTGATGGATTCGGTTACAAATATCTGTTTTACATCTTCAGTTTTAAATAATTTATCCAATCCATAGATTATTGTCCCTCTATTGTTGAAATTTTCATTAGATGGTGGATATAAATATTTATTTTTAGTAGGAAATAAAGCTCTTGCTGCCCAGCTTACTAATTTATCATCAAAATAAATTGGAAAAATTAACCGATTATTATATTCACCAACCATACAAATATATAAATCTGTGGTTTTGTAGATTTCACTCAACCCACGCTCTTTTAAATAAGCCTTAACCTTACTTTTATTATCTTTAAATCTTTTGCGATACGCAGGCGAAACTTTTGATGAATGTAAATCATATTTTATCGATACATCCGGTAATTCCACTTCTTTATAATTTATCAATTCAAAATTATCAGAACCCACCTCGGATTTAATATCCTCTTGGTCTTTTAAACCGGAATTTAGAAATATTTTCTCTTTTTTTATTTCGAGTAAAATACTACCCATTTTTTTCCAAGCAGATTTTGATATGAAGGTTGCGAAGGTAGTAAGGTTATTACCATTAAAACGATGTTTTTTACTACAATTAAAACATTGCCAACCAATCTCATCATTTGAAAATAAAAAATGTGATCTAGGATTTCTTGATTTACCATCATTACAATATGGACAACCAGTTAAATTTTGCCTCCAACCTTTCGATGACAATGTTCCCAATCGAAAATATCTGTCGACAAACGCTTCTTGTTTAAGGCCGTAATTTATCACTTATTTCACCAAACCAATTACTAAGTTTTGTTCTAATGTTTTTTTTGTACATTTCTATTTTTGAATCTTTGATGAATTTATTTTTAATAACTTTGGATGCAGTTATATCAAATTTTATTTTTTCACCATTTATTTCATTTTCAAAAGTAATTATGCCAGTTTTAAATTGCCACCCACTGATTGAATATTTGTAAGTATTAATATAAAACCATCCAAACCTATTTAACGTGCCAGTTTCTTTTTTAAAATTTTCATGTGCAAATACATTGTTTGAGTCTATGCTCCAGGTTTTTAAACTGGCTATCAGTTTATCAAGATTAATAATATCATTTTTATCTCTTAACATTACTACCCCATATTTTAATTAGTTTTGAATTGGAATCACTTCCCATAATAGTTAAAGTAAGTTCAGGTCTATCATTTTCAAAATTAGATATTAACCTATTTTTCGCAAAATTATTTAATATATCGACAGAAACAGTTATTCTATCATCATTAATAATACTATAAAAATGATCATCCGTTAAACTTGACATGAGAATTATAGCCAAAACCTTACCATCAAACTCATTATAAAATTTTGATATATTTTTAATTTCCAAACATTTACTGTGTGGTAAAGCATCTTTCTGTATTTCTAACACAAAAATAGTAGTCATGATTAATACATTATGTTATGTTGAATTTTATGAATATCGATAATACTTTTTACTTTCCAATCAAACGAGGATAATTCCTTCTCTTTAGACTCTAATGATTTAATTGTAACATTAATTTTGTCTAATAATTTTTTATTATCAACATATTCGGGAAATTTTTTTATTTCTCTTTCATAGTCTTTATGGGTTTTTAACAATTCGGGGAATCCATCATATTCACTTGCAACATTATGGATTTCAATGGCATACCAATTATCAAATGCTATTTCTAAATCAGCATGTGATAATCGAAGTTTAAATATAATTTTCGTTAATTTGGCGTGGTGATAATTAGCTAGAGCAATTTTTTCTTGTATTTCCTCTAGTTTGACTTTTGGATCGAGTGAAAAATCTAAAATTTCTGTCAACTCGTATATTTGACTATCCGTTAAGATTTCTTTAAGAAAGGTTAGCATTAAAATTCCTCATATTTAATTAAGATATGAGGAATTTTACAATTTTTTTGCCGATTTTATTCTTGTGAGAAAAATGTTATTTGCAAATCATCCAACTCAAAACCATAAGCGGTAGATGCTTTTTCGAGATCAAATAACGAATAATCGCTGCTCGACTTAATTCTTCTAATTTCTACCAACGCATTGTTTTTTAAATAAGTTTCAAAAGCACCAGCAAGGAACGAAACCTCAATACCATATTTTTCAGCAACGCCCGTAATTATATCAATATTTAAAAGTGCTGGTTTGTATTTCGTATTAATTTCAGTAACAGCATCTTGAAATTGTTTGGCTTCTTTGTGTAATTCAAGTGTTGTAGATACAACAGTTTCTTTTTTTCTAAACATAAACATAGTTAAAACTCCTGAGTTTTTAATTATTAAGCATTTTTATTTATTTATTCGTTTTTTACATTTGTTTAAAAATTTTGTAAAATATACTATATACAGTAACAATCTTTAAAAGGAACATTATGAGCCTCAATTCTTCTATTTTTGAAAAACCGAGTTGTAAATTTAAATTTTTGCAAAGAGAAGGTTTCAATACACCGAACTACTATGAGCTGTTAACATCAGATGATGTTTTGAGAGTATATCGGGATTATATGATTTCAAAAAGAGACACCCTGAGCTATGATATTGATGGATTGGTTCAAGAAATCGATGATTTTGATGCACAAAAAGAATTGGGATTTCAACCAAATGGGTTAATCCCAAAATTTGCAACATCAATAAAATTTGATAGTATGGGTGCAGTTACTAAATTAATAGATGTTCGGTGGACTGTAGGTATGACGGGCAAAATAATCCCTACTGGAATTTTTGAACCTATTGATGTTATGGGTGTTACTATTACCAAAGCATCACTTCACAATTTTGAATTATTGGATACTCTTATAAACAAAGATGGTTTGCGTATCGGTTCAAAAGTTTTAATTTGTAGAAAAGGTGATGTAATTCCTCAGGTTGTATCCGTAATACCTGACAAAGAAAAAAAACCTTATATCCAAATACCAGCCGAATGTCCCGAATGTGGAGAAACACTAAATAGATTTTCTGTTAATTTAGTTTGTGATAATATTGCTTGTTCTGCAAAAACAAAAGGCATTTTCACAAATATGTTTAGTACGTTAGATATTAAAGGGTTAAGTGATAAATTTGTTGAAAAAGCCACTGAAGTTTATGACATTACAACCATCGATGAATTAATGAATTTAACAGTGGATGAAATTGAAAAATTGCCAGGGTTCGCAAAAAAATCAGCACAGAAGGCATATGATACTATCCACTCAGTTACGGATGTAACACCAGAACAATTCTTTGCATTATTAAATATACCAAATCAAGGAGTTCGAGTATTCGAAAATTTATTTTCGCAATTCCCAATGGAAAAATTACTAGATAACTCCTTCAAACCAGAAGATATTTTAGACACTAAAGGTATAGCTGAAAAATCTGCAAACGCTATTCACACTGGAATACAATCAAACCTTGATAGATTGCGTGAAAACGCAAAATGGTTCACCATAATTAAAAAAGATGTGGTGACATCACCGGAAAATCACAAAGCCGCGATGATGGGTAAAAGTTTTTGTATTACTGGAACATTAAACTTAGGGACTAGAAAAGATTATGAAACCTTAATTTTATCTTCGGGTGGTAAAATATCAGCAGTTACAAAAAATTTAGATTTCTTAGTTACCAATGATGCTGATACATCATCATCAAAAATGAAAAAAGCGTTAGAAATAAATTCAACCCTACACAATAACGGAGTTGATAAAAAAATCGTGATAATTGATGAAAATCAATTACGTAATATTTTAGAAATCTAGTTTAAATACCTTTATGGAGTTAAAAAATGGAAAATCCCGAAGTATATGAAGCAGAATTAAATTTGGATAATTTTAGTGTTACTGAGGAAAAATCAGATGATCAACAAATGACTGATTTACAAATTTATGGAATTAACTCGGCAACTGTTAGATTATTAAGTAAATTGCGAAAATATATTATATTAATCCAACTACAAATAGATTTAGTTTCAAAACCTCAAAGTATTCAACCAGTTATGAGAGAAATCTATCAATATTCTGAAACTCAAATGATCATGGATATTAGAGAAGAATTGGATATGTATCGCGTGTATGCTTCAGATAGAATAGTAATCAAAAATGTAATGCATGTACGTGAAAAATTTGAACAGGCAATAAGTTATGTTACCGAAAACATGCAAACTGTAGAATCAGTAATCGATAAAAGTTATATCGAAATATTAGATACTTTCATAGATTCACTACATCAATTAACAGATAAATTAACAAAAAAATCCATTTTATCCGACCAGTATTAATTAAATTTATTTGGTATAATAAATTTTTAATTTTAAAAAAACAATCACAGGATTATTAACATGAGTAATTTGCGAAATAGATTATGGGTAGCAAAATATGCACCTACAAACTTTGATGATACTATCATGCCTATAGAAATAAAAGAAAAAATGCAAAATTTTGTAAAAACCCAGGATATTCCTAATCTATTACTTGCAGGACCGCCCGGAACTGGCAAAACCACATCTGGACATGCATTATTACAACAATTGAAAGTTGATAAAGGTGATATTATGTTTATCAACGCTTCAGATATTAACTCAGTTGATGCAGTTCGAAATATTATAACTCCATTTGCAATGAGCATGAGTATTAATAATGAATTACCAATTAGATTTATTTTTTTAGATGAAGCGGATCATCTTAGTCCACAAGCTCAAGCTGCTTTAAGAAATTTAATTGAAGCAACATATAATAGTGCGAGATTTATTTTAACTGCAAATTATCCTAAAAAAATTATTCCGGCATTACACAGTAGAGTACAAACTTTTGTTTTAGAAAAACCTGCACTCGATTCAATTTTAGAAAGAGTGTTAAATATTCTCGAAAGTGAGGAAGTAGAAATAGAATCGGAAGATGATTTGGTTTCATTAATTCGAAATAATAGCACTGATATTAGAAAATTAATTCAACTGTTACAACAAAATACAATCATCAATGGAAAATCTAAGATTTTAAGAGTTAAAACTAAGCAAGATGCGTGTAGTGAAACATTTGTAGAATATATTAACTTATTTAAAAAGAATGATGGTAAGGCATTACGAAATTTAGTATTCACGGCATTCACAGATAGTGATTGTGACGAATTTTGGTCGTTATTCATTGATGATATTATCAAAAATAGCTCAACATATGAGAATATTGGAGCTGGTATAGATAATACCATTTATCATCTGAATGAGGGACAAAAAAACCACGAAGTTGTTGCAAACAAACAATTAAATGTGTTAGGATTTACATTGGCGGCATTAAATGTTGGTGCATAAATGAATACCGATTTGGTAAATACCACTTTAAATTATATACAACTTTTCTATGGTAATGGTCTTTTATTTTTTGTTTTTTCCGCAATAATAGTTATTTTTATTCGCAGATTTTTTTCTGTGAAGAAAGAAACAATAATAGTTTTAAATACTAAACGGATCGCACAGGAATATAAAAAAAAATTAGATGAAGAGTCAAAAATTAATAATAAACCATGATTTATCGATTCACAACTTAGAATTTTGACAATTTTAATAACCCAACAGGATTACAAACTATGAAATATATCAGTATCGATTTAGAAACTACGGGACTAGATGAAAATAACTGTCAAATTATTGAATTTGGTGCGGTTTTAGAAGATACCAATAATATTCTACCAATGGATGAACTGCCGGTGTATCACGCATATGTTACACACCCAGACGGTAATTTATTTGGCAACGTATTTGCGTTGAATCTCAACGCAGGAATTATTGAAAAACTGAAAAATCAAAAAGAATTACAAGATTTACACAACTATGTTCCCATTGAAGATTTAGCATTTAGTTTTATGTTTTGGCTTTATGAACAGGGGTTTCAACTAAACACAAAAAATGAGGGATTAGAAACCGAATATAAAAGTGTTGAATCTATTACCGTTGCTGGAAAAAATTTTTCAGGATTTGATAAGTTGTTTCTGAATAAGGTTCCAAACTGGAACAAATACATCCGTATGAGAACCAGAGTTTTAGATCCTGCAATTTTATTCATCGATTGGAAAAATGATAATGCACCACCATCACTCGATGAATGTAAAATTAAAGCCGGAATTCAAGGGGTTGTGACTCATCTTGCAGTTGATGATGCGAAAGATGTTATCAAATTATTGAGAACTAAATATGTCTGAAATTCCAACAGAAAACAATAACTACTTTACATTTGCAACTCATAATTATTCTATTCTAACTGAAAAATTTTTACAGGAATTATATGAGTCTTATCCAGAAAAAATAGTTGTTTTGCTCAATGATGAGTCTGGCAAAATTAGTAAATTGTCGTTGAACAATTATATAATGACATATTCTGTAACACCCGATAGTTTTGACCCATTATTGTTTAATAAATACATTTCGACAATCCGAGAAATATTCCGGAACTAAAAAGAATGAAACCCACAACTAGTTTAGATTATTTAGATGTTTTTATTTCAGATTTGAGTTTTCAATATCCAGAAAAATTACTACAATTAAATGAGTATATAGAGTACAAAGTTTCGTTAAATTATTTCATAATTAACAATTCAATTGATATTCATACTTTCAACCCAACAGTATTTAGAAAATATGTTCAAAGTTTACATAGAGATGGAAGAAAGTAACTATGATAAGTAGTAGTAGTAATATTTGTCTAAATATAAATCAAAAAACTATTTTTGATGATGTTTTTGATAATGTGTTTATTCAAAACTTAGAAAATGTGTATCCAGAAAAGTTGGTATATCTTTTCGGATTAGTATTTACTCTAAAACATTTAGAGTATTTTTTAGAAAAAAACTCACTAACAATTGATAGTTTCAACCCAATTGATTTTGAAACATTTTTAAAAACTGGAATACCACTACCACCAACAGTTGGTGATGTTCGAATTGATTCTTACAAAAACATAGTATATGTCTATGCTAAGAATGATAAATCTAAAAATTATGAATGGGTTAAAATTTAACGGTTGTGGATTAAACTGAATCCACAACCGTTAAAATAAATTACAACCAGTTTGGTGTTTCATAAGATTTAATAATAAACCTAATGGGATGTTTTTCAGTTAATTGAATCTTAACTCTATTTTCATCTAATAAAATTAAAGGAACAACATCTTTTTTCCAGTAATCGACACCCTCTACATCATCCAAAACATAAATTGTTGCATCAATATCATAAGATCTCATATTATGTTGAATAATATATTCCAACTTTGGTATATCAGCCCCTAATACACCTACCGCAATAGAATTAAATTCTGCATCTAAATATTGTTGTAATGATCTACCAATATACTCATATACAGTAATAGTTACTTCACCGACAGGGGGTGTATTTTCAAATGATACTACCCCATTTGCATAATCAAATATCCAATTAGATTCATGTGTGGTTGGAATTTTATCACCATTAATAAACAACTTCACAGTATAATTAATTCCGTAAGATGGTGGAATAAACCCTTTTATCTTTTCATTATTCTCATCAACAGCATACCATGATTTTCTACCTTGCACAGTTTTATCTTCAACCAATGATAAAAATACACGAGGATTGATAATAGATGTTTCAACTGAAGGTGGTAAAACCGGAACTTTATCTACCCAAATTTCTTTAGCATGTTGAAAGAGGATAATTCCATCATCCTCTTCATACCATTTTTTACTATTCCAGGTATGCTGTTTTCCAGATAATTTCTTTTGAGAAAAATTAATTTTGGTACTATCTAGCATGATTTATCTCCAATTCTCAGAAATTTCTTCAATTTCAGTTATTATACATTTATTCGTTTTCAATACAATTTCAATCAAATAACCAAAATCAGATTGTACGGTTGATAATGTTCCTACAGTCCAGGGACATTCGTATCCAGTTGTAGTTTTTGATATTGTGGCTGCACATCCAGTACCATCAACGGTAAATTCCTCTGTAAACTCAAGGGTATCAAACAATTTGTTAATATTCAACCAACCAGTAATACCAGGAAATTTAATATGTACGTCAAAATCAATACCAATTATATTTTCAGTAGTTATCTTCAATACACCGTTTGAATTTGGTTTATTATTAGCATATATTCTTCTATAATAATACTGTGGACTAGTTGACAGTGATGAATAATCGGTGTTTATGTTATAATCGATAAAATTTGATTTTGCTCTTATTAACGAACCCATATATTGTTGTGCATTTCCAGTTTTCAAGTTTGTGGTAGAATCCCACGTACCTACAGTGTTACTACTAACACTCGTAGAGTCATTTTGGTTAATCACATTAATGTTGATTCTATACTCCTCATCAACAAAAGTTTCTTTTAACGGTGTTGAATTGCCTGTCGATGGGTAAGTATCTATTAAAATTTTATGAACCAATGTATCAGATGGACCCCATCCAGTGATAGGTTTACCAGCCTTAGCTGTAATGGTAACGTTATCAGCGAAAGTTGAAGGTGAATCATAAGAAATAGTATAACCCACTAAACTAAATTCATGATTCCATAACGGAACTTTTAAACCTTTCATAGTTGACTTAGTGGAATTCCATTCAAGGAGATCGTGTGTTGACCCATCCATTTTAATAGAAATTGGTTTATCCCAATAAGTATAAGTGAAAACATTTTTAGCCACATAATCAAATACAAATGAAATTTTAGTATTTAAAAAAGGAATTCCAGATAAAAATTTAGGTATTCCACTTTTTGAATTAAACCCATTAATTTTTGATGATGGTGGCACACTATTTGGATCATAAAACAACTCCATTGTATTTGTTTTGAACGGTGGGGTTGGTATCTCTGCATTAACATCGGTTATATCGTGCTCAACTCGAAAAGTGTGTCTTCCCGGTGAAATATTACAGTTTATAATTCCCGAACCACATTGCCATCTTTTAAAATCATTATATCTTTCAATTTTAGTTATTATCAATGATCCAGTTGAACTCTTATATTTTTCTTTATTTGGATTTGCATTGATAGATAGTGGATTACCATCAAAATCATGTGTGTCTTGCTTTATTGTGGGGTCATATCCCTGTGTAACACCAAAATAATCTCGGCTTGGTTCATTGAACAATCCATATAAATCTACCCCTGCATCAACCAGAACTTCATCAGAATATACAACGATTTTCCCTTTATCTGCCTTACCAAATTGGCGTTGTAACTTCCCTTTAGTTACTGTACCGTCAACAGGTAATGTTGCCTTTACATTCGATGAACCAATAATATATGAAATCTCATCACCTGCGGAGACACCATTTAAATTTATTTTATCAGGAGCTGTATCTGTCAGCGATGAGATTTTGCCAACATATTGTTTTTGTTCAATTAAAACCAAATCACCTCTAAGCATAGTTGCTGCAGGTGGTGCTAAATCTTTCAACGCCTCATTAACATCATCCATGGCATCTGAAATTTTAGTCTGTTCGGTAAAATCAAATAAGCCGTCGGGCCAATAACCACCATCCTTGGTTGGACCTAATGCGTCAACACCAACTACTCTAACTTCCATTTCTTCAGGTTTAACTGGTAAACCTGTTGTTTTATCCAATTTTAAAAAAACACCTTGTAACTTTCCAATAGAGGTATTAAACCAAAAACGTCCTAATTTCCATTCTTTTTCTGCTGGAACAGTATCTAAATTTTCGGGAACAAGATTTTTAATTTGTGCATTTGGACTTAACCGTAAATGTTGCTTCAATTTAAACTCAGCAGACATATGTAACACTCCATAATATTCAATTTAATTCACTTATTTATACCACAACAAAAGTTAATCATAACTACTTTTTTAATTTTTATATTTTTTTGTGTATAATTTAAAATAACTAATTTAACTTTCAAAGGAAAATAAAATGAACCAACAATTATTAGACAATTTGGCGATGTTACAAGATGGATTAAACGAATACATTACTAAAGATTGGAAAAACAATAGAACTGAATTAGATTTTATGATTTGCTCACATCAAGAAATGTCAGAATTAATTGATACCACTTGTGATGTTGACGGTGCTAAACATTCATTAGACTGGAAATGGTGGAAACAAAAAAGTGGTAGTGGTGCAAGAACAATGGATACTGTTAAGTGGAATGAATTACACCAATCCGTAATTGATAACATTAAAATTGAATTAACCGATTTAGTTTTCTTCACATTATCACAACGCATATTAGAAGATCTCACCGATCCAGATGAACCAGTGGTATTAAGTGAAAACGATTGGTTGAATTTTATGAGTATTACCGCAAATAACCTGTTACAACGACCAAGTATGTCACTAGGAATTGTATTGGAACTTTCCAAAAAAATTGATTTCAATATTGCAGCATATTACATTGTAAAACATCTTTTAAACTATTATCGACAAATTTCAAAATACGGTGATGGTTACGAAAAAATTAAAAATGGTAAAGAGGATAATGAGTTATTACACGATATTATCAACGACATCACAGTTGAAAATTTAATTATCGATTTTGATAACGCATATAATTTAATTGCATCGAGATTTTTTGAAATTTTTACTGCACCAAAAGAAAAAGAAATTACAATCGAATTTTGGAGAAACTTTCAACATCCTAAGAGTTAACTGAAAGTGTATCTTAAATTTCAAATTTCGGGAGTAAAAAAAAATAAAATTTCCACTGAGGAAGTAAGAATTGAAATTAGAAAAATAGAAGAATCCTTATATGGTGAATCAATGGATTATATTAAAATGATAAAACTGAACGATATTTTAAACCATAAAATTAATATACCTTTTAACTTAATGATAAAAGCCGAATTAATATCAGGAAGCATAAAATTAGTTGGTTACACCGATGATTCTAAAGCAGTATTAGATCCAAACTGTGGAATAAATCACATTTCAAAAATACGTTAATTAGGAGTTTATATATGCAACATACGGAAAACTATACAATCACACATGAAGACATTGTTGATGGAGAATTTACAGAAATTCAACCATCTATCAATGCAATGGAAAATGGTGATGAATTACGAGCTATGGGATTTAGAGATATTAGTAAAGCTGGTGATTATGAATCTCAAATAAGAGATGAAATATTAAATTCTGTACAAATCCAACGGACATTACAAGATTATCAACGCAATTCATCCGATAAACGGTCGACTAGAGATTATTTAAAACAACATATTGATTTTTTGGTTAATGTTTCCCCAGGTAAAACAAAAAAAGATATTGTTTCCAAAATGACAATTGAACATGCGGCAGCCATTATGAAGATAGCTGCAAAAGCAGATGTTCCTGAAAAACTATTAAAGAAACATTTAAAACATCTCAAAAAAGAATACACATAACATAACGTCTACACCCCACTACAAAAGTAAATTGATGTCAACTATGTTTGTAGTGGGGTAGAAATAATTGTAACACTGAAACATTTTTAGTATAATTTATTTGTAGTTGAAATTTTAATTTTTTATAAGGAAAAACAAAATGATTGAATTCGATAATGGTCGAGTAACTGAAGTATTACGTGCATGTTTAATTATCGTTCAGCAGCAAGAAATGATTGATGAAGTAATTCCAGATATTGCTGATGAATTTGGTGTTAGTAAAGGTTCAGTTAAGAAAATTTGTATGGCATACGCAAAAGATACATTGCAGAAAACACAGGAAAAATTAGAAGATGAACGGTCAATGCTCGCAAACATTGAATTATTGATAGAAGCGGTTGAAAACATATCACCTTCAGATATTAAAGAAGTATATGAAGAATCAGATTTAAAAAAACCAGATGTTGAAGATTAGTTACATTATTAAAAATTTTCTTTAGTTTTAACGTTAAAGAATTTATAAATTACTTTTTTTGGGAGATTAACCATGCATTTCAAAGGAAACATTATTATTACAGATCCATGTTATATTATTGATGAAGAAAATACTGACGATTGGGATGATTGTGAGTATGGTTGTAATATGGAAGAATTAGGTATCACCAACTATATTTGTCGGGATACACTTTATGGTGATTGGTCTTGTACTGTATTCGATACTGTCAACGAAAACAAAATAGGAAATTTTTCTGCAGATGCTGGTATGGTTGCTGTTTTTTTACTTGATGAGGTTTTAAAATACAATCCACATTTCAACTATCATACCGAAAAACCAAATACCACAACACTTATTAAAAATTTTGATGGTGATGTAACTTTTGAGTTAAATGGAGATAATGTTCATGTAGTTGGTAAAGGAAACATCAATTTCAAATCAACACAAAATCAATTTTAATATAGAAGTAAAATTTATTAGCTAAGTAGCAAAAAAAAATAAACCCAATTAAAATTAAAAACTTTAATTGGGTTTTTTAAAATATTTTTTTCAAATATAGAAAAGGAATTATCTATGACTACTCAAAAAAGAAATTTAAACTACCTTATTCTTTAGGGTGGGGTAGTTCACATTTTCATCCCTTATATTGTATAATTACTTAATAGAAGTTAGAGAACAGTTGGTATTCATTCCACTATTTTCTCTAGTACGGTAAATACTTTAGATTACTTTTCTTCTTTCTTAGTTATACAACTTAAAACTTTCTTTCACCAAATTTCATATTTTTAACGAAAATAACCGAGGCATAAATGAGAAAAAAATTACACAAACATACATCACATGATACCGAATTGATTCCTCAAAATATTTTTCCAAAACAAAAGAATGTCTACGTTGGTGAGGACCAAGATAGAAATATAGCGATTGTACTAATATATGGTGTTATTGATGAACCCGATGAGTATGTTGATGAACTATTAAAATTAAACTGTTTATCATCAAAATATGATGTTGTTGAAGTCACGTTAAATTCACCTGGTGGTAGTTTAAATACAACTGTTGATATGCTTTCAACAATTAATAAATTTGAGGTTGTTATTACTATTGGTAAAGGTGAGGTTGCATCTGCGGCATTTATGTTATGGGCAAGTGGTGATATTAGAGTAGTTACAGATTATTCAATGTACATGGCTCATAGAGAATCGTATGGTATGTATGGAAAAACATCCGAACATAGAGATGCTGCTCAAACATTTGGTAAAGTGTATGAGGAGCTATTTGAGGAATGTTTTGGTGATTTATTAAATGATAAGGAAAAACTTATTGCTGAAAGATCTGAAACTTGGCTATCTTATAAAGATCTATTAGAAAGAGATAGAGTTATTAGTTATGATAAATATGTTGTTCCTACAAATCTTTATTCTGTTGTTGAATTGTTTGTTACCGATTCTGGTTCAATATTTATGAAGGACCCTGATTCGGATTCATTCAGAAGTGTAACTCTACAATATGGTGACGAAGCTCTCGAAAATATGACCAACTATCTTTATGGTATTGCACCAATAACTAAAATGCCAACTGAGGTACCTACAACAAAACCTAAAGCGAATATATCTTCAAGATTGAAAAACAAAAATGTAAAATCTACCGATGATACGACATCGACAAACAAAAAACCAAAAAATAAAACTGGAGAAAACAATGAGTGATTTATCTGAATTAGAAATCGAAAGAGCATTAGAAATAGCAAATATACACAAAGAGGGTAATAATATTACTCTGACTGATATTGACCATTATATAAAAAATGCTATAAGTGTTGAATTTAAATCTAAATTCCCAAATGACAATTTTGATGTATCGTGGCATACCTACAAAGCTATTGGTTGTTTCCCAGCATTGGGAAATGCCTATGATATTGGTATTTCAATTGATAAACCAACTCATTATCTAATGCGATTAGTTGCTACCTGGCATATTGAAAAAGCATTGAAAGCATTAAAATTTGACACCGATAACGATCCAAATTTATTAAGTGAACCGGAATTTGCAAACATTGGTACTGCAGGTAGAATTGCGAAAATTTGGGCTGGTAGTAGTTTAGATCCAGAAAATATTAGAGAATATGGTGATGGTAGATGGGTAAAACCACCAAGATTAGCAACTTTCCCTGCAAAAGATGCAGATCGTGGAAGACCAGTTACAGTAGTTATTAATAATCCAGGTATTGGTAGTGTATGTTCACATCACTTTTTACCATACAGCATACAAAATTCTGAGAACAGCAAAATTGTTATTTCTTATATTCCCAACAAAAAATTATTGGGATTATCAAAAATTGGTAGATTTGTAGAATGGTGTTTAAATAGACCTTCTTTACAAGAAGAAGCGACTGAATTAATCTTTAAAAAAATTAAAGAAATTGCCGAAACAGATGATGTTTATGTTGGGTTGATTGAGTTAGAGCATAGCTGTGAGACCACACGAGGTAGCAAACAACATAGCACAACCACTACTGAGGATTATAGTGGTGCGTATAATGATATTACATATCGAAATTCGATTCTTAAATACTAGTTTGTCGACCACATCATATAATTCATATATGATGTGGTTAAAAAAATAAAGGTATCAAAACATGCAATACAATGAAAAATTATCGAATGAAAAATTAGGTGCATTTCAACAAGTTTCATCTGGTTATGATATTGGCAATTTATCAACACAAAACAAATCATTTATAAAATCAAAAACTAAAAATCCATTATCGTTCAAAATTAAAGATATTGAAACTGTTGGTAACTCCAGTGAAATATTAAAAGTTTTATTTTCTAATGGATTAGTAGCAAGGATAATTAAATTCACAGATAAAGAAAATCGTGCCTCATCATCATTCGATATAGTTGATGAATTAAAAAAAGAAATCTTAGTCAATACCGATAAATCATTTACTGGTGGTACTGGTATAGCAGAATCATTATTCAAAATAAATTTTATATCTCAATGGGAGGTGCCAATATTTACAAAACTGTGTCGGGGTTTTATTTTAGGTGATCCAGAATCAATAAAAAAACTTATGTTTGACTACAACTTAAAAATAACAGAAGATACCGAATGGAAAATAAAAGAAATCATTGGAGTTAGCAAATGAAATATGCCCCCTATTCTTTCTCCAAGATTCAAACCTTTTTTGAATGTCAGAAAAAATTTGAATACACTTACGTTAATAAAATACCAATCGATTATGATTATGTTGACCCAATATACTTTAAAAGAGGTAGATTTTTACACGCCTATATAGCAGATAGATTAAATGGTGGTGATGGGCTAACTATAAGTCGACACAATATTGATATTGGTGAAAAACTAAAATTAGTAGAATTTGCAGATGTAACATTAAACAATGAATATATCAGTCTAACTTATGATTTTAATACCAATAAGGTTGAATCATTCGTTGCACTAGATCACGAATTAAAACCATCAAATAAAAAAAATAAATCGGCATTAAGTGGGTATATTGATTATTATGCTGTTCATGATGATTATGGAATGATTGTAGATTGGAAATCAGGAAAATATCATAGTACCCCACACTACTTTCAACTCGAACTATATGCGATTTGGATCTTCCAAAAATACCCAGAGGTAACAGAATTAGATTTAGTGTTTTATTATGTTGAGCATAATAAATTTCAAGTCAAAACAATAAATCCCAATGATGTTTTTGAATTAAAAACCACCCTTTCTGCAAAAATAACTATCATTGAAAATACAAACACCTTTGAGGTAAACAAATCAAAAAAATGTACATCCTGTCAATTTTTTAATGTGTGTAATTCTGAATTTGGTGTTGTTGGTGATATTTAAAAAAATGTATTTTTAAATCCTATATAATCATAGGATTTAAATACGAAAATATTATGTGATAGTTTTATAACCACCACCACTTTTATTAATACTACTATAAACTGAACCAATGTCAGTAGATATAGGTTTAGTTGCCACAGATTCGTTAGATGTATTCTGCTCGTTCATAATTTGAATAAGTGCTTTCTTTATAGCTTCCTCATATATAAAATTTGATACTTGACCAGCAATGTTTGCGTAAGGTTTATTATTTTTCATAATCACCATTGCTGGAACGGTACTCATCAAAAAATACTGTGCCAATTTACCTGTTTCCTCATCTATTGCACAGGTATATATGTCAATTTTTCCACAAAATTTTTCATCAAAATTATCAAACATCTTGAAAATATTTTCTAAATTTGGGAGTTTATTAGAATAAAATAAAATCATAAATGTTCGACCATTAAATAAAACATCATCGATAATATCATCGGTTATCTTAGCAATCATATTTTTTCTCCTTGGTATTATTAATCTACAGGATTATACAAAAAATATTTCTTAGTAATCTTTGAATTTTGTAGTTAAAGAATAAGATTTACTAGAATATGATAGTGGTGTTAAAACTATATATTAATAAGGTGTTTTTTTGCACATATTCCAACAAAATTTATTTCATATGTATATTCGTATATTATTATCAAATCTGAATTTAATTTTGGTTTTTGTTATTGCTGAAAGCAATTATTCCTCAGAGGCTCCTCTTTAATATTCTTTAATATCTATTCTTTAGGAAAATATTTTTCATTTTTATGCTATATTAATAAAGTGTTTTAACTGGCAAGATGTGAAAAATCCATTTTAGTTTTGGTTGTGGTGGGAAAAAATCAATTTTAGTTTTGGTTGTTTTGACATGAAATCCATTTTAGTTTTGGTTGTGGTGGGAAAAAATCAATTTTAGTTTTGGTTGTTTGCTAATTGAAACAAATTTTGCAAGTATATTCAAAATTGATAAAAAACAATTTTTTTTATATAATAAAAATGTATAATATGATTATGAAATAATCTTTGAGGTAAAAAAATGAAAACTCCCGATAAAATAAATACGGATCGGTATGAAGTAAACAAACCATCAGAACTGTGTCAAGTAATATTCATCAAGAATTTTAAAAATGATTTTGAAATTTACAAAATTAGTCCTATGCAATTGGATCTAATAAATGGTATAATTTATAAGGTTCGGGAAATCATAATTAAGGAAAATTTAAACATCGATGATGAAATTCCATCTACATTATTCGACATAAAACTAAATGATTTTGCAAATATGTTTTCCGCTTATACTAATAACGACTATAAGGTTTTACTTGAAAAACTTATAGAATTGTCAGAAATGAAAATTATTATAAATGCCCTAGGTAAAAATAAAGATATTGATGAAACAATCATGACTAGGTTTATTCATGAGATACGACTATCAAAACATAAACATCAAAAAAACCAAAGAATTAGAGTTGCGATTTCTAATATTATAATTAACAGGTTTATTAACGTAAAAAAATATTTTTCCAAAATGTTTTTTACAATCCAATTTTCGATGGTATCAAAATACTCAAAGTTATTATATGAATTATTGAAAGATTATGAAAATATTAAAAAAATAGAATTGACTGTAAATTCATTGCATGATTTACTAAATGTTGTTGAACCAAACCAACGCAAATGGACATTATTTAATCAAAATATTTTGAAAAAAGCTGTCAATGAAATCAATGAAAAAGCAGATATTAAAGTTTTTTACGAACCTATTAAAGAAAGACCATCATCAACTGAAAGATTGCAGGTAACAAAAGTTAAATTTGTTATCGAGAAACAAACGGAGTCAAGACTACAATCACTAGGGTTAATTCATGAATCGATAAAATCCAATAAGTTCTATAATAAGTCGAAAAATAAATTAGACAAATTATTGAAAACTGGGTACAAACTAATCGATGAAGAAAAATGGATTGAAACCGACATCAAAAACAATGCTGTCCGATATGATGCTGAAATAAGAATTGATAACTGGTTGAAAAATACACCACAAGATGATAAAAATAACATATATGCAATGCTTGCAAAAACACTTGATGATTGTGACGAACAATTTATTTATATTGATGGATATTTAATTAGAGGAGTTTTTTCGAATGATTCATATACTAGAAACCCAATGGAAACTATTTCTGTAATGAATGAGTTGATCAACCAAATTTCTTCAAACTCAACCAATTAAAATGAACTTCATTATTTTTTTGTAAAATTAATAAAAAAACATGGAATAATAATATTATGCTAAAAAATCCAAATCCAAATCAAGAAGTGATTGATTTTTATAATTTACTCAAAACCAATCCAGACAAACAGTGGTATGAATACGAGGAATACAAATTTGTATTAATTGCAGAAAAACCTAGTCAAATAAAAAGTTTAAGAGCCGTACTTCCTAAAGGGAAACATATCAAAATAATTTCTTTAGCAGGGCATATCATGAGATTAAAAAATTTTGAAGAGTACGATTTATCTTTAAAAGATAAATCCTGGTACAAAATGGTAAAAGATGATAATCTACCATTCATACCCAATGAATTTGAATCAGTAGTAAAAGAAAAATCCACAGGTAAATTCAGAACAGATTACAATGAAATGTTTTTATCGTTGAAGCGTTCGACAAAAGAAGCAGATTTCATTATTTCGGTAGCAGATCCAGATAATGAAGGGTGTTCATTGATGTATCAACCAGTTGATTATGCTGGTAATAGTCAAAAAATTCTTGGTCAAATCAATATGTCGAAGTTAGATTTTTTCTCATTACAGGAAGAAATTAAAACATTTGATACAATCGATTATTTTAGTATGGCACAAGCAGGTATTGCGAGAAGTGAGTTTGATTGGACTTTTGGATTAAACAATACCATATTAGCATCCGTTCTATTAGGTGGCGGTCAAACATATCATATCGGAGGTGTTAAATCACCAGTATTGAGAATGGTCTATGATAGAATCAAAAGTATTGAATCATTCAAACCTGAAAAATATTGTCAGTTTTTAGGTGAAGCAAAACATACAAAAACTGGAGTAGATTTTAAATACATTGTTAAAGTTAAACAAAATGATACCGAAATTATCAACACTCAGGATAAAATTGATATATTGGAAATGAAGATAAATGGTATGGACAAAGAAAACCCAGAAATATTGGGTGAAATAGGTAATTTATATGTGGAATTGGGAAAATTGCGATGGAAACTCAACGAATTAATTAAAGATTATGAATCCTCGGAACGAGACATTTACAATAGAACTATACGTACCAAAATAGAAAATGTAATCAAAGATGGTATGAAATTTAAAATATCAAATTTTGAGACTAAAAAAGGGTTAACTCAAAATCCACCTTTGGCATACTCATTAACCGATTTACAGGCTGAGGCTGGTAACAGTCATAATTTTACACCAGCCAAAACATTAGAAATCGCACAGAAACTTTATGAAGGTCAATGGCAGTCTTATCCTCGAACGGATAACAGATATTATGCAACTGGTGAGATGGCAAATATAAAGAAAATAATTCCAAATTTATTGGGATTAACAACTTTTTCTAATGTTAAAATACCTGTACCTTATAAGGTTAATACGGGAGTATTCAACTCAGCAAAAATTTCTGCTCATACAGGGTTATCACCAACAACCAAGGAAATAAAAGATTCATCATTAACTGGCGAAATGAAAACTATATATGATATGGTTTCAACAAGGTATCTAATTCAATTTATGGACAAATTTGAATACTACCAGGTAAAGTTGGATGTTGATGTTGATGTTGACATTTATATCACTACACATCAAAATATAGAAGTTAAAAAAGGATGGCGAGAATTATATAATCCTGCAAATATGTATGGTTTCAATTATGTACAAAAACAAACATTACCAAATATGTTAATTGGTGATGAAATTGAAATACTATCTATCACTCGTGAAGATTTACAAACAAAACCATCACCAATGTTTAACGATTTTTCATTGTTGAAAGGTATGGAAAATATTGGTCGAATTTATTCAGAATTGGAGGGATTAGAAAAAGGCATTGGTACACCGGCCACAAGAGCCAGTATCTTGGATCAGTTATTTAAGGCAAAATATTTAATTAAGAAAGGAAAAATTGTTGATTTGAGTCCAAAAGCTAAAATGCTCATTAAATTATTACCAGATGAAATGACATCACCAAAATTAAGAGCTGATATGGAAGCAAAGTTAAATGATATTATTTCCAATAAAATAACCAAATTAGATTATGAAACTGAATTTAAAGAATTGATTTCTGACCAAACTAAATCTTTATATGAAATTTCAAAAAATAACAAAATAGAAGTCATTGATAAAGCAACATTACCACCTTCAGATGCCCAAATAAAATTTGCAAATCAAATCGCAAAAGAATTAAAATTATCCATACCTAAAGAGGCTTTAAAATTAAAAGACGAGATGATGCAGTGGTTGAAAAAAAATGAAAAAAATATGCCTCAACTTTTAAGTGAAAAACAGTATTTATTCCTTAAAGAATATGGTAGTGACGATGAAAAAATTGTTTCGATCTTAGAGGCTCAAGATAATAGAACAATGACAAAAGAACAAAAGTTTGAAGCAAGTAAATGGTTAGGTTCGTTCATCAGAACTAGCAAATATCAAAAATTACGTGCCGCAAAAGGAGCAGCTACTAAAAAAAGAAATAGAGAGGAAAAAATGAAATCTTTAGGTGTTGTTGTACCTGATGTAAAGTTGAAATCTTTAAAAAAGAAATAGATGAAATAAGTTGATCTGAAAAAGAGAGGATTTAAAATTAATTTAAAAAAATAATATATTAATTAGACAATACAATCTATTAAAAATCAAAATGGTGTGGAACAGAGATGTTTCCACACCATATCAATATAAAAAAATTCACATAACACAATCAATTTAGTTAATTCTTTAGTTTAAAAAATTTACATCACAAAATGAAAAATCTACAAATGTAAACTCATAATTGATATTTGTGTATCACGCAATGAAAGTTATTTTTATATACCCTTCATAATCATTAAATGTGCCGATATTGGATATATTTGAACCATTAAATACGGTAGAATCATCAAACTTACCATCGCTAGTTGCAATGGAAGTGGCTGTATTAATTATAAATGAACCGCCACCAATACCTGAAAGATAAGAACCACCCATACTTGTTTGACCACCTAAACCGCCAGAATAACCTCCACCTCCGCCACCAGAGTTATTACCCGAATGTCCACCACCACCGCCACCAAAACCACCTTGTGCAGCATTAGTTGTCGAGTTTCCTCCGGTACAATAAAATGGTCCTGAAGCAGATGAAACAGCCCCACCAACAAATGCTGCCCCGTGTGTGTATTGTTGAGCTGATGAATCAGTAGCCATTGCCGCAGAATTAGTATAACCTGGATAATCTTCACCACTACCAAACCAACCACCTCCGCCACCACCATGATAACCTCGACCACCATAACTTAATGTTGGGTGTGTTCCAGATACCGATGGAGAATAATTGTATCCTGTAAACAATGGTTGTCTTCTAGTTTGACCATTTATATATTCTTGTGTAGTCATACTACTGTAAAATCCAGCACCACCACCAGCAACAATAATTGGTGTGTTTGTACCATAAAGACAAATAAATGAACCACCACCACCACCAGAATATGATGTTCCAGGTGCAATCGAACCTGTATCACCAGGTACTTGACCAACAACCATTTCTAACTTATCAGTTGTAGTAAATGGTATTCTTGCTCTAATTATTGCACCTTTACCATTAGTAGATGGCGTAGTATATTGGCCTCTTGCACCTGCGATTTCAATCTCATAAATTCCAGTTTTGGGAATTTGAAACACCTGATACCCCTGTGCTCTCCCTTGATAGAAATAATTGGTATTTGATGCCCATGTTTGACTACTATATGTGGATTGTAATTGTGCTAATGTTGGACCGTGTCTACCAACTTTTCCACCAGGCGTAAATGTATGAGTCGTAAACCCAGTATATAATGTTGCTCCACCACCTGAAGATGTATTACTTAAAAAAGATAAATTAATACCACTCATGACACATTACCTGTAATTATACCAGTATTTGCATTATAAAAAAGAACAGTACATAATCCGCGTGAAGCGAGTGTTAAAGATGTTTTTGTTGTATTTGAACCAGCAACATATGTTGTGATTGCAGAACAGGTAATTGTTAATGTGCTGGCAGTATTATTAAATATTGTGATAATATCACCAGCAGCAAAAACATTTGCGGGTACTGTTATTGCCCCATTAGTTCCTAAACTTACAAATTTACCGATATCAGAGGTTGATAAAGTATATGATGATGTTTTATCTGTACCAGATAAAGGCATATTTCTATATCCAATATCTACTAAATCAATTTTACAATTCACTAAATTACCTGAAACTGGCGTTCCAAGTGCAGGATTTGTTCCAAGTTTAGAATTAACAGTATTTGTCAATGACGTGATTGCAGCATTATTAGATGTTACATAACCTGCGAATGCATTATCATTAGTTGTATCAACTGAGTTAATCAAAGTAACAATTTCAGCAAATGAATCTTTATCAGCAGATGATGCTGATAAAATAGCATCAATTCTAGCTTTTTCACTTGCTAAGTTATTGGTTAATGTTGTATCCGCAGCTTGTCTAGCTAATACCTCATTAGTTAAATTAGTGGTTAATGTGTTATCAGCATTTGTTCTTGAAGTTGCTTCAGAAGCAAGATTATTAGTTAATGTTGTGATAGCTGTTTCTCTAGATGTAACCTCAGTATTAATCGCAGCTTGTCTAGCTGTTGCTTCATTAGAAATTGCAGCAGTTAAAGTAGTAACTGCTGCTTGTCTGGCTGTAGCTTCATTGGTAACTGCTGTAGAAACTACACTACCCATTTTTTTAAAAATTGAATCAGGCATTTTTTATCTCCTTTTTTGGTTTGAAAGTATAAGTTGATGTTATTTATTTTTTACTAATAACACTAATTATATTTATCACTCTTGCCACAAGACATCAACCTTTAGGTCGTGGATTCCTAACCAATTTTCAAAAATACAATATTTTCCCAATAATTATTTTTTTGCCGGATTTTTAATCGGTTCAATAATTTCTTTAGCATACCAACCTATTTGAAATTCTGTAGAATTTCTTTCTAATTGTTTAAGAGTGTTTTCACTACAATTCACAAAAATTGGGCAACCGTTATTTTTGTATGATTCAGTTAATTTACGTCTTGAGAGTTTATGTTTTTTGCAGAAATCATCAAAATTTCCATATGACGTACCAAACAAAGTACCATCCACACGGTAAACTGAAATCTTTTTAGAATTAGGGGAAACGTAAAAATCATAAGCATCAAACTCACGTTTGGTCACTACCTTATTTTTTCCATCTCTAATATCCAAAACAGTTACTCTATCCTCAGATACATGTTTAAAAAATTCATTTTGTTCATATTCCATCTTAGAAACTAACTTGTATTTTTCAGCAATAACATCAAAAACTAAAACACACCCCTTATTTTGTCGAACATAATAATCGAATTCGTAAAATTCTTTAGTTGTTACCTGAACTGTGGTTCCATTTCTAATATCAATAACAGAAACTTTTCCAGTAGCCGCAGTAATATATTGATCCGACGAATTATATTCATTAACACTTATACTTTTGATAACGTTGTCTTTGGTATCAAAAACAGTAACGAACCCTTTTGTACAATGTTGGTAAAAATCAGTATTTTTTAATTCCTCTTTCACCACCAACTTTGTTAACCCAGTTCTCACATCAATAACTGGAACTAATCCTACAGTAGTGAAACCATTACTAATTGATTTAACTTTGTTATAATATTCGGTGTTTCTTGAAACATCATACAATTCGTGTAATCTTATTTCTTCATTGAGTGCATATTCTCTTGTTTCCCAAACTGATAATATTTCTTTTTTAAAATTTTCAATTCCACCAAATTTAATTGCATTCTTTAAAGGTGTAGAAGACCCCATATATTTCACATCTTTTTCTGGAGAAACTTTTGATGTTCTAACACCTATATAATATTTTTGGTTATCGATAGGGACAGTATTAATTATTTTGTAAACATAATGATATTGTTTCAAATTTTCTCCCTGTGCTAAAAATTATTAATTTCCTAACCATTATACAAACTATTGTATAATATAATATATTCTTATTAATTGGTAAAAAATATGTTGAAAAAAGTTAAAGTTAAATCGGTTAAAAAAATTGATTATTCTGGTAAAGTATATGATGTAGTTATGAAAAGTAACCCACATACATTTTTTGCAAATAATATTTTGGTACATAATTCCTGTTATTTCAGAGTAATGGAGGCAGAAAACTTAGAACAGGCAGAAAAAATAAGTAGAGAGGTAGTTGACGCCTGTGATAAAAAATCTATCCCATCAATAGTTACCAATATTTTTAATGGTAATGACATTATGCGTAGTGATTTTGAAGCAATTTCTCGATCAACACTGTCGTATGGTAAGAAAAAACAATACGCATTTCTTAAAGCCTGGGAGGATGGAGAAACCTTACCAACTCCAAAATTAAGCATCACTGGTTTATCAATTAAAAGAAGTGATTCACCAAAACAGTTATCTACTGAAATGAAACCATTCTTTACCGAAATTATGAAAGGTTTAACAAAAGAACAGATAAAAATCGCAATGGATAAAATTGAAAAAGATTATGATGCTCTACCAACATATGAATTGGCAGCTAAACGTTCAGCGAATAACTTATCAAAATATTTAAGGGCATTTAACTATGAATTAGTTAAAAAGGATAGACCATACAACATCGAAAAATTAGATGAGGCAGTTGAAAACGCTTGTGATGGGCGAGTATCCATCGATGATAAAATTTATGATGATTTCATGAGAACAGGCAAAGGTGTTTATTCCATCGAAAATAATAAATTGGTTAAAGATATAAAAGGTGATTTAATCATAGAGGCAAAAGTTAAAATGGTTATTCCATTTCATATCAAAGCATCGATACTTTATAATTATTTGTTAGAATTATACGATTTAAATGATTTCAATCCAATTTTAGATGGTGAAAAAATAAAATTATTTTATATTCAACCACAAAAATTTAATATAAAATACACGGATCTAGATGGAAACAAATATGATATGATACAAACTTTTGATTGTATTGCGTTCCCATCAAACTCAAAAAAAATACCAAATTTTATCAATACATTTACACCAGACAAAAAAAGAATGTTGGATACTTATTTCTTTGGTAAAATGGAAACAATTTTTGATGTTATCGATTTTAATAAAGAAAAATTAGAAAATATATCAATGGATTTATTGTTTTGATAGAATAATGTCTACAAAAGTGAAAAAAATACTAATTAATCAACATTTTTGTAGTTTCTATTACAGGGGGCATAAATATATTCAATACCAACAATGATGATTAATTATTATGCCCACTAATATAAAAATTGATACCCTGACTATTGATATTTTGAATCATCTCAATATAATTGTGACCGACGCTAATAATAATATAACCTTTATTAGTGACAACTATTTAAATGCGTTGGAATATACTATCGATGAGGTTATTGGAAAAAATCCTATAATTTTTAGACATCCAACAATTAATAATCTACCAATATTAAATTTTGTAAATAAAAATGGTGGACATTGGAACGGATTATTAAAAAATATTACAAAAAGTGGAAAAACTATATATTTCAATGCCGATATTTACAAAGATTATGATGAAAATGGTAATCATATTGGGTATCATTCAATACATACTGACATAACTACAACTATAACAAACCCCCATAAATTTATTTTTGATAATGAACTTTTATCAATTATATTTTCAGAAAATATAGAATACCTAATCATCTGTTTGAGTGACGAGTTCGATGAAAATAAACACGAAATTATCAAGATTAGTCACCCATTACTAGAATTGATAGGTATTGAAGCCGATAAATTAGTTGAGCAACACGCAAGTTTTGTAGATTTAATATCACCAAAGTCAATTTATTACAAAAATTTAAAACTGTTAATGCATGATCTTAACAATGAAAACCCATTACCGGTTGATATAAAAACGAAAAATAGGGATGCAAAATACAGAGTTTCATACACCCCTTTCAAATTCAATGATAAAGCAGCTCAATTATTTACGATGATTGACATAACCACCGAAATATCTTTTTCCGATCAACTCCAAAGTATAATAAAATCAAAAAATGAATTTTTGGCAAATTTAGCCCACGAAATTAAAACTCCATTGAATGCAATTAATGGTTTTATTTCACTACTACAAATGCGTGAAACAAATAAAGAAAAACTAGACTATATTGAATTAGTGTTGGAAAGTGTTAAACATGTAATAAACATTTCCAACGATACCATCGATTTTATTGGTATGGATAATAGTAAAATAGAGATAAATCCTAGAGAATTTACACCAAAAGATATTCAGTCAACCATAGAAATATTTTTTGCAAAGAGTTTAGAAAAAAACATTGAATTGACTGCATATATTTCACCACAATTACCAGAAATAATGTTTCAAGATATTTTGCGATTAAAACAAATCATAACCAATCTTATCAGTAATGCATTAAAATTCGTTAATGTTGATGGTAGAGGAACTATAGTGATAGAATGTCATTTCAACAATGACAAATTTTATTTTACTATTGTCGATAATGGAATTGGAATGTCCACAGAACAAATAGAAAATATATTTAATCCTTTTTATCAGGCATCAAAAGATACAAAAATGGTTTATGGTGGTACAGGGTTAGGATTGGCTGTTGTTAATCAAATAATTGAACTTATGGGTGGTAGTATTACTGTAGAAAGTGAACTCGGTGTAGGTTCAACATTTTCAGTTATTATACCAGTAAAATCAGTTAAAGAGTTTCAACATACAATTGGTCGAATGGATATACCAAACATTTACATTTATGCCCCATCATTTTCCAATACAAAACATGAAATTTTAAAGAAATATCTGTTCGATTTTACAACCGCAAAGATCAATAAAGTTGCAGAAATTGATACATTGAATTCAATAACGGATAGTGTGATACTACTTTATGTATGTGATACAGATATAAAAACTATACTCCAATTAAGTAAAACAAATAGAATTATTGTAGTTAAAAAAATGGACATGGTTATCAACAATTTTACAAATTCGTCCGAAATAATAGAAATAAATTTACCCATTTTAGGATCAAAAATATATGATGCACTAAATTTACTAATATCCGGTAGAATGGAACAATTCTATAAAAATAACTTCTTAGATATGACAATATCTGGTAGAATATTGGTGGCAGATGATCAAGAATCGAATAGACTACTAATAAATCGATTATTATCATGTTATGATGTAACGATTGATGTAGTATGTGATGGTAGAGAGGCAGTTAATTATTTTAAAAAGAGTATAATAGAAAACAAATCGTATTACGACTTAATATTGCTTGACGTCAACATGCCAATATTAAACGGCGTTGATGCCGCGAGAGAAATAAGACTTTTCGAAAAAATGAATAATATTACTAGAACTACAATAATATCATTAACAGCGGATAGATATACGGACAAAAATGATAGTAGATTGGTAGATATGGATGAATATATACCCAAACCTATTAATTTAAAACGGATGTTATATCTAATTGTGAAATACACAACTGATCTAAAATTGGTTGATGAAAACTTGTTATACGATGAAAAAATTAAAAAATTGAAAGAGATACGTGACGAATTTTTAAAACCAAATAATGAATTTAAAACAATGATAGACAATTATAAAAAACATTTTGATGGTTCGGAATTACCAATTATTGAAGGTTTAAAAGATTTAACTAATAAAAATGAATTCACTGCAAACTATAATAAAATTATGAAAATTTTTAGGAAGCACGGATGACGAATATAAATATCATAAAAAGGGGGTTATAGATGCATATTTTGCTTGATTTAGATGTTTCACTATATATACTATTATTTTTTATCGCAGGTACGATAGGATTAGTAGTGCGTATAGATCAATGGGTCGAAGGAGATTTTTCACATCCAATCAAAGAAAACGGTACATTAGATATCCTCAGATCGTTTTGGTCGTATGTATTAACATTCTTATTATCGGGATTATCGGGAGCAATTGTATCGATAGGGACAGGTTATATTTTAGAAAATAAGGATACAAACATAATGATCTTCACTGCTGTAATGATTGGTGCAATTGGAAAACTCATTTTTTATAAACTTGTGGAATGGGTACATTTTAAAGTTGATGATGTGTTGACACCTAAAAAAAATAATAACCAAGCACATAGAAGAGGGAAATGATTATGGTTAACGATTTAATTGATTCTGTTGATTTAAATACTTCTGATGAGTGGAACCAAAAAAAAAGTGTTAACCTTATTCGCCACACAGAAACTATCGATAAACTTGTTGTCCAAAATAAAACATTACAAAGAGAATTGCGTGAACTTTCAATACACGCGGAACAATTACAAAATAAATTATATGACAGCAATGTTAGAATTTCTAAAAATTTATTTTATATTGGATTATTTGCACTCGCTTATTTTGTTTACAGTGTAAATAGCAACCTAATAATGTTAAACGATAAGTTAATTGAGATAAATGTTGTAGTTGCACAATACAAAGATATAACTGAAAAAAATAAGTTATACAATCAAATTATGACAGAACAAAATGGTATTAATAAAACCAAATAATAATAGGGGAAAAGGGAGATAAAAATGCTTAGTAATTTATTTGGTAAAAAAATTCGTAAAGTGGATTATCACAACACTAATAAATCTGAAACACACAACTTCACAAATATGCAGGATCAAATCACATGGTTGACAGATAATGGTTGGGTAAATGGAAATACTTTCAATAAAAGTAACAAAAATATCCTGATAATGGATGACAGACAAGATATAATTTCCGCAGTCATTGATGATTTAGAAAGAATGGACGAAACTGAAATAATAAATCTAAATCATTTTAACCTGATAACTGTTTCATCAAAAAATGCAGGTTTTCACGTATTGGATATTTTAGAAAAAGCACCAAATATAACCATAGATTATGCACTATTAGATATTGTATTAGGTGGAAAAAAAATAGTAGATGGTGTAAAACAAATGGTAGATGGTGTTGATGTTGCAATACAAATATGGGAACGGTTTTCAACAGCACAGATACTTTTTTTTAGTGGTTGTATCATTGAAAATTCTAACGACCGTGATGATTTTAAAAACAGATTTACTAGTTATACACAAGAAGATATATCGGATTATTTGTTGCCAAAGGACATTGATTTTGATTCCGAAATCGATCAACTAGCAACATTTTTCAACGGTTTTTAAAATTATTTATGGCTATCGATTTTAAAAATATAGCTATTAGTAGTTTAACAATAACTGGGGTAACATTTGCGTCTGTGCTTTGCATAACAATTACTGTAAATTTATATACCACATTTACAATATCAAATGAATTCGAACCATCAATAAATTTATTAGCTAGAAATTATATCAATTCAAAAAACTCACCAACATTATTGACGGATAATTTTACCGATTCTCAAATAAATGTAGTTATATTTGATGAAGAAAAAAACAAAATATTTAAACTTAATAATAATTCTTTAATTGACATTAGTGATTCATCACCATTTCCAAAATTAATTAGTGTACCATTTGATGTTTATATTTCTTCTATGACAACGTTTGAAATGTCCACACTTGCAACTATGTATAATGTAGACAATTTAAAAATAAAACTAGATATATATGATAAGAAGCATATAGCCGCCGATACATTTATAATGTTACTAATAACTAACAGTCTTATTTCTCATATTTTATATTTTAAATTAGTTGCTAGAAATAAACTGATATTGAAATCACTGATTAAAGTTGAACAATACGAATACGCTCTTTCACAAAGAACAACAGCAGATTTGGTAAGTATAACACATCATAAATTGAATACGCCCCTAAAGGTTTTAAATACAAAATCCAGAATGTTGATTGATATAATAAAATCACAGGATAACATTTCACAAAAAACATTAGATAAGGCTTTGTTGGATTATCATAGTATTGAATCTTCATTAACCACAATTTCTGAGGTTACTGATACATTAAAATCATTTAATGATTTGAGTAAACATGAATTGAATTTATATAAATTGTTTAACGTTGCGAAAGAAACTACCAATGTATTGAATGATGATGAATTTGAAATTATATTAGATGAAAAAACTAAATTGTTCAATATTGATAAATCATATATAAATTCACATGAAATGATTCAAATTTTTATAAATCAAATAAATTTTTCATTGTCAATGTTAGCAGATAAAATTCATATAAAAGTATTTAATACCTCAAATAATGTTATGATATTATTATATTCTGATAATGGGAATATAATTACCGATGATATGATCGATGATCTAAATACCAATAATGAAATATTTGTAAATGCAGATACCAACCATAAAAAAAATACACATTATGATTTAACTTTAAACTTTATTATTTTAAATTCGAAAGATTTTTCAAATATAAAAATTCTCTCATCTAATAGAAATGGAAACATATTTGAGATTAAACTACCTGTTGTTCGAGCAGATGAAACAAAAAAATTTTAAATCATTGGTTTTTTAAACTATCCATAAGATCATCAAACATAGGTCTTATTTCATGTAATGGTGTGCCTTTTCGAAGTTCTAACTCCATATCTTGACAAAGATCACTTTCATAATAAAAATCACCATACAATAGTAGATTTTTTACTGAGTGTAACTTAGTAGAAACAGCCGATATATTGTTAATATCATCATTGAATAACATAGTATTGATTTCCAACAAAGTCTCTTCAATATTGTCTACCATTAAAGTTGCTTTTATACTAACCTCATCACCATTTAGAGTTTCACATAAAAAATCATATATAGCATCGTAAAATTTAATTCTATCAATTGATGAGTTCATCATAGTTTCCCCCAAAATACCACTTATATCTAAAAATTTAACACCAATATTAAAACTTCAAAAAAATCAAATGAATGAATTGTGGGTTGATATATAACCAACCAAAAACTCAAAAGAATTTTTATCAGGTTGTTTATACACCATATCTAAACATAAATTCAATAATAAGCCGACATCTTTACCACTAAAACCCATATTAATCAAATCGACACCATTAACTTTTAAATCTTTTATCATAATTGGACAGTTGGAATTTTTAATTATATTTAACAACTCTATATGGTTATTTATTGCGTTACCATGAAAATATCGATGAAATTCCAAAATAATCTCTGTCAACTCAAAATCTTTTGAAACATTACTTAATACTTTTTTAATTTCAAAAGGAGTAATATCCTCGATAGAATCTAAAAATTTTAATTGACTAACTATCTTTCTAAATGATATAGGTAATTTAAATTCTGGACACCAACCATTATGATATACCAAAGGTATTAAACTATTAGTGTTTATCATATCGGTCAAAATAATATTCGACATTTGTTTATTATGATTTATAAAATCAAAATCCATAACATCACACAGTGAGTTTATAATGAAGGTTTTATCATCTGAGGTCAACTCAGGCAATGAAAAAATATTATTCAATTCACTATACACCCGTTCAAGTGACAATTTAGAAACATCAAACACTGTTTTTGCGTCAATCACTGTTTTTTCATCAAAACATAACCCCAACTTTAGTTTAAATCGCACAAACCTTAAAAACCTAAGATTATCTTCTCTGATTCTATCAATAGTATTTCCAACAAATCGTAATTTCTTATTATTAATATCATCTAGCCCACCCATAACATCGACAAATTCGTTAGTAAGTGGATTAAACGCCATCGCATTTATAGTAAAATCTCTGCGAATTAAATCACCAGTTATAGAATCAGAAAATTCTATAGTTGCTCGTCTACCATCGGATGAAACATCATTTCTATACCTGGTTATTTCATAATTTTCTCCATTCAAGTGAATGGTCAAGGTTCCATGATCTTCCCCAGTGCAGATAACATGATCAAACAATGTTTTAGTTATTTCTAATGGGCAATTTGTAGTAAAATCAATATCTTTGGGTTTTAAACCAAATAACAAATCTCTTACTGGTCCACCAACAATCCAGCATTCATATCCCAGGTGTAAATATTTTTCGATGATGAACACTATATCATCACGCATATTTTGTGCTATATTATCATTAAATGACTTTTGTAAATTATGATGCATGTGATGTCCAATTTAAAATATAAGTTGACATATTATACTAAAATCCCCAAATATTACAAAAAAATAATTGGGGATTTTAAATTATTTTAAACCAATCGCAAATATTTTCTTTCCAAGTATTTTATTAAACCAAATTCAAATCCTTGAAAATCATCAATTTTTATAAATTCGTTTTCTTTTCTAATATCATTGATTATATTTAAATCATGTTGAATTTCTATTTCTAATCCATCAGTAACAGGCATAATCATAGTAAATGGATTTATAAGTTCATCCCTAGAACTTTTTTTACAGGTTGTTAATCTCCATAATGGGAATCGCACCATTTTTTCGCTCATGTCATCATTAAAATGAATGTACGCGTGAGCCAAACCATCATCAATTTCATATTCGGCATCATATATTGTAGTAAATGGTGTATTTACCGGATATTTTGTTGTTTTATCTAATAAATCATCAAAATTAATATTATCATCGATATGCCAATCACGCATAAAATAATCAAGTGGAAAATCCTTGTAAGAACTCCCACCCGTTTGACATTTTACACTATCATCATTAAAGCTTATAGGACTAACAACATAATTAAATAATCGATTATGCCTACATACCTTACCAATAAGCGATGCTATTGAAATGTTATTAACACTCACAAACTTACTCTCCACTAGCATTTTTTAATGAATCATCCCGTTTAACCTCCTGATTGCCATCTTTAAATGCCCATTTATCATATAAATGTGTAGACATACCACGTTTTTTAATTTGTTCAATTGGTGCATTTTTATATTTTTCAACTAAATGATCAACAAAAACATCAACCGCATCCATATTATCACCAAAACCATCACCTTTTTTAGCCATGTCAGCCATAACCTCCCGTTCAGTTTCTAAAAATGACATAATCTCAAATTGTACAAATGATGGATTAATTCCCAATTGTTCCAGCCATTCTTGGTTTGGTTCATTGATATAACCAATTTGTCTACAACTTCTTAAAGATTGTAAAAAACATCTACGTAAATTATAGGTGACATCGGAGGTTTCCATATCAATTTCATCCCAATTTTCTAAACCAAAATGTTTAACAATATCATCATACGCATCCTGATACATACCAATTTCTTTAACCGCTTGTTCAATGTGTACTCGACCATCGACCATTTTTGATTTGACTTCCTCTAATTCAATTTCAATTCGTTCTAAATCCAATTCCTTATAAACGGGAGTTGGATATTTTTTACCATCACCAACCTCTGCATCTAAAATTTCCTGTCTACGAAGTAATTTGCGTTTCAGATCATTTTGTTGTTTTAATAATCTGAATTGTGCTTCCGATAATGCACCACGTTTAGTTTCAAGTTGGGCGTGAATTTGACGAATATTTCTTTCTGGGGTAGCTTCAGAAAGAGTTAATGCCAATGAAACAAACTGAGTATTTGTTTTCGCAAATGCGTTTAAGCCCCTATTGATTTCGGGCATTCTTTCTGCAATTTCTTGCATTCTCGTATCATCAATAGTAACCATTGAAAAATCTTCTTGACCAGCTCTGGTAGCAATTTTATGAAATGCAGTAGTTGTGAATTTTTCCAATAAGTTATTTTCTTTAGTAGTCAAAGAATTTTCTGTTTCTTGTTTTGTTAACGATGTACTCATTTTATTTTCCCTTTAAATAGTGTTAAATAGTTTTAACTTATTATACATTTTTTCCATTCAAAAACAGCTATACCACAATCCCAAATACGATTATAACCATTATTTTTCAAGTTTTCCCAAACTGATAGTTTTGAGGAATAGGTTACACAATGTGATTTCACCCAGTGATGTTCAATTTCATCGATAGATACCAAACCATCAAGAAATTTACCGAAAATGTGAAAATTCGGTGGTGTGGTTTTAACTTTGGTGAATCCAACTAAACTCAATATTCGTTCGTCATCATACCGCATATTCAAAAAATATGTTATTTTTGAAACATCATAGGTTTTTAAAAAATAATCCCACAGTTTTTTAAAACCACCATCGATTTCACAGTGTGTCTTAACACAAATTCGATTCAAAACAAAACTACCATAACTCCTTTTTGTGAACGTTATTACTAAAACTAAGTCATCATTATTAAAAAGACCAAATTGTACATTTGATAAATCAGAACCTTGTAGATGATTATTTTCTAAAAAAACATCCTTTTCTTTTTTTGTTATTTCTTTTGCATCGCAGTGATCAACATCAATCAAGATGTTGAATTGATCAAGATACCGGTTAATCAAAGATAACACGATATGTTTTTGTGAATTCCATTCAGTTTCGCAAATATGAATCAGCCGAATACCCTTTTCAGCACATTTTAGAGTTTTTTCTAAATGATATGATCTACCAACTCCCATTTTCTCACTATGCCACCAAATACCATTAAACTCAATTGCTAATTTCTTTGATGGAAAGTAAATATCTAACTCTTTTCCATCAAGAACAGTCCTATTGATTGATACTTATCTTCGATATTAATGCTTTCAAATAATTCAGTTTCCACCTTTGAAATCCCATTCAATTTTGGATTACAGTAATCACAAAATGGTTCACTGTAGATAGTGCTATTAAACTCATTACCACAATCATTACATAACCACAAATAATGATAATCGATACCAATATAATCATCTGCTGAAAATAGTGGTTTACATTTTGAAAAGTTTAATATCACAGTATCATAATAATTTTTCCTATGGGTTAAAAGACCAGCAGCACGTTTTTAGGATGCATTAATGGTGTTTTAAAACCAAATTTTTTTAAATTTGTTATCTCAGATTTACGTTTTACCGATTTTACCTGTTGTGGATTAGTCACGTTATGATGTTTGGCGAAATAGTTTTTAACTTTTTGTTGTATCAATTTTGATTGAAAAGGAAAATCAACACCGATATTTTTTTGGTTTGTTTCCTTGATTTTGTTTTGAATCTTACGGTCGTTAAAATGATTCTCACAACCATAATTGATAATATTAGTCTTTTTAATTTTTTCTTTTGTTTCGGTGAGGTGCATATGGTGTTCAACACCATAAGTATCCAAACATTTTACTTTTTTAGCGTGATCAACGGAACAACCAAGTGAATACACATTAACCGAGTTATTAAACATTCGATTATTGTTACATGATGGATAACCACATATAAGTGGTGATAATATTTGATGTTTTAAAGAATATAATGCTTCTTTAGTAGATTTTGTCCAGGGAAATATTAGGTGCAAATCATCCAATAATTCCGGGGGTTTCAGTAATTTTTTTAATCCAACTACGGGTATTTACGATTTTGAGAAGAAAATTATATTTTGATATATTTGATTTGATTGAATTTTCACTGAATTTTGATACCACACTATTTTCCCCACCTTATTTTTTTGTATTTCATTTTACAAAAAACTAAGATGGAGAAAATTATGTGTTTAAGTTACTTATTTTTTAAACGCCTCTATCAGCATTATATGAATAAGCAGATGTAACAAATTGATTGATTTGTTCTTCTTTTTCAACAATTTCACTTATTGATTCAATGCCACCTTTTAAATCTGCTCTCATTTTCACTTCATCAGATAATAATGTAGCTGTTAATTTATCCATAGAATTTTTTGATGGATTTGCATCTTTTTGTGCCTGTGTTCTTGTGTTCCATTCATGTGCAAAATAATAAAGTGCCATTTGAGTAGCAACTTTAGTATCAGCAATATCATCCTCAACGTCTACAATATTTCCTCTGATTTGATTTCTCAATACAGATTTAGCATCAAATTTTTGAATCCACGCTTTTGCGTTTTGATAAGGAATAATATCTTCAGATGTAAAATTTTTCTGTGATTTATCATCTTTATAATCTAATGGTTCAATTACTGTACCATCTTTTACTCCATCAACACCAACAATAACTTGACCTGGATTAAGTTCTAACCGAAGTTTATCGCCAAAACCATTTACATTATATGCAGGTGCATTATAAGCACCCTCATATCTAGGTCCGTTGATTGCAGCACTAAAATTATCATCAACAGGTTGTACATTAAACTCTTGAATAGATGAAATTGCAGAATCTGATACATCAACAACTACCCAACCATTAATGTTACCAACAATATTGACATCTTGTACCTGTGGGGTTGTACCACCAAGTGTTTGAATGTCGTTAGTTTTTAAAATACCTTGCATTTTTATTCTCCTTAGTTGCCAGATGTTGCGTCAAATTCTTGTCTAGACTGACCAATATTTCCAAAATAATTCGTATTACCTGGGGTATTTGCGTCAAAACTTCTAATTTGTCTCCAACCACACCAACCATAACTCCAACCACCAGCAATACTTATAGTTACACCATTACTTGATGATGCTGCATGTGCCATATAATTACCAGTATTACCAAAATATGCTGAACCACCTGGCGTTGCGATAGTAAGGACTTCGATTGAACCACTAGGTGCCCACCAACCACCAAATACAAACCCTTTAACACCGTTTGTATTGCCAGTGTTACAATATCTGTTCCACCGTAATTCACCAAAGTATGAACCGTTTGATGGTGTGGCAATAGTGATATAGTCCATACTAGAAAAAATATTCCACCAGTTGTAATAACCACCAGCATTCACACCTTTAGTACCGTCAGTGATATGAGTGTTTGACCAGAAACGACCCACCCATGATGAACCAAAGTTTTTATAATTTGATGGTGTTGAAATAGTAACATATTCAACATCACTTCTACTCGCCCACCAACTATTCCAACCACCTGAAAATACTCCTTTCGATCCATCAGAAACACCCTGTGCAGCTAAAGCACGGTAAACTGCTTCACCAAAATATCTACTATTACCTGGAGTTGAAAATGTAATATATTGGTAGTTTGAAGACCAATTCCATCCAGGTCTTCCACCTTGATGCCATAAACCTCTACCACCACCAGTAACACCGATTGGATTTCCGTTTACACCACTGATACTTCCAAAATCACGACCATTCATAGGCGTTGATAATTGTACGTATTCACTATCAACCCAATAACCGCACCACATATAGCCACCAGAATAAACCATTCTGTCACCCATAAACCCATAAACAGTTCTACCTAATCTAACAGCATTGTTCATGTCATAAATCAATTGTCCAAATTTTGCATTTGAAGCATCAAATGTTCCGATAGTTCTTTTTACAACTGCGATACCTGTTGATTTATTTAAAATAATAACACCTGTTGGGATTTTAGAGACATCATCTTCATTAGAATTAACAGCATAAATGAATGAATCTTTGTTTATATGGTATTTACCTTTATCACCCAAATAGATTGATTTATCTCTAATATATAAAGTTCTAAATCTGTTACTATATGAACCTAAATCGTGTGTTTCATTTTTATCTGGAACAATGTTTCCAGATGTTGAGAATTTTTTCTCCATTACTACTGAACCAGTGATTGTACCACCAGATTTATCAAACTTATCAGAAATATCAACATATGTTAATACCCATGTTTTGATTTCTTGTGTAGTTCTACCACCAATTTTAGAAACATTGTGTCCCCATTTAGTACCATTGAAAATTTTCAATGTTTTATCTTTTGTATTATACCACATTTGCCCTTTTAATGGGTCTTCTGGTGCCTTATCATATGCAAAATTTTCAAGGATTTTAACGAAGTTTTGGTTGAAATCCTCGATATATGATTCCGCACCTCTACCGATTAAAGCTGTAGAGATAACATCTTTTAAGACCTCTTTAGAACTAACATCGGCGATTACCTCACCGCGAGTATTTTTTACTGTAATTACTGTTGTCATTATTTACTCCCTATTATAGCTTTTTAGTAAGATAATAATTGTCAACTACTTTAGCAATTTCAACTTCTAAATTGACAACGTCTTCAATTTTTTTCAAATCATTTTCGATAGTTGATAGTGCATCAATGTTATCAGCAACAGCAACATCTAAATCATCCAAAACTGTTTTAAATCTACTTTTACTTTTATCTTCATCAGATTTTACACGCCAATCATCAACAACAAAGGTGATTAAACTTTGAACAATTCTTTTTAAGTCGACTAAATCATCTTCAACATCTTTTATTTCTCTTACTTTCGCTCTAGTTATTATTTTGGATTCTAAATTATTTATAAACTTTTCAGCCAAATCCATATTTTCTTTATCTGTTTCTGATAAAGATATTTCAATTTCTAAACCAGCTGGAGCACCCAATTTACCAATATTTGGATCACTACTCAATTCAACATCTTCAACCAATAATCTATCCAATACTTGTAACCCTCTGACAACTTCGGAGGGAACTGCAATAAAATCAAATTCTTTGTAGAAATGTGCTTTTTCATCTGGACAATTTGCTAAATTCCAACCTTTATAGTAGGCTAACCCAACTTCAATACCCTGAGGATGAACACCACCGATGCCAGGAATATTATTTTCTTTATAAATTACATACATTGTTTAAACTCCTTATTAGTTACCTGAGAAATATGCTGAAAATCTAATTCCAACACTAGCATTTCCGAATGTTGTTGCCGAACCACCATTTGCATATGATAAATAATCCAAAGTAGTTAAATATTGACTTCCACTAGCGGCTACCATTCTACTATCATTTGAAACTGGATCCGCAGTATGTCTAGAATAAGTTAATGTTCCGAAACTTGTTGAATTACTTGGTGTTGCCAATGTTAATTTTTCAACATTGTTGGTGATACCAGCACCATTATTACCTGCAGCCCATAAACCATGTGTACCATTTGATGTAGCACCTGTCCAACCTCTAGAAGTTTGCATCTTACCAAAATAAATTGAATTGCTTGGTGTAGAAATAGTGACATATCTGTATTCTTGTGCGTTCCATGCAGCAGCACCTCTATCAAAAATAGCTTTAACACCATCAGAAACAGCAGCATTCCAGTAAGCAGATGTACCTAAATCAGCAAACTTAACAGCGTTCATTGGGGTTGAGAATAACACATAATATGAAGACCCAGCATCATTTCCACCACCAAAAGTAATTGCGGTAGTACCATCAGAAGCCGCTGCAGATGAATTACCTGCATTATATGTACCAAAATCAACAGCATTGCCAGGTGTTGCGATAGTAACATATTGAATGCCACCATATGAATGTTGCCAGAATGATAAACCTCTTACACCATCAGATGCACCCGCAGAATGTCCACCAGATCTACATGAGCCAAACTGAGTTGAATTTCCTGTAGTTGGAATTGAAACTGCTTGGATATACCCATGTGACCACGAACCCATCCACAAACCTTTGTCACCATTAAAGTTATAGTTATTTCCACCAATAACAACACCGTATTTTTTATCACCAGATAATTTTTTAAAAGTATTATTATCTGTTGAACCAACAAATGATGCTTTTTTAACAATTGCTTCACCTGTAGCTCTATTCAAAATCAATGATCCCACTGGAATATTTGTTACTGAATCAGTTTCTTTTTCTACAGTGTAAACAAAAGAATTTTTGTTGAATGATTTACCATCACCCATATAAATTGAATTGTCTTCTGATAAATGTAATCTTCTGAAACTTTTATCAACTGTACCTAAATCTTGAATTTCATTACCTGTTGGTGCTATGCTATCTTTTAAAGTTACTGAACCAGAAAATACAACTGAACCATTAACTGTACCACCAGTTTTATCAAATTTAACAGATAAATCGATACCTGACAAAATATAACTTCTTAAAGTTTTTAAATCTCTACCATCAATAGTTTCAGATGATGAACCCCATGTAGTACCATTCCAAACTAACAAATTATCATTTGTTGCGTTTGGAGATATTAATGATGTGTGAGGACTCATACCTTCAGTAGGTACTAATGATTCAAATGATGCATGTGCGAATGCGTAAGTTTTAGCATCATAACCCTGTAAATCTTCTGAAATAATACCGAATTTTCCAGTACCAATTGCAGCATATGGATAACGATTCACATCTTTAATTTTATGCCACGCTTGTGAACCCAATGCACCCATTTTAGTATTTAAATCTTTGTTTGTGCCAATGGCATCATACGACACCAAAACAAACATTTCCGATTCACCAACTGTGCCTAATTTAGATGCAAGTTGAGTACAGGCAGATGATGCACCATACACGTCATAATTAGTAATAGATTTAACTTTTGTTTTGAACGTATTGTCAAAAATCATAAGTGTTAAACCACGTTTAACAGGTACTTTCATATCTACACCATTAATATAGATATAGCAATCTGCCTTATAATTAGTTCCAGTACCTCTAACAGATACAATGTTTGAACCTTTTTTAGAATACCAAAGTTGACCTATTTGTGGTTTTTTCGGAGCAGTTTTTGATGAGAAATTTTCTAATAATCTATAGAAATTTTCATTTACCTGCTTCAAATAACTTTCAACACCTTTAGCAAATAAGTTAATAGAAGTGCTGGTAGTGTCTATAGCATTTGGTGTAGTAGTATTGATTGATGCCACCAACGCATTAGCTGTATTTCTGACTTCAATTTTAGTTTTTACCGTCATTTTTAATCTCCCTTAACTTATTTCAATTGATCAACGTAGTTAGATTTTACAATTCTAGCAATGATAGATTCATCTTTAATAATTGTAGTTATTTTATTAAGAATTTTGTCATTGTTGATTCTCAAATCTTTACCACTTAACGATTCGACAAATGAATTCATTAAATCTTTAATTGGGTATTTTTCTTTCTCAGCATCAGTTTTCGTTGAAAAATCTTCTGCTATATAACCCAATAAGAATTCAACTAATAACTTTGTATCAGCCAAATCATCTTCAAAATCTTTGAATGTTCTAATTTTTGCTCTAGTGATGAATTTCAATTCCAACTTGTCTATATAATCCTTTGCTAACTCAGATAAAACTGTTTCTTCCTCAGTTAATGCTCTATTATGTTCTGCAGCTTCCACGGCAATACCATTTGGAAGTACAGGAAGATCTAGTTCCGCTTGAATTTGAGTATATTTTGTTTTCCCCAATAATTTTAAACCAACCGCAATTGATTTGGAAATTGGGTATAATTTGAATTCTGAAAATTTTACAAATTCATCTAATTGCATTGTACATAATTTCCAACCACGATATTCTGCCAACCCAATTTCAATTCCCGTTGGGTTTACACCACCCACCAAAGGAATAATATTTTCTTTATATATTGCGTAAATAATTTCCATTTTTTTGTTCCTTATAATTATTAATTACCAGATACACTTGATGGTCTAGCACTTCTTGTTTGTGCCAATGATCCAAAGAATGTAGAATTGCCTGGGGTTGAAATAGTAATATATTCCATAGTAGTATTCCATAATGAACCAACTAATACCCCACGAATGCCATTTGATACACCTGCACCATCATAAGCGTTTCCAGTTAATTTACCAAATTGTTGTGCGTTACTTGTAGTAGCAATTGTAAAATATTCGATGTTATTCCAACCAGCTCTTGAATAACCACCCATAATAACACCTTTAATCGCATCAGTTACAGGTACACCATGTGCACCATAGTTGTATGTACATGAACCAAAATAAGTTGAATTACCTAATGTTTGGATAGTGATGTACTCTAATACTGAATCCCAACCATTTCTGGAATATCCACCAAAAACTCCTCTAGTACCAGATGAAACAGCAGTACCCCAATACCCTTGTGCAACAGAACCAAATTTTGATGCGTTTCCTGGGGTTTCAATTGTAACATAGTTAGATATATTATGGTGGCCGGATGGTCCTGTACTTGTCGCATTATATGCTGGACCAATAACACCTCTAGTGCCATCGGATACACAAGATGAACCATAGTTTTCATAACCAATAGTACCAAAATTTGTCGCATTACCAGGGGTTGCAATAGTTACATAATCCATTTTACCATTATTTGCAGTATTATACCCCATCCAACCACCTTGGAATACACCACGCACACCATTTGACATACCACAACCCATATGCGACCTACCATAAGTTAAATTGCCAAAATTTGATGAATTGGATGTTGTTGGGATACTAATTTTATCAATAGATGCAGATGAATAACCACTTGATGGAGTATAACCCCCTGCAATCAAACCAGTATTACCTAAGAATGAGAATTTATTACCACCGATAACCGCAGAATTTTGTTTATCATCCGCTAATTTTCTGAATGTCGAATTGTTTTTCCCAAATGTACCAGTTGATTTTTTAATAATTGCTTCACCCGTTTCTTGATGTAAAATAATAGCACCAAGTGGAAATTTTGAAACATCTGTTTCATCAGATGCAACCGCATACACAAAATTATGAGGTTTGAATGTCAACCCCTTAGATTCATCACCTAATCTAATACCATCCTCTTGTAAATAGATGTTTCTAAATCTATTATTTTCACCACCCAATGAAACTGTATCAGTTGTACTTGGTAACATTGGTTGTTGAATTTGTACAGCACCGTTAACATTTATTTCACCTGTAACATTACCGCCAGTTTTAGATAATTTACCAGTAGTATCAATACCAGCCAAAGTATATTCTCTGATTCCATCAAGAGTTTTACCACTTAATGTGGTTGAATTTGACAACCATGCAGTATCAGTTTTATAATTTATTTTATCATTTGCTGAATCATACCATACTTGACCGGCTACTTTTCCTGCATCAGTCGAAGCTTTTGGTGGTGCTACATCACCTGAAAAATTTTCTAACAATTTAACAAAATTGTTATTAATTACAAGCATGTAATCTTCGACACTTTCACCAATTAAAGCAGTATCGAATGTTGAGTTGATGGTTTTATCACCAACAGTTACAATATTCTGTCCCGCAGTATTCGTTACTGTAATATTAGCCATATTAAATTTCTCCTTAGATTTTCAGATATATTTATTTCATTTTTATTTATTTATAATGGTTGAGTTAATTATTGTAAAATTACATCATCTTAAATAAAAAAGGAAAAAAATGAAAAATTTACTTATTGATTTTGCAAATTTAACAGCCATCACTAGATTTGGTATAATGTCAAAAAATGCATCGACTCTACTAATGGAGGATGAAGAATGGGAAAATTACTTTTTAGATGCAATGTTAGTTTCACTCGCAAATTATATAAATGTTTTGAAAGCAGACAGAGTTATTTTAACAGGTGAAAGTAAATCATGGAGAAAAACATTTTATCCACTATACAAAGCGAATCGTGATGCAAACAAAGAAGCCGATGAAAAACTAGATTTATTTTATAACGCTGTGAATAAAGCAACTGCGTTTATGGAAGATTTTACCAACGCAAAAGTTATTAGAACCAGTGGTGCTGAAGGTGATGATATTATTGCAGTATTAACTCAAAAATTTTCAGCGGAAGGTGAAAAAACCGTAATCGTTTCGACCGATGGAGATTTTAAACAGTTGCTGCGATTCAAAGGGGTTAGAATTTTTCACCCCATAAAAAAAGCCTATATTACTGAATACTCACATTTAGAATATATCACTAAAATAATTAAAGGTGATGCAGGTGACAATGTACCAACAACTTATCCAAGAATAAAACCTGAAGTGTTGGAGTCAATCGCATTAGATGAAAAGCATTTGGAACATCATTTCGATATTGTTGATAAAACTATTGGCCGTCAAAAATTCTTCATTGCGAAATTTTTAGAAATTGATGAGATTCCATCAGATTTAACAACCGATGAATGGGAAGAAGTTATATCGATTGCAAAAGAAAAGAAAACAAAATTGCTCAATGCAATCACACTAGCAAAAAATGATGATACTTATAAAACAAATACTGAGTTACAAAGAAAAGAAAAACGATTGAAAGATATTATTAAAATGGCTAAAAAAGAAAACATTACGGAACCTAGATTATTTAGTATAATAAATTCATTTAGAGATGGTTTTCACAGAAACAAAAAATTAATATGTTTGCATATTGACAATATACCTGAACATATTACCAATAATATACTTGATGAATACAACCGAGATCATAGTGCGTCAAAACAGTCAGAATTTCTAAAATTTGTTAGAAATCACAAATTAAAAGAATTTGCTTTTGGTTCAGAATGGAATACTTTAAAGGCAATACAAAAAAATATTTAGGAATATTAATCATGGTAACACCATTTAAAAACAAATTTGTAGTTAATTTTCACCACGCAGATTTTGATGGTGCAATAAGTGGTAGTTGCGTTAGTGCTGCTTTAGGTATCGACAACGTCATCAGTAAAGCATACAGCATTGCAAAAGTTGGCAATGCTGTCAACAATATTATAGGTGATACCGATTTGGTATTATTAACCGATATTAGCGTATATAAAGATGATTTATTGAAATTAGTGCCCTATATGAAAAAAAATAAACTTATCATATATGACCACCACATAAACGAACATTCTAAAGAAACATTTTCAAAGTTTGAAACCGATACACACAGTATCCTTGATCCAGACTTATGTGGTTCGACTATAACTTGGTATAAATTGAGTGAATATTACCCACACAATAGTAAATTACAAGATTTGGAACAAATAGTATATCTTAGTGATGTTTATGATATGTGGAGAACTAACAACCCAGATTTTGAATATGCCTCAACACTTAATGATTTACTAGATTATAAGATAGGTTATAACCCCGATACCTTCAGAGAAAGATTTTTGAAAAACCCGGATCCCTATAATTTATCATTCGATGAAAAAATGATCATAGAAAGAAAAAAACTTAAACATTATAGTAATTTGAAAATTATGGAAAAAAACGCTATAATTTTTGATTATAAAAAACATGTTTTTGTTATGGTAGAAGCAAATGCTACGGATTATACAAAAATGCATTTTATGAATTTGATACTTGAAACTGAAAATGTAGATATGTTTATTTTTAAATATACTGGAACAACACAATGTTCAATAAGAATACCCAATAAACAGTCGAAAATTAAAGATTTAAATGATTGGTATGAAGATTTTGGTTGTATTGGTCATGAAAAAGCCGGAGGAATATCAGTGAATGAATTCCCCCGGTTAAAAAAAGTTTTAGAAAATATCTAAAATTATTTTGATTTCAATAACACTACAGATGCTTCAATAGCAAGATTCAACATATGTGAAGCATAATCTTCACTAATGCTTTTTGCTGCATCTAACACTTTTTCTCTTTTTTCTGAACCACTAAGAGTTTCATCAGTTGCAACTGTAGCAACCAACGATTGTATTTTACTGAATACGTCATGTCCAATTATATAACGCATTGTTTGTATCAAAAACCACTGCCACATATTATTTTCTCCTTTATATTGAAAATTATCCCTGTGAAAATATAACTTCACAGGGATTTAAAAACTACATAGTTTTTGTTGCCTGAGCACCTAAGATAGCTGTAAGTTGTGTAACGAGCATAGTTTTAAAATTAACTTTACTATACGCATTAGTTGCAACCGCTTCAACTATTGGTGCACCAGCAGCAGTAGTATAAACCGTAGATTTTTTAGTTACTAATTCCTGCATCCACTTATCGATTTCAAATGAAGTAACTGTATCTAAACCAGCTAAATAGTTAATACCATCTTTAAACATCGCATCGATTTGTGTTTTAGTATAATACGTAGGTGTTGTCATACTAATAGAAACATTAAGTCTTGACACCCATTTATTAATATCCGCCGAACTTATTGGATCGATACCATTTGACAATTTTAAACCAGCTTTAACAATTTCAAATGCTTCTTCTTTGTTATAAGCACCATTTGTACTAGGTATTGGTCTGAATTCATCCGCTCTTGCTATCGCATTACCAGTAGTCATATCGGGTTGTACTGTATATCCCAACGCAGAGAATTTACCTGGATTCACAACATCTTTATTATCAATCCAGTTTTCTAAAGATGTATGGAATGCTCCAAGTTCTGTATCATTGATAGCAGTTCCTTTTGTCAAAATATGATCTCTGATTTTACTTAAACCACTAATCAATATCAATTTAGTTTCAAGTTTAGTGAAATAACCGGTTGCATCACCTTTAATGCTAGATGTTAATGATTTCAATTTTGCTGCCCAATTATCTAAACGCATTTTAGTAATTTCTACAGCATTATCCATATTAGATGTAGTCATATACTTAATGTTAGCTTTATAATCGGTTGGGTTCCAACCTAATTGAACATAATGTCCACCATCACTTTCAGAATAAGCCAAGTCAATTCTATACCAACCAGATACTGCAAAATCATATGAATACGCAGTATCTCTACAGCAATATTTATTTCTAGCAATAATCTCTTTATTGATAAACACTGCATGTGGATCATCACCATTCAATTTAACATTGTCAATTTTAAATGGTGTACTAACAAAAATCCATGTGGTATAAATCGCATGGTAATTATGTACGTTACCCCAAACAGTTGGTCCAGCAATAAATCCAGAGTTGAATTCATTACCCAACACATCAGTGTATGTTTTTGTTAATGAGTTGGTTTTAACATTTTTAGTTGCAACCGGTGTTCTACCATTTTCTAAGAAATCTTGAACTAATTCAAGGTTTTTAGAACCTAAGAAACCAGCGTATCTAACACCTAACCACTCCCAATTAGTAACATTATCAGTTCCAACTGGAGGCAATACTCTAGCAGACGATGCTAAAATAAACCCTTCGTAAATCAACTCCAATGTTTCCGCTCTTGAATAGAACTCGGCACTAACATCAACACCTAAATTTTTAACAGATAATCTCTTAATCCAACGATCTAATTCAGTTGCAGATAACATAGTTTTACCTGTAACTGTTTTTAATACAGTAACTAAGAATTTCATGAATTCCAACTTAGTATATGGTCCTTCCATGTTTTCAACAAACGCAGTAATCATATCAGAGATATATACTTTATTTGGTCTTTGAAGAACTGCACCTGAAGTATCTTTCAACCCATAACCATTACCAGTTGATGATCTCCAACTATCAAATGCATCATTATCCATATCACCAACGATACCATCAATAGTATCAATCAACAAATTTTTACTAATATCTTTAGTAAATACATTTGCAGATAAATCTGCTAAATGGGTATTTGTTGTTTCTAATCCCAATGTTAATACTGCATCTTGTGCATTCATATCTTTTCTAATTGCTGCCTCAGTTGTAGCAATATGTTTGTACAATAAATTTGCAGTAGTATTGATATAATTAGTAGTTTGATCGAATTTAATATGTGTTTCTTCAGTTAAATCAACCAATTTTTTATAATTTTTATCAACCGCCAGTTCAAGATCTTCAATTCTTTTTCTTTGATCATTTGCATCAATTCTTAAATCGATAATATCCCTAGTGTTGATTTCATCATATAATAACCCATCTGGTCTATAAGTAGTTTTTGATACCATAGAACCACCAGCTTTATAATCAATTGAGAATAACCAACGCAACATAACTTTGAATTTGGCTTTTCTATCTCTACCAACAGATGAAGTTTCCAATGTCGCATGACGTTCATCAACTAAAGTAAACCCTGTAATGTCATCTGCAAAATTAGGTTTATCTTCAGATACATAGATACCATTAATAAAGAATCCAGTACCATTATCATTGAATTCTGGGTGGTAAACACCTTGGTTTCTTCTATTAATAATTGCAACTGGAATAGCATGAACATAACCATTATATGATAAAGGTGTTTTTTCCTCAACTGTAAATAATGAATCATCATACAATTTACCTTCTTTATATAATAAAGAATTATGGCTAGATGCAATAATTAGATTACCACCCGCAAAAATTTGAGCAGTTTCTAAAATAGGTTGACCAGCTTTACCTACACCATCAGCAGTTGTATATGTACCAATTTCTCTGGTTACTATTCTTGATGTAACGGGCGATTTACCTTGGAATCTCAACCCTTGAGACATGTAATCAGATGTACCTTTGAAATAGTTATTAAATAAGTTAAGAGCAACAACTCTTGTTCTATATCTAACTTGAATTAATGTTTCCCCACTATAATATAAATTATGGTCGGCATTTCTAAAGATTGTAGTTCTTTCAACATCAGATAACGCAGATAATTTCCAGCCTTTACCCACCGTCGTATCTTCTACAAATGTACTATTGATATATTTTATCTCATCTGCATCAGCCGCTTCAAATGATGTGCCACCATAATAGTTATATACGATGTCACCTTTTTGGAACATTTGACAGTATTTCTTAGCACCACCATCAATTACTGTAGATTCGCCAGAAACAGTATCATAAAATACGTGGTCAAATACAGTTGTTGGTACGCCATCAGCAGTTGTTCCTTGATATTGTACGTTACCAAATGGGAAAATAAATCCTGTTTCAGAAACATCTTCGTGCCATGTTTCAATGAACACTAAATCTTTTCTTTCCAATACTACGATGTCAATCAAATCAAACGCATCATTTCTTCTAACAACAACATTCTGTCCAACAGAATCAATCATTGATAATGTTAATGTTTGACCATCCTGGACATAATCATCCCCTTCAGACCAATTAATTTGTTCATGTACAACCTCAAATGGAATTTCTGTACCATCATCATACTCGATATTGAAATCAATAGCAAATGTTAATTCTCCACCCTGTGATGCAACTCTTGTTGAAGTAAATACGTCTACACCAGAAGATAATAAACGAACAACAACCTCATCAGTTGCTTTAGTATGTAAAATAGTAAACGTTTTTCCAAATCTATAATAACCAACTTTAGATCCAGTAATATCTTCCCACATATTTAATAAAGGTGTTTCAACACCCGAAATAGTTCTTGATATAAACTGTACTTTGCCTGTAGTTGGATTTATTCCAGTTTCCACCATAAAATTTCTAGTGTAACTGTATTCATAAATATTTTCACCATCTTCATTAAGAATAGGTTCGCCAAGTGCATCAACTTTTACTTTTTTCAATACAAACTGATCAACGTTAGTTGCCAATACAGCTTTTATAGTTGTTTTAACTCCTGCAGTCATAATGTCAGTAATTTCAAAAGCATCAATTGCTGCATCATTAAGAACATGAACTGCCGCAGTAATTATATTAGATTTCGCAACTTGTAAATATTCATTAACTTTTGTATCGGATGTGTTTAATACTGATAAACCATCACCTCTACCGCTTGGAACTAAATATGTTAGCGACAAACCATCAGATTTAGATAACAGTTCTGCTTGACCTGCCCAAATTTTTTCCAATTCAATCCAATATCTGTTTGGTGTTAAATCCAATGCCAGTTTATAATACTGTCTCAAAATCTCTTTTTGTACGTTTTCTGGTTGACGCAATAAAGATTCTCTGGTAGTTGGTACAAATTTACCATTCACCATTTTACCTTTTGTTGGACCAATGTACTTATAAAATTTAACATTTGCTTTATCAAAAACAACATCACCATTAGTTAATGTTTTTCCATCTGGTAACAAATCGCCCATAAACCACGTATATTCATGTCCATATAATGCTTGTGGAACCACAATATCAAACTTATTTTTAATAATTTCGAATGGTATGGTAACAGTAGGTTGAACTACAGTTGAATTAAAATCAATTTTCAATTCAGCCTGTGGAGCTTGAATTCTACTCAATACCATAGAATCAGTTATTTGTGCAGTTGTAAGATACAATACATAGTTAGATAAGAAATATTCATCACCATAAATCATCGCAGCATCTTCATTTTTTGCAACTGTTTGGATGCCAGTTAAATTTAACAAAAATTTATTTGCTCTATTGTTAGTATAAGTTGACCAATATTTGATATTTTCAAGTATTAGAATATATGAGGCTAACGCAGGATTTTTATCTAGCATAAAATTAGCATCATTAATAACAAACATATTCGAACCATTATTCGCAGCGATACGCTCTATGCTGTAAGTAGGTTTAGTAATAATAACCATTTCACCAGTTACAGGATTTTGTTCCCACACTCTTCTGATAACTGTAAATCTGATTGTGTCACCTTCAGCAGCATCAATAATTCTAAAGTTTTGTCCTTTACGTTCATATTCTAATTCATAAACAGTAACATCTTCCCAAAATACGCTAAGTGGGTCAACTATAATTGCTTTATTATCACCCATTTGTTCATATGCTAATGGTGAACCAGTATATTGGTAATATCTATTATTTTTAGCCTTAACAATATCATGAAAATCTAATTGTTTACCTGCGGTTAATAACTCACCTTCAGTCCAATCAAAATGATTACCTGTTAAAGGTTCGGGCATAACGATGTCACCAGTATTATTTTTCCAATGGCCAGCAACATCATTTGTTAATACAGTTGCTGTATTAGGTGAACCTTTTTTCTCCAATCTTAAAATAATATCTTTTTTACCAACACGTTTAACATAAAGTGTATCACCTTTTTTAGTATCTTCATTAAATTCTAAATCTTTAGATAATTTCAATACTGCTTCCACATTATAATCAAAATATCTTGCTAATTGTGTGCCATTTCTAGTTAAAACTACGTTACCTTGAACAAAGTTAAAAGGTACTGAAATAACTAAATTCAATACATCTTCCAACACATTTTCAGTTTCAAACAACGGTGACAATTCAGAATATGCTACGGTTACTTCAGTTTCAGTACCATCAGCTGCAATAGTAACCATTTTAGTAGCATCAACAACATAAACTTTGGTACCATCTAATTTTTGGAATACTCTGTAACCATCCAAGCTAGTTAACTGAATTTGTTGACTATACTCGTTTTCAACATAAGTTCTTAAATTTTCTGAATCAAAGAAAAATACCAATCCGTTCGCTTTGTAGAACATTTGATTAGAAACTACAGCTGTATCGGTATTAGTAATTGTCCCAGAAAAAATTTCCTGTACATCTTGTGCGGGTGTATATAATTTTCCTTCAGAATCGATATAATAAATATCTTTATTTTTCTTTCTATAATACTTAGTACCAACTTTATGATGATAATAAAATTCTTTACCTTTACTATATTTTGGTGATGATGATAATGGTCCAACCATAACTGCATTTAAAGTTCCATCAACAAAAGTAATAGGACGATAAACGTTTGGTTTGTCACCAGCATTATTAAGTGTATTGGTAAACACCCCATTTTTATCTAATACAGTCATGTCATTAGTATCTTGGAACATCACAGTATCAATTCTGTAATAAGCCAATGATTCAGTATTAATGGTATAAACTGGTGTATCAAGTGCACCATTAGAAATATTATCAGTCACCTGAATTTTACCAGTTGCAGGTATTTCTGAACCAATCGACAAATAAGTTCTATAATCTGTATCATATACCAATTTATATTTTGGTCCACCAACTTCGGCTTGCCAGAACATCAATGAAGGGTCTGCGGAAATTTCATCATCTGACAAAACCACATTTTCTCCATCTACACCAATATCATATTTTCTAAATTGGTGATAATAGAATAATTTTGAACTTTCAACGAATACATTAATACCATTTTCAGAAATATAAGTATAATCACTACCACCAGAAACTAAAGGTGCTGTAACTTTATCAAATTTTGATGCAGATACTAAAGTAGTTACTAATTCCTGATTATCCATACCGTTTACAGTGGTAGCAACTACATTATATGTAACCAACATTGGTTTAGTAGTTGTAACATCTTGTTCAACACCATCAATAACATCCCTAACCGTTACAGTCATGGTTTCCAAATATACTTGGTTATCATTACGTTTCAAGGGAACTTTAACCACATTTGTACCAATAGGACTTTTGATTTCAAATAATGCAGACGTTTGAGGATCAACATATTTAACACCAGCATTTTCATCATAAATCATATCAAAACTAAACACTGAACCGAATGTATTAGTAAATTTTGTATATGGTTCAACCAATAAATCTGTAGGTGCATTTTGTCTATAACTTCTACCATCAACATTCAAATAAAATAAATTTGATGCCTCATCAGTGTAATAATAAATGGTATTATTACCTTCTATGATTTTAGAAAGTTGTAATTTGTTAGAATCTGTGATTCTTTTTTTGATTGCAATTTGAATAGCACGGTCTAAAACAGTTTTTGCCCGTGTAACTTTTTTACTAGGTTGAAACTTCATTACCATATCATTGTCTTCTGGGAAGAAAACAGGTAAATTTGGTGCAATTGGCAATTTCATCATTTTACTCATATCTTGACCGATATTACCAACGGTATAATTCAAAATATGTCCACCAATACTAATACCTCTTTTTTGACCATCAATAGTTCTTGGTTCAAAAGGTGATTCATTAGTATTTAAATTTGAAACCCAAACACCAGTGTCACCTTGTTCGCCAGTTCTGAATGGCACAAAGTTTCTATTGATTTCAATAAACCCTGATTTTTCGAGATTTCTTTTATTTACTTCGACATCACGTTCAACCTGTGTAGTTTCTGGTAATCCAAAAATCACATTGATTTCCGCAACTCGATTATCCAAATAATCTAAGATGCTACCTTCTTTAGCTTTAAGATCATTACTGATCTTAGTAAAGACTTCGGCATGTAACTGATCTAATCTAATACCCATAATGTGTATTCTCCCATATAGTTAATTTTAAAATTATGTTACTGCTTTGTTGAATATCATCATGATTTATGCATGGGAGGAATTTTATAGACAAATTCACATAATCGTGAATACAAAGAATATAAAAGTTACCACATGCCGTCACAAAGGTATTCAACGCCAATTCCGAGACGGTTTTCCAGGAAATGGTTTCTTATTTTTATTTATACTAAACTTACTTTTTTAAGTCATCAATTCAAATTATTTAAACCACCAATTAATTAGAAATAATTATTATATCTGCTCGTTTTGAATTTGGAATAATAATGGTATTTCCATTCTGATTATATTCAAATGTAGATAAAGTTAACCCATTTCTCGTTATATCGAATGAATTATTAACTATATCAAAAGAGGGGGTAAGTGGCTGTTCTTTTTTAGTAAGTTTAAATTCATCTCTACGTTTAACAGGAGTTAACTCTACCCATCCACTCCCATGAAACAATTTTATAATTTGTTCAGATGTATCATACCACAGTTGTCCAGGCATAGAATTTTCAGGGGGAACATCATCTGCAAAATTTTGTAATATTTTCAATAAATTTTCATTATTAGTTTTTATCAAATCTGTTGCACCTTTACCAATTAATTTTATACCCGCTAACTCTTTTATAGTTTTATTAGGCACATCGGCTAAGGAGGCGTAACCATCTGTTTTAGTTAATATGATTGACATATATGATCCTTTAAAATTTTTAAAATATTTATCCTCTTTGGCATGACATCGGACTAAAGTCTAAGAATAGATAGGAAAGTTCTTAATTAATTTTTTAAAACCAGAGTATTTTCATGATGATTGTTTGTAGGAAAAAAAGTCAAAAATAAGGTCTACCCAGAAATATGATGTAGACCTTATTTTAATTGCATAAATTTAGATTACATTGCTTTAATTAACAAATAACCCAATGCACCTGCACCACCTGCAGACGATTTATGTGTACCAGGAGCACGTTCACCTGGGGATGCTAGTTTTGGAGCAACGATTGAATCTGGATAAATTCCACCACCGCCACCACCGCCATATCCTGGGTTTGCACTACCACAAACACCTGCACCGCCACCGCCACCTGCACCATAACCAATACCACCCTCACCAATACCCGATTTAGGATAAGCAGTATATGTTGGATGTGTTACATTTGGTTGTGGTAAACTTCTACCACCAGTACCATATAATATATGATATGTCGATAGTGAGGAATACAACGCAGAACCCTGTCCAGTACCTGCACTAAATGTTGATGATCCAGTAGAATCACCACCTGCAGAACCACCATTACCACCATCACCGCCTGGCGGATTAGATTCTCCATTTGATGCACCTTCACCACCACCAGAACCACCAGAACCACCACCAGCACCAGAACCGTTAAATGATGGTATGCCACCACCAGCACCACCAGCTGCTGTAAAGATAACTGAATTATTAGACATATCAGTTACAGTAGTTGCGATCCCATTACCACCAACTTTATATGCTTGACCGACACCACCAGAACCTACGGTAACTTTATACGTTCTATCAGCATACAAATACACGTTACTAGCAATGTTTAATACCCCAGAACCACCACCACCGCCAGAAGAATGCCCAACATCCGTTGAACCAGATGAAGCACCACCTGCACCACCGCCACCTAAACCAATCAATACATAATTTCCAGATGCAGCAGGTTGGAAAGTTTTATCTCCAGCAACGTTAAAATGTGTTTCACCGACACCACCTAACTGTGCAGGTTTACTAATAGATAATGAAACTGATAAATCATGTGTTAAACCACCTTCGGTTAATCTTATGGTAATAACTTTACTTCCTTCAATAACATTATCTAATGTCATGGTTAGTGATTCTTGACTTGCAATACCTGTTGTTTTTGAAAATGTCATACCTACAGGTACATTTAAGATACTAAATGAATTAGTAGCATTAATTGCAGGTCCACCATTCCCATAAAAAATTTGGAATGTTGTTGTACTACCATTTTGAATATTACTACCAACATTTAGCGTATGACGCATAAATCCAATAACATTATCTACTACAGCAGATATTGTTTTAGTAACTGTGGATGATACATTTCCAGCAGTGTCAGTTGCGTATGCAGAGTATGTATAATTACCCGATGAAGCAAAAGTTGTAATAAACGATGCAGCATTACCACTTGCTGGGTAAACCGTGGTTACATTTGATGAATTAGTAACAGTAAATGACGCGATATTTCCACCATTACTTGAACCATCTAAAGTCGTTGAAAATTGCGAACCCACAGGTACCTGTGGTAATAAATTAAAATTTACGGAAATTGCCACTTTACGACGTGGCGAATTTTGTTGGAGAAACATAATTACCTCCTCTTACATAGTTCCAGTGATTACACACGCAAAATCAGCAAGTGTTGAATCAACTGTTACTGGTGAAACAATCGCAATAATATCACCGGCAACAAGTGTAATTTCTGGTGTAGAAATTGTTCCCGTTGTAGAACCAGAAGAAAATGTTACTGTTCCAACAACAGAACCATTTTTAGTAACCTTGAAAACTGTCGATAAGGTTGCTGAAATTCCAGATTTCATGTAACTACCATTCATATTAGCAGGGATAGTAACGTTGCGTGGAACAATCACTTTTACTAAAGTTTCACCAGATAATGGTTTACCGTTAACAAATTGTGCAATGTCAAATGGTAATGATGTTGGTGCACCACCACCAGTTCCAGAGGTAGATGCAACACCAATTTTTTCCCAAGCCCCTTTTGCATTCTTTTTATATTGTACACCATCATCTTTTTCAACAGTAGTATTAGTTGGTGCGTTTACAACATCACTAGCAACGGAAACAACATTATTATTTTTACTTGCATCACCAACATAGCTAGTGAACTTAAATTTACTTAAAACACCCATATCAATATACTCCTATTAAATACCAAACCAAGTTAAAACATTACTATCATTAGTAGCCATATACAGTAAACCTGTGTCGGTATCTTTCCATATTGAGCCATCGGTTGCAGACACTGGTGCATTTGCTTGTTGATAATATCTTATATAACCTGAACTAGAAACACCATCAAATAGAGTAGCATCAGCAGCTTTTTCAGTTTTACCCAATTTACCACTCACAGCGGCATCATTTGATAAAACATAACCAGCAAATGCATTATCATTAGTAGTATCAACTGAGTTAATCAAAGTAACGATTTCAGCAAATGAATCTTTATCAGCAGATGATGCAGATAAAATAGCATCAATTCTGGCTTTTTCTGTATTAACTGCGACTTTATACGCAGCATCTAAAGCAGAAATGGTATTTGTTAGAGTGGTATCAGCAGATTGTCTCGCAGATGTTTCCGCAGCTAAATTATTTGTTAGAGTGGTATCAGCAGATTGTCTCGCAGATGTTTCCGCAGCTAAATTATTTGTTAGAGTGGTATCAGCAGATTGTCTCGCAGATGTTTCCGCAGCTAAATTGTTGGACAATGTGGTATTTCCCGCCTGTCTAGCAGATGCTTCAGTCGCAACTGAAGCAGCAATAACACTACCCATTTTTTTAAAAATTGAATCGACCATTTTTTATTCTCCCATTTATAAACATAGTTTTACTAAACGTAAGTTATATAAACCTAAAATATTATATAACTTATGATATTTATATCTCTGAGAGATTTACATCTTTGGTGGTTGAAATCACAGTGAATATTTTTCACAATATTCACTGTGACAAAATTATTTTAACTGAGTATTATTGAATTAAACTGTCACACAGTTTACATTTCCAGCAATCAAAGTTACAATTTCTAATAGTTTTTAACCACTCCTGCCATTTTTCATCAGAAACATTATACTTACTTTTCAATATTTGGAATTCATCTACTAAATGAGTATTCGTATCAAAATGGGATACTATTGCTAAACTATTTTCAAAAACTTTTCTGTTTTCTCTACCATGCATTTTAAATACATCAACTATTTCCAAACCTTGTAAAAATTCTTGATCATATACAATATTAGCTCTTTTAAAACCATAACTTTTATCTTCTCTTTCCCATTTAATACAAGAGATAGAATTCATTTCGGATTTAAAAAACACTTTATTTTGTGTAGTTGGATTATTATTTACATTGTACAAATAATGTTCCTCTTGAATGGGACAGTTACCAACACAACTTTCATTATATAAAATTGATAATCTCAATTTTTTACCTAGTTTTTGTTGTGCTGCATTTCGTGCTTCATCAATTAATTTCAGTTTTTCCTGACTTCTCATCAAATTCCTATCAAGATTAACATAATCAAAACCATTAATAAATGAATCATAAACCTGTCTTGGTTCTGTTAATGCCCACAAAACCGTATTTTTTAAATATAAATCAGGAAATTCTCTCTGAATATCTCCAAACATCAACCAACTTGTAAATGGTAAAGTTGCACTTCTAACACCAGATTCATACAACGATTTAAAATTCGCAATCCATATTTTCAAATTTTGATAATTTGGTGAAATAAACTTATTATTAAAAGTTGCGGAAATAGGTACACCTGTTTTATACTGAACATACAACGCAGTATCAATCGAAGCCGCGGAATCCTCATTATAAAAAATAGTACCCATTGCATCTTGATTAAATGGTGGTATTCTACTAGTAAAATAAATATCAAATATTGATTCCCGGTTTTCAATCAAAAATGGAATAATATCATTATCTAAATATTCAGGGGCAATATCTGGGTATAATGGAATGGTAAACTGTTTTTTCATAAAAGTTTACTCAGCATCATCTTCATCGGATTTAATTAATAATGTGTCCAACATTAATTTTTGTGATTCTGGTTTCATACCAGAAACAGTATGTTCCTCAATTGCGGCAATATAAAGATTTGAACTAACTGCATGACTAACAGCATTTTGAACAATTAGATTTTGGTGTTCTTGTGGCATACTCATGATAGCATCTAAAACACCTTTACCAATTCTACCAGTTGTCATAATATCAACTTGTGCCTCCTTAATAAATTTGTTAATCCAATATTCTTCTTCACCATTACCATCGAGCATTAATTCTTCCATGTTTCCACATTTTTCTTTAAGAACTGCGTATTCTTTTTCCAAAACATTAATTTCATATTCCATATTCATTACATTTTTTCTTAATGCTGATAAATCAATTTCTCTACGAGAAATTTTAAGTTCCTGTATTTCACGGTCGATCCCATTACACACTGAAATGTTTTGTTGAAGAAGTTTAATTTCCAACTCCTCAATTTTGATGTCCGTTTGATATAGTTTATGATTTTTATAGCGAGTTTCTAATTCTAATAATATTTGTCTTAGAATTCTATGGGGGGTTAATTTCTCACCAACAACAAAATGGTCAATTTGATATTGACTCATACTGGTGTGGTGTTTTGTGATTAAATCTTCAATTTCTGTTTTGTAAGTAGGTTCTACCATAATATTTCTCCTCAAGGATGTTTAAAATTATAGAACCTATTTTACATTACTTTATTCCAAAATTAGAATGTTTCAACAGAAATTTTCAATTCATTTAATGCAGCATCAGTTGCAGCTGTTTGAATTTGTGTTTCTAAAGCTTGTTTAGAACCAATAAGTTCAGAAACTAAACCTTGATATATAGTTGCTTTTTCAACAACTTTTTGTGCTAATTCATCAACAGTGATACCTCTACCAACTGCAATACCTGATAATAAAGGTGTTGCTGCAGTTGAATCTGCTAAAAATGCTTTTGCTTCAGCTAACTGTGAATCCCATGTAGATTTTTCAATAGATGAAAATTGATTAAAATACGATGATAATTTTTTGTCTAAATTTCTATTAAGTGCAAGTACTAAAATGAATTTTTTAGAGTTTACTTGACTAACTTTTTGTGCATCAGTTAAAGAAACTAATATTTTTTCTTTTCCTTCATTTACTGCACCAAATGCACTGAATTTTGACACTTCACCATCAACAACATGAAAATGTTGTAAACCACTTGCAATTTCTTCCGTAACTTCAACCATGTTGAATCCATCAACGATTACAGGTGTATAACCAACAAACCACGAATCCAAACCAATCATGACTGTAGATGGGACAAATTGTTTAATAGCCGAATTTGGTGTTTCACCAATACTATTTGGTGTGTACAATACAATTTTTTTACCAGAGATCAAATCTCCTAAATTTACGTCCGCTTCAATTGACATATAAACTCCTAATTATTTAATATTATTAACTTTAATTTGAAGTTGATTTAACGCATCATTTAGTGATGAAATACGTGAATCAACTTCAGTTTTCGTATAGTAACGAGTTGCGTGTGAATGGTTATTATCAGTAATACTGATTTGTGGAGTATCTTTAACAAAGTTCCAATCTACTTTTCCCGCAGCATCTACTACGTTATTACCATTGATTTCAAATGTTTTTACTTGCATTTCAATCTCCTTTATTAAGCTTCAATACCAGAACCGCCAGTTAAATCAACACTACATGATCCTGCCGCAGCAACAACTTCTGTAGCCCACGTAATTTTCTGGACATTAGTTTGACTTGAACCAGAAATACTATAGCCGTCAAATTCACAAGCTAACATATTAGCATTAGAAAAATTAATAGTAAATAACGGCAATTGAATAACACTATCAGAAACATAAGAATGTTTAATATTTGAATCTGTGTTTGCAATCCAATAACCATACGTACCATTTCTATTTAATCCAGCAGGTGTTCCAGTTACCGCAAATGAAATTGTTGCTGCAGATGTACTTGTACTATAAGTATATTTATATGATGTATTTGTACCTGTTGCCTTAGTTAATCCATAAGTGTAACTTGATAACATCGGTCTTCCTGCAGATGTTGATGTTGCAGATGTTCTTGTTTCCCATATATCAGTGGTAGTATCAATAGTAGCCCAAGATCCTGAACCATTAGTGATATAACCTCTCGATTGTACAGCATGGTCAACTAAAGAACCACCCATACCAATAGGACAACTGTTAGTATTTGCAGCAGACTGTGTTGAATGTGTAAATTTTGTTACCGTTTGGTTTGTATTGGTCATGTATCCACGGATTTTAGAGGATATACTCGGACTATTATTTGGTGAATGTGATAATAAACCACCTAAATTCGATGTCGTTTGTGTAGTTTTATCATACTTACAAACACTAGAACCATTTGATGCTCCACCACCAATATAAGCAGTAGTTTTAATACCAACCGCTTCAATTTGTACTCTAATACTTTCCAATGTACTGTTTACAGTGTTAAACATACTATCGGTTTGTGTTGATAAATAGTGTACTGCATTGTGATCGTGACCAGAAGCAGATACAATAGTAGCAGGAGTATTTTTGAATTTTGCCCATGCAACCTTTCCATCGGTTTCAATAACTTGAATACCCGCAACTGTTAAACTTTTAAGTGCTGTTGTCATAATATCCTCCTATGCCTCAGCCGTTCCAGCAGATGACTGTTCATATGCCAAATCACCACCAATTACCAAAGAAGCAACTTCCGTTGTCCATATCATTTTTTGTACTTTACCATGTTGAGTATTATCCGCACCACCACTGTATCCACCCATCAAATAAGCAGCTGTATCGCCACCAACTGCATTACTTTCAGAAAAGTTAATTGAAAATACCGATATTGTTGTTGATGTATCGGTAATCATATTAATGCGATGATTTGCATTAGTAAAACCAACCCAATAACCAACATCTTTATTTCTAGAAACCCCAACCATTTGCCAACCAGAACCACCTGTACTTGCGGCTGCAGAAGATGTACCAGTAGCATAGATATATTTATAAAAACCCGAACTACCCGTTCCACCAGCATAACCAAAGGTTGCACTTGATAACATCTGTCTACCATCGGTATAAGCCGAGGCACTTGCCAAACCTGAATAAGTTTTAGTTACTGGATTTAATAATGTCCATTGGTTACTATTATTTGTTAAAAATATCTTCGTTTGTTGATATAAATCATAAAGTGTACCATTGATAGTATATGGTGCATTTCCAGCAACAGTTGAACATGTTTCAGTCGCATAAGTGATACTATCACTTTTTGATCTATCAGTCATGTCATGGAAAAATCCAACTTTTTCAGATGAACTACCAGGTGAGTAATAACAAGTAACACTAGAGATTTGACCCATATCAGAACCAGTTTCGGTTGTTGCGTTAAATCTTTGAACTCTAAGTGTTTTAATCCCTGTTGAACCTTTATAACCACCATTTAAATAACCCTTTGTTTTTAACGGTCTTGATGTTAAAGATTTTGTTATTTCTTGCACAGTATTCATTGTTGTAGTAAATCTATCTTCGATAGATGCCTTTGATGAATAAAGTGAATCATGGTTGTGGTTTGAAGTATCAACAACTGAAGCTGGCACGTTTTTAATTGCGTTATAACTTATCTTACCACTAGAATCAATGATAACTGAACCGTTATAACTTATTTGTTTAAACTTAGCCATAAGTTGACCTCCATTATTTAATTTGTTGTTTCAACTCATCGATTTGAGCTTGTTGACTTTTAACTACTTCAACTAACAATGCAGTTAATCTACCATAATTCATACCTTCAACTTCACCTTCAGAGGTTTTATCAACAATTTCAGGTAATACTTTTTCAACTTCTTCAGCAATAAAACCAATATCTTTTTTACCACTTACTTTCCAATCATAAGAAACACCTTGTAACTGTGAAATCGTTTCAAAAGCATTCTGTAATGGCACAACATTCTCTTTAAATCTAATTGATGACGTTTCAACGAAATCAGTCACAGTTAAAGTTCCATTGACTGTGACGTTACCAGTAATAGTCCCACCAGTAACTTTAAGGTACGTACTACCCAAATCAACTACCGCTGGTGGAATTTTTTCCCAACTACCTTTAGTATTCTTTTTAAATTGTGTACCATCGTCTTTTTCAAAAATTGAATTTGTTGGTGCTGATGTTACAAGTGCTGGATTTGAAATAGTAGTATTATCTTTACTACTATCACCCACATATGTTTTGAATTTGAATTTACTTAAATAACCCATTTTTTATCTCCTTTAAATTGTATTCAATCAGATTACATACCTAACCATGTTAAAACACCTGCATCATTTGCAGCCATATATAACACGCCAGTATCAGTGTCTTTCCAAATTGAACCATCAACAGCAGTTGCTGGAGCATTTGCTTGTTGGAAGAATCTGATATAACCAGTTGAATCGACACCAGCTAATTTTTGTGAATCTGCAGCTGTAGCAGTAGTAGATAACTTACCATCAATGCTGGTCTGTAATGTTGAAACTGCATTTGTTCTTGCAGTTATTTCACTAGTGATTGACGCTGATAATGTTGCGTCAGCAGATTTATAAGCTGAATCTAATGCAGAAATAGTATTTGTTAACGTTGTAATTGCAGCTTGTCTCGCAGATGTTTCAGATGCGATTGCTGTTTGTCTAGCAGCTACTTCAGCAGAAACCGCAGATTGTCTAGCATTTGTTTCGGAAGTAAGTGACGTTTGTAACGCAGTATCCGCGTTTTGTCTAGTAGTAGCTTCCGTTTGAACTGCAGTGGCAATAACACTACCCATTTTTTTAAAAATTGAATCAGGCATTTTTTATCTCCTTTTTTGATAATTTTTCTAAAGAAAAGGTGGTAATTTTTTAAAATTTACCACCTTCGCCAATGAATTTTATGCTATGCCCATACCAGCATTAAATTCATTCAATTCATTGTTGGTTAATACTATATAAATTCCACCAAAGAATCCACCAAGATTATTTTCATAACCAGTTACTACTCTGTTAGTAAATCCATCAAGGAATTCACCCATTTCTTGATCAAATCCATCATTCTCGTTGAAAAAGTTGTTGATTCTTTCCGCAACTAAAGGACTTTGTGCAACTACTTGTTTAGCAAATGTTACATCAGGATTATATCCAGTAACAACTTTTGGAAAATATGTCAATTTTTGAACTAATGGTAATGTTTCTTTATCAGCGTTTTGATCGTTGAATGGTAAAACCGTAACTTGTGTATGTTGACCAGAATTAGTTGCATCCTGTGCGATAACAATCACAGGTAAATTATTAGCAGCTTCCGCTTTTGCTAATGCTGGACCTTTGATCATTTCAATCGTTTTAAAATGAAATACTTCTAGTGGTTGAATACTTAAATCTATCATATCAATTCTCCTATCATGTGTTTAATATGTTACTCTTTTATTTATATCTTCAGCCATATTATTTGAAAATCACAATGGCATAGAAATCAAATTTATCTTACTTTGATCACAGTTATTTATCACTACTGTAGAAAGACATCGAAATTTAGGTTGGGAGTGGTAGGTAATTCACATTTTTTATGAAAATAATTGAACTTGTCAACATTTAGTTTACAATCATTAAAACCGGTAATGATGATTTGTGGTCTCTCGAACAGAAGAATATAATTAATCTTTTAGTGATTAAAACTCAGGAATATTGGTCATTTAAGGACATAAGAACAAAACACCCTTTAATATTAACTAAAGGGTGTTTTGACATATTAACAAGATGAAAATATGTATATTTTCTATGCGGGTAAATCAGTTCTATTAATAATCCAATAATAGAAATCAGCATATGGGTTGGTTCTTATAGACAACATAATTCTTGAATTTGGTAACAAATTCAATTTCATATAGCTGCCACCACCAAATCCAACCATTTTTGACCATGATTTAGTCCAGGCATAAGTTGATGTATTAATAGACCATTTGGAAATAGTTAAAAAGGATGCAGATGGATGCACAATCAACCAACTATTCGCACCATCGGGAACAATACATGCACCACCAAAATTAGGGTCAGACCCAAAACCTACAGATGTTCCCGCAGTTGAGGTAACATCTGAATATGAGGTATATGAATTATAAAGATATGTTTTTGCACCATGATATACTAATACTGCCCCTGTACTCAACGCAACACCCCAAAACTGGGATGATGATAAGGGGTTATCCCAACCACCAGCACCAGCATTCACATCATTATATGAGGTGGAGCTACCGGAAAATACTCTTGCGTAACATTGTGATCCACTTTGATACCAATGTGTTACACCAGAAATAGCAGTATTTGCAGTTGTACTGTTTGCTTGTAACAAGAATTGCATTACTGGAGATGTAGATGTTGTTGCCCCTGGGTTATATACCGAAACAGATGGTGATTCTGGATTTCTAAAATCCAAACCATGAATTCTAGTTCTAGAATCGGATGCACTATAACCAGTATTTGCACCTAACCAACCTGAACCATCAGAATCCGGCAATCCAAAATATTGTCCATTATGATCGTGAATACCTTGTGAATTGTCAGTACCAGATTGATAAATATGTCTAGCAGTGTTATTGGCATTTAAAATAGCAGTTGCGTAACCCATAACGTGCGAACCATTACCTGGCCATGGAATGTTACCACTGTAATGAAACGAACCGGATTTATTATCAGATACCATCGAACAAGTAGAAAAATCGTATGGTGATGAGTTATTAGTCCACAATTTTGTTGCGGTACCAACAGTAACCGTATTATCTGCATTTACTTGAAATGGTAAAATAGTTGAACAACAACCACCTATAGCGATTGGTCTGTATCCACCTTGCATCAACCCAAACTGTGCTACACCCGCAGATACACCATCAGTTCTTTGTACTAACCAACCATAACTTTGAGTATTTGTATTGTTCCAGTTAATATCTGGAAAATACTGTGATAATGAAATTGAACCTGTAGCGGCAAAAGTTATTCCCGTCGAACTACTACTTGAACCACCAGAAATAGTAATATCCCCTGAACCAACCAGTGAATTACCATTTATAGTTTTTAGTCCAGTAGTAGATAATTTTGCATCTAACGCAGATTGTAACCCAGTAACAGTGGAAATAGAGTGATTATGTGAATCATCAACAACAGTAGTAGTTATTGAAACATTACCAGTACCATCAAATGAAACTGACCCAGTAACATCACTAGTCAAAGAAATAGTTCTTGCAGTTGCTAATTTAGTTGCTGCTGTTGCAGTTGCAGTTAGACCTAATTTACCATCAATGTTTGTTTGTAATGTATTCACCGCAGTAGTTCTAGCTGTAACTTCATTAGCCAATGCAGTATTGTTTGATGTAACATATGATGCGAATGCGTTATCATTAGTAGTATCAACTGAGTTAATCAAAGTAACAATTTCAGCAAATGAATCTTTATCAGCAGATGATGCTGATAAAATAGCATCAATTCTAGCTTTTTCGGTATTGATAGCATTTGTTAAAGTTGTATCAGCAGATTGTCTAGAATTTGTTTCAGATGTAAGTGCAGTCTGTAAAGTCGTATCTGCATTTTGTCTAGCGGTAGCTTCATTTGCAACCGCTGTTGCAACTACACTACCCATTTTTTTAAAAATTGAATCAACCATTTTTATTCTCCATATTATTATAAAATTTTAAACACCTAATTGAGCAACTACTGCGTCAAACTCTTCAACAGTTGCGGTCGATCTTATTTGTAATTCTGTGGCGTTTCCATCAACTCTTAATTGTTCAACTTGTTCAAACAATGTATTCAACTCATGTAATTTATCAGTTTCATCTGTACTGATTGTACCATTAACTAATTTCAATGTAAGTTGAACAGCTTTTGCGGTAAGATTCCGTTGCTTTACTTCATCACCAACTAATGAAATAATAGTAGCGGCTGTTTCTGCGTCAATTTCGTGACATTTTGCATCTTTAAGTAAATTCAAATCTGTGAAATCTACGGTGTCTAATAACAAAACATTTGAGTTTGTCAATAACGAAAATTTTATTCTTGCATCAGTGGGCATAATTCCCACAATCAAACTTTGTAATGAAACTTGTAATAACACTTTTGTCGTTTCATCAGATTCCTGTTCGATATATTTTCTTAGTAAAGTAATGTATTTTTCCATTTTAGTTTCCTTGCATAAAAATAATATTGAAATGTATATTTTTTCTACTATACACCCTACCTATATTTATCATGTGCACGATAAATTACCACCCTTTAAAAAAGTATTGTAAAATAATTTTTGCGGATGATAACTTAAAAATTGGATCTACAGCATGGATAATTGGACAAAAAATACAATCTTAAAAAAAATCCATAATGGTGAAGTAAAACAATCAACTGTTATTTGGAAAAAATTATCTACGAACGACTTAACCGAAATTGAAAATTCTCCAGGTATTAAAAAAGTAGAAAAACTATACAACTGGTTGTATGATAACCCATCGGTGAATTGTAAACAATGTTATTCTAGCAAAGTATCATTTAGAAATTTCACCAAAGGATATGCAACTTTTTGCTCACCACAATGTTCAGGCGATTGGTACAGAACCAATGAAACAAATGAACAAAAAAAAGTAAAAGGTAATAAGATTTCTAAAACATTGAATTCCAAATCTGTGAATGAATGGAAATTAACGATAAGTAAAAGAAAACAAGAAAAATTTAAAAAATATGGTGATGAAAATTTTAACAATAGAGTTAAACACTGTAATACGATGCTATCAAGATACAATGTCAAGTATCCATTACAAATACAAGAAATCAATACCAAATTTAAAAATACCATAGCGACAAAGGATTGGTCACAATCCATCAAATTGCGTAAACAAACCCTACTAAAAAACACAGGATTTGAACATCAATTAAAAAACCCAGTGGTGAAAGAAAAAATTAAAATTTCAAATTTCAAAAAATTTGGAGTTGAAAACCCAAGTCAATGTCCGGTGGTAGCAAAAAACAAACTAAAATCCTCCTATTTAAAAAAGGAATATATTTTTCCCAGTGGTCGAAAAGAATTAGTTCAAGGTTATGAACATTTTGAAATTACCAGATTATTGAAAATTTACCACGAAGATGATATTGTAATCAATCAATTGGAAATGCCAGAAATTTGGTATTTTAAAGATGGTAAAAAACATAGGTACTTTCCAGATATTTTCATACCAAAAGAAAACAAAATTATTGAGGTAAAAAGTGATTATACTTTAAAATTACATTTAGAAGCAAATTTACTCAAAAAATTAAGATGTCTCGAATTGGGGTTTAATTTTGAATTTAGGATATATGATGCTAATATGAATTTGTTAGATGAGGAGGAATTTTTCAATTAATTCTTCCTCATCCTAATCCATTACAAATTTAGAAATGTAAGTGTTTTTTTCTTAGTAATTTATGAATTTCAGGTTTGAGATTATTAGTTTCAACAATCTCTATTTGTTGATTTTCAACATTAAAGATGGGATGTTTATGATTTTCGGAAAATGATAAACCACTACCATCTACAGAAATAACCCACTCTTCTTTCTCAATGGTATCGTTAACAATCACAGATTTTAACTCACCCGTATGTGTTAGAACTCGTTCACCAATAATCACATCACTAATTTTTTTATTTCCAAATTCAGTATGGATAAGAGTATCTGACTTTACACAATCCCCTTCAGAAAAAGCAATACTACAAATTGACCTATCTTTAGAATAACAATCAATTAACTTATGAAGTTTTCCTCGTTTCCCTTTCTGATTTTTTTTCACCTTAGCCATATCAGAAATACGTTGTCTAAATTCGGCTCTTGATAAAACTTCGTCAACCCAATCTTTGTTTTGAGAAATAAATTTACCAATATTATCTATCACCATTTTGTCAATATGTTTTTTGATCTCTGGGGAAATCAAACGTGTTTTTGATTGATTGTCATATCGAGGATTTTTCATTTTTACATCGGCAATAACCAACATATTATGTCTAACATCATGTTTATTAAGTTCAATCTTTCTTTTCTTACATTCAGATTTAAGTTTTTCAGTTACAGATGAAAAGAAAGTATTGAAAAACATAAATGCTGCTGTCCCACCTTCAAATAACAAAGAGGAATTAACATAAACAAATACTTTTTCATCAATACCCTGATACTTATCCAAAATTAAATAATATTTTGCTGTGAATTCTGGATCAACATATTTAAATTCAAAAAATCTATCAGAAACATTTTTGATGTATTCACCCATACCACCTTTGAAACAAAAATCTTCCTCAATATGTTCTTCCTCACCATCTGCATCCAACTGTTTTCGAGAATAACTCATTTCAATTTCTGGATTATTAAGAGCAATTTCAAAAACTCGATTTTCGATTAATTCTGGATCAATTTCAGTAGTAGCAAATTGAGTTAAAGTAGTATCAAATTTAAATTCAGTACCAGTACCAGTATCTTTACCTTTATAAATGTTTATTGATGGGGGATCAATTGAATTTGTACCATCCCTATACATCTGTTCATAAAACTTACCATCTCGTTTAATCGAAACTTGAAATTCTTCGGATAACATAGCAACAACCGAACTACCAACACCATTAGTTCCAATAACACCACTATCTTTTGAGGAATCATCGAAATTTCTTCCAGAACGCAATTCTGTGAATACTGTTTCGGGAGTATATCTTCCTGTTTGTGGATGTACGTCAATAGGTACACCACGACCATTATCAACAACTTTAAATCTATTATCGACAACATTATGAAACACCGATATTTTCTTATCTTTCTTTTTTAATTGTGTTAATTCATCAATAGAATTGTCAACAATTTCATTAAATGATTTATATAATGCTGGAATAAAATCTTTTTGTTTTATAAAAATATCATTTTTTTCAAAAATTGGCATTTCATAAGATGTCATTTCGGTTGAACCAACATATATTTGTGATCTCAAACGACAATGATCTCTATCGGATAATACCTGAATATCGCTTGATGAATAACTCTTATCGGTCATATAAATTTCTCCAATTTGTAAATATTTTTTATATTATATTATATTATACACTATTTTGATGAAAAAATGACAAATTTTACGAAGGTATTTGTTTGAATTTTGATTAAAAATAATATCATTAAATTATACTATTTTAGTCAACCATCCTTAATGAGTTTGAGTGAGTGTAACACGAGTGAACAAACTATTGAAAATATTATTAGAATTCTGTACCAAACGGTGGTAATACAATGGGGGCAACCTTGAATTTATCCCACCCTAGATGATCGGGATGTAAAAAAACTATAGAAGTAACTATGGTCATGCGAAATATTTCACCCAAATCATCAAATTTTTTACTATAAGTATTCAATAAATACCCAAGAGTATTCAACAATCTTTGATATTCTTTTTCATCAGGTTGATAAATATCAACTAATTGTTCCACCAACCAACTATATTCAAACACATATTCGGTTTCAACACATAGCCAGTTTCCACGCAATTTTTTTGTTATGTCGTTAATACCTTCATTAGTAATAAACAACCCATCTTTTTGCCATATGGTATCAGTAACATCAAAATAATTTGAATCCATCACACATTCAATTAAACTATCCAACAATTCAAAATATTTTTCATTATCAGTATTCGATCTAACCTCACATAATACTTGACCAATAATTGTATCCATGTAAAACTCCATAATTTATTTTTTCCCTGATTATGTTAAAAACCATTAATTCATTATAATTATAATACCAAAATGTTGAAATAGGTGTATTCAATATTTATTTATCCGTGTGCCAAGTTAATAACAAAAAAAATGCAATAAAAAAGTGGGTCTACCAAGATATTTCTTCTTAATAGCACCCACCAATTTTTAAAATCTATGCTTTCCTAGTAACATTATAGAAAATATGCCCACCAATCATGACAGTTATTCGCATTCTCCTACACCATTTAGGTTTAACATGTCTTTCATGATAGAATTCTGCACCACCGGTAACATCATCTAATTCACCTAGTAATGCCAATAATGCAATTTCTTTTGATTCCGCATATGATAATCCCCTATGAGGTATATTACTGCGTTTATCACACGTCCAACTAAAAGCACAACTTCTATTGTTGCGAGAATAAACCACCCCACATACTGATTTACCATATTTGCCACTACTAACTCTTTTCAAAGTTACATTGGCAATCGCAATCTTCCCTTTCCTAGATTCCCCACCAGCTTCAAAATAAATATTATCCGCTAAACAGGATAAATCATTAGAACTTTTCACCCCCGAGTTTCTAGAGTTGTTTTTCGATATTTTATTTTCACTTACCAATTTAGGATTTATAGATGTTGAAAATGCCGTCTTTGCTTCATGTTTAACCGGTTTTTTAGTATTTGAACTAACAACTTTTGAATTTTCTTTAACATCTTTTATTGATGCCTCAGATACATTAACATGAAACATAAACGCTATCGCCCATAAAATGCAATGCGTATTTTTCATTTTTTTCCCTCAATAATCTTTATAACGATAAATCATTATAACGTTTCTATTTGTAACTCTAATCTCTCCAATTATGAAAACCACATATACATTCTTTATGATTCCCTCAACAATTCCATTTCAATGAAACTGTATATATCCGAGGATTATTAGCGTTCCACATTCAGTTGTTTTTTGTTATATTACTAAATGAAGAAACTTTTAACTAAACTACTATTCCTCTTTACCCTTGAGAATCGTTTTAAGTTTTAACCACCAATAATTCCACTACATACAACATTATTATACCATAAAAACTGATATTTTTACTAACAATGTTCCTCATGATGTAGTCAAATTAGAAAAAAGTTACACTAATGTAGTTTTATTTTACAAAAAAAATATAAAATAATACAACCTACTATTTATATATGTCAAAAAATATTTTTATAGTACAGTTTTGAAATAGTGGTATAAATAAAAGAATAAAACATCACAAATAAAGAGGAAAAAATGTTATGAAATTGATGACTATTTTAAAAGAAGTTAGAGAATTAGAAAATGTGCATATGCTATTGGAAGCAGAAAGAAAAGAGATCAATACCATTTACAATGAATCCACAGATGATTCCTTATTCCCAGGTTTTGACATAAATCAATCATACTCTAAAGAAAAAGCAAAAAGTATTATAGTTAAGGCACAGAACAATAAAAAAGTTGCTGCGGTCAGAGATGATATTATCGCTGCAATCATTGATAATAACCCACAAATAAATGATATTAAAACTTTATTGAAATCAAAAACTAAAAACCAAATTACAGTTGACTATTTAACATTATTAGCAGCGGCTCATGGTGGTGAAGATAAACTACTTGCGGCATCTGGTGATGAAAAAAGTTTCTTTCAAAAAATCTATGATTTACTTCCAAAAAAATCTGAAACCACAGATACTAAAAATTCAGATTGATAGTAAACCATTTTCAACATTATTTCAGACGTTAAAAAAAGGAGATTTTAAAATCTCCTTTTTTTCAAAATGAAAAAATTAAAAATTAAACATTTTCATTAATTTGTTCTTTCTTTGATTTGACATCTAATTTCTTTGCATCTAAATCCTCTTGAGATGTATATTTGAGAGAAATTTCACCATCTTTTGAAACATCAACCTTAACTCTACCACCTTTAGACAATATACCCAACACAATTTCCTTAGCTATAGGTTTTTTAACAAGGTCTTGTATAACTCGCTTCATAGGTCTAGCACCTAATTCTTTATCAAACCCTCTTTCAGCCATAAGTTCTTTTGCAGCTTTAGTAACTGTAAGTTGAACATTTTTGGTTTTAAGTTGATCTCGCACCTCATTAAGAATTTTTTCAGCAACTTTAAAAATTTGTTCGTTTCCAAGCACATTGAAACTAATAATACCATCCAATCGATTTCTGAATTCTGGTGAAAATATTTTTTCAATTTCTACTTTTGATTTTGATTTTGCCGCATCCTCATTACCAAAACCAACAGTTTTACCAATCTTTGTTCCGGCATTAGTAGTGAAAATAATAAACACATTTCGGAAATCAGCTTTCGTTCCATCGGATGATGTTAATTCTGCTTCTTCTAAGATTTGAAGAAACGTATTTTGAATTTTAGAATGGGATTTCTCAAATTCATCGAGCAACAAAATACAATGTGGATGTTTTTTAATATCGTTGATTAATCGACCACCTTCTTCATAACCAACATAACCTTGTGATGAACCAGTTAACTTAGATACACTGGCTTCTTCCATATACTCACTACAATCGATACGCATTAATTTAAGATTTCCGAGTTGTAGTGAAAGTTGTCTTGCCAATTCAGTTTTACCCGTACCTGAATTACCCGCTAACAAAAAAGCACCCAACGGTTTATTAGGTTCATTTAAACCTGCTCTCCCCATCATAATCTTATCTACAATTTCATCTACAGCGTGATCTTGCCCATACAATTTTGTTTTGATATTTTCTGATAAATTTGCCAATCCTAATTTATCATCACCTTCTTCAATTACTACTGGAACTCTAGCTTTTTTAGAAATTAAATCGGTAATATCCTTTTCTTTAATCGCAATTCTATTATCTGTATTATTTTTAAGTTTGATAATTGAACCAACCTCATCAACAATATCAATTGCTTTATCTGGGAAATGAAGATCAACTAAATGTTTTCCACTTAAAGACACAATCTGTTTTAAAATTTTATCAGTATATGAAACATTATGGTATTCTTCAAATGTTTGCTTCAAACCTTTAAGAATTGCAAACGTAGTTTCTTCATCGGGTTCAGTAATATCAATTTTTTGAAATCTTCGCAACATTGGTTTATTTTTATCAACCGTACTTTTTGCCTCTTCATACGTAGTTGCACCTGCAATTCTAATTTTACCATTCAACATAGCAGGTTTTAAAATATTTGTTGCATCTAACTGATTAGAACTATTTGCACCTAAACCGAACATAGTGTGAAATTCATCAATAAATGCTATACAATTTTCTTTGCTTTCCAACTCTTTGAGAATATCTTGTAAACGTTTTTCAAAATCACCACGAAATTTAGCACCAGCAATCATCGCAGTTACATCAATAGAAAATACTTGCCACCCTGAAATTTGTTTTGGTACAGAACCACCAACAATATCAAGGGCTAATTTTTCAGCACACGCAGACTTACCCACTCCAGCCTCACCAACTAACAAAGGATTATTCTTCTTTTTTCGACATAAAATTTGTATCATTCGTTCAGTTTCTTCATCTCGTCCAATAACAGGATCTAATTTACCATCACGGGCTAATTCTGTTAAATTTGTGGAGTATAACTCTAACGCTGATTTTTTCTTTGTTTTTCTACCATTACCAGTATTTTCAGATTGTGGTGGGTATTCTTCATCAACGTGTTCTGGTTCACGAATTTCAGTAATATACTCTTTTAATACATAGGCATCAACACCATATTTACTCATTAAAAATACAGCCATTGTATCTTGTTCGGTAAACATTGCTATCAACAAATCTTCAACCTTTGAGATTTTACCAGATGATTGAGTATGGAATATGAGATGTTGTAAAATCTTTTTAAACATAATTGTTTGTTTTGGGTGTTTAGCATTTTCAATTTTCTCGATCTCATTAGTCAAAAATAAATCTACTTCACTGCGTAATTTTTTCCAATCAACATCCAAATCAATCATCAGATTTTGTACCTCTTTCGTACCCAACGAAACAAATAGAATATTTTCCAATAACAAATATTCCTGTTGTCTCTCAGAAGCATCAACCCATGCTTTGTTGATAATATCTTCTACTTCGGCACTTAATAATTTAATCATCTCTTTATTCCTTGTTTCAAAATTATAATTTTACACAATAGTTTTAAAGTTCACTGAATAGAATCATAGAAATTTAAATAACTGGGGTGTTAACCAAAACAAACCACATCTTTAATTAAAATATAACTATCGCAAACACAACAAAAACATATCCTACAAATATGATACTAAATTTTTTTATATTTTAAAAAACGAATGTGAAAAAAGGAATCAAATGATTCCTTTTTTTCATATTTTCAAATTTTCTTCATGATAGTTCTTAGTGGTTGTTTATTTGCTTTTGCGAATTCCGATGCAGCGTAAACTTTTGATTCGGCTATTTCCTTGGTATAGATACCACATAAACCCTCTCCACCAGAATGTACACTAGCAGTAATATCATTTGCTTCTAATTCTGATTTATTAAAAATCGTAATCAATGTCATTACTACAAATTGCCAGGTACTATAATCATCATTCAATATAAAAACCGCATATTTACTCGGTCTTTTAATCTTAGTTTTTTCTTCTACTTCAGGCAATGAAACACTCAAAATAAACTCCTCAAATAATAATTAAGATATAGAATATTATACTATATTTTTGACACTTATTTCACAATTTATTATTTTTGGTTTATGCCACCATAATAGGATATATTACTTTTTTCACCTAATAATTTGACATAATTCACATAATCTATGTATTCACATCCGATTAACGCAAATTGCTTCTTACCATTTTTATAAATTTGTTCCAATTGTGTTGCGTTTGATCCACCAGAAATATCACTGTCAGAAAATAAAATAATGTTAAAGTTTTTTTCAAACAGAGTTTTAAGGGTAACGGTAACTAATGATGACAATTCAGTTGCACCATCAAAGCGTTTAGTGAATAAAATATCAGTAGATTCCGTACATTTTACTTCCGATTTACCAGTTGCAATAAAATCATGTATATCATCAACAATACCATATTTTTTCTTCTGTACATCTACTTTATAAATGTGTACATCATTTGCGTATTTCAAAACATACATTGTACCATTTAACTTTGAAGCATTCACTTTTAACAGTTGCATAATATCATTTTGCATCTTACCTAAATACTCACCCATCGAACCAGATGTATCCAATACAAAGCATAAGCTAATTTTATCACTTTTATTATCACGCATACCAGGTTTTACAACACCGACACCAGTTTGAGCAATAGAAACCATCGATGATGTGGTTCTTCTCGATGGTTTGGAATAAGATTCATCTTTTACTACCCCACTTGGAATCATCTTTTTAATGAGTGTTTTCCAATCTAGTGATGGTTTATACTTCTTATTATCTAATCCATAAGACTGTCCATCGGCTGAATTTTTACCAGAACCAGTATTTTCACCACTCATCATTTTTGATAGATCACCTGGAGATGGTAAATTTTTATTTACATCACCAACAGTTGAACCAGAAGCATCATTTTGCCCATCACTCAAAATAGAATTATTTTTCTTTCTGACATTATCCATATCATTAATTTCAGCGGCTTTTTCTTCTCTTGCTCGTCTTTCATTATCGGCAATACCATCAAGGGCTTCAGCTTCTTTTCTTTTCTGTTCATCGGGATCAGTTCCTTGT